AATTCAGCATTACCTTCTTTTTCATATTTCTTACCCAACGCTTTAAATTCATTCCTTGCCTTATGGAAGTATCTTAACATCGCTTTCATCGCTCCGGTAATATCTGATTCAGGAAAAATATCGTGTGTGATTTGGATTGAAGGGTAAAGAGAACTAAAATCCAGTTTAACCAATCGTTTAGAATAACCAACACGAATAAGACGTGATAAACCACCAACGAAATCTCTCTTTTCCTCATTAACAGGAATTGCTAAGTCATTTTCATAAGACCAAGCCATCATCATCATTTTCCATAATGTAGCAGTTCCCATAGTAGAAACCCTTGAAAATGCCGCAGGAATTGTTTTAGAAATAAAGAATGAAGATTGTCCAAAGATATTATCAACATCTAATGTTTCTTGTAAGTCATCCATTAAGTATCTTTTAACGATATACTTACCATCAACTACTTCTTCATCACTTTCTAATATTTGATTTGAATAAACAGAGTATTTACCATTTTTTTGATTATAAACGTATTCATCATCATTCCATAAAGCACCTATTTGACCACCTTCAATATGAGTTCTATTAGGTTTAGCAACTTTATTTTCTTTAGCGATATATTTCAAACCAGCAGATTTAATATCTGAGTTAATCGCCATCGCTCTTCTAACTGAGTGGATAATATCTGTCACGTTAAACCCCCAAATAAGTGTTTGTTCATATTGTTCAACCTCATTTGCGAGTTTAAGCATTGATTGCTTACGAGATATATCAAAATTAGGGTGCATATCCTTACACATTTTTTTAATATCCAACCCCAATATTTTAGCCCTTTCAAATATAAAATACCAGTCAAAGTTATCGCTATTATAACCAGCAAGTAAAGATGGTTTTATTTTAGTAATAAGTTCAAAAAAACGGAAAATACCTGTTATTTCTGAAACATCATTATCACCCATTTCAATAAGTTCTTCAAACCCACGATTATCTTTTACCCCAATTAAAAATATTCTTGATAAGTTGGGGTCTAATCCGTGAGTCTCGATATCAAATACTACCTTATGTAAGTCATTATAATCATCAAATCCTTTAAATAATCTAATACCTGTCGATATAAGATATTGTTCAACTGGAGGTAATACTAACACTAAATCCCTGAATGATTTTGTACCTTCTTTTTGTTTTTCACCAGGTTTAAGCCTTTTAAATGGGTCTAAACCTCCATCACGAAAGAAGTTATTAAGTTCATTTAATCCCTTAGATGAATGAACTATAAATTTATAACCATCTTCAAGCCTAAGAACATTACCTGTTTGTAATTTTTTAAATGTAATTCCGTATTTTTTAATATTGGTTTTAAGAAGTTCTTTGTTTGGGTAGAAGTTTTCATCTTTAAGATCTTTAATCCAAGCAAATGCTTTAAGTTTATCTTTTCTTATAATTTTACCACCATCTGAGTTTTGAACTATTTTTGATATTTGCTGTAGTCCGTAGTCGTATTCAACGGCAATAACACCCTTCTCCGAGTTATGACCTTCTAAAAATTGTATGATTCTATCTTCTGAAATCTGATTTTTAGAAAAAGTCCCATTTTCGGTAATGACCTCAGAACCTTCTTGTAATTCTTCGGTAGATTTTTCTATTTTTTCCATATAATTAAATATAGGATTTTCTTTTGTAAAATGAAATATTTATACTTAAAATATGAAATTGATGGAAACATTTGAATCTTTAATCACTAACGAAAAATATAGTGAATTAAATAAGATTATTAAAGAAAAATATCCTAAATATTATTCACCTGAGTTGATGGAAGATTTGTTTAGTTGGATTGAAGGTGCTGATATAAAAGGTATAAAATTTGAGAGGTTAGTCAATGCCTCTGGTATTGCTCATTATGATAGGTTGATAATAAACAAAACTGTGTTATATAATAATTTCTGTTATTTCTTATATGTTTTATTACACGAAACAAGTCACTACTATCAGTTTAAGAAACACGGAATGGAGATTGAGATGGATGCGTTCAATAGTGATGATGTAATTGAAATAGCCGATAAAATATTGAATATTGAGATAATCGCCGATAGGTTAGCAATAAGAAAGTTTGGTATGTTTGTTAAAAAATACGATTTACAATGTGATTTACCTAAATCACATTATATTACAATAAAAAATAGTGAAAATAGTTATAAAAATTTTTTAAATTACATTCAACAAGTTATGAGAATGATTAAAGAAAAAAACATTAAATCAAACAAAGATTTAGTTGATGCTATATACAATATGATTAACAGTCAATACACCCATCTATCATAATTTTAACTTTTGTAAGGGCAGATTCTATCACTTTATCCATATCATAATACTTATACTCAGCTAATCTGCCACCAAATATAATGTTTTTTTCACCATCACTTAATTCCTTATATTTTTGATACTTGATGTTATTTTCAACATCATTAACAGGGTAATATGGTTCATTTTCTTTTGCTTTATATTCCACAGGATATTCTTTTGTTATCCAAGTATGTTTAGATTCTATATTTTCAAAATGTTTATGTTCAATAATTCTGGTAAAGGGGATATCATATTCAGTAAAATTCATCATAGCCGTTCCTTGAAAATTAGTATTGTTTTCTAAAAAAATATGTTTAAAATTAGTGGTTTTATATTCTAATTCCCCAAATTTGTAATTAAAGTAAGAGTCAATAGGACCAGTATAAATAATTTTATCAGCCACCCCATCCCAATAATCTTTATCTTTAAGATAATCAACACCTAATTTAACTTCAATACCATCTAATAACTTCTCAAATATTTGGGTATAACCCCCAATAGGTATTCCTTGATACTTATCATTAAAATAGTTGTTGTCGTAATTAAATCTTACAGGTAATCGTTTAATAATTTCTTTAGGTAATTCTTTAGGGTCTTTTCTCCATTGTTTAGCGGTATAACCTTTAATTAGTTTTTCATAAACATCCACACCGACTAATTTAATTGCTTGTTCTTCTAAATTAGTAGGTTCAATAATATGTTTACTTTGATTTTCAATTATTTCTTTTGCTTGGTGTGGGTGAGTTATATTCCATAATTTTGAGAATGTCCACATATTAAATGGTAAAGAATAAATCTCACCTTTATAATTAGCCACAGGTCTTAAACTAAAATCGTTAAAAGAAACAAACTGATTAATCCATTCCCATACCTCTTTGTTTGACGTGTGGAATATGTGAGGACCATATTTGTGAACATTTATACCATCTTTATTAGATGTATAACAATTACCCGCAATGTGATTACGTTTTTCTAAAACTAAACACTTATACCCCTTTTTAGTTAATTCGTAAGCACAAATAGAGCCAAAGAATCCTGATCCAACAATTAAAAAATTATACTCCATTTAAAATTAACCCCCAAAATCTTTCATAAACCCACTCTAATATGGAATCTTTTTCAACTAAAGAAAATAGTTTAACATAAAAGTCTTTAGGGTGTTTTAGAATATTTTCTTTTGGGACTATAAATTGAGCACCAGCTCCGAAGGTGATAATTTTATCATTATCCATAGTATCATTAAAAATTAAATTATATGACTCTATTAGAGGTAATCCTGGGTGGTATTGACAACCATTTAATGTGAAATCAACAATCCTATCAGATAATGTATAAAAATTTGATTGTCCGTTATTAAAATAACCTTCTATCTTCTCTAAAGCGTTTGGTGAATGATCAAAAGGATTACCTTGCAGAAAAACTAAATAATCATCTAAATTATCATAATTATTTACTATATAATATAAGTAAGAATAACTTTCCCTAGCAACATTATCTATTTTAATTGATGGGAAACTAATTTCATCACCTTTATTGATTATAATATATGGGTGTTTTAAGTTATTCACCCAATCCAAATTTTCGTTGTATCTAGCTATAATTATCATACCATATTTCACCTGTATTATTATGATTTAAGTATTGAAATACATTGTTTGTATTTCCCCTATATAAAACAGCCCATAACCCACAATTACCTGAATGAGTTATTAATATTTTACACATTGACATTATTTTTGTAACAGCCAAGAAGTTTATTGAAAATCCTGTCTTATTTTTAATGTAGTTATGGACAACGTGTCTTGGGTCGTTTGGTAATCTAATCATTTCATTAAAACAAATAAAGGGTATTTTACCATAACAAAAATTAATAAAATCCTGATCGTCTGTTTGTATTAAAATAATGTGTCCCGGATTTATTGTTAATATTTGAAGCATTTTATGTAAATAAATTGAGTATGAACCAATATTAGTTTCCCTGACTTTATCATTACCCCTATAAAAAACACCAATAGTTTTTTCTAAATCCAAACCATATTTTTCAATATAAAATTGTATGTGTTGATTAACAATTGGACTGGTTGAAAAGTATTTCTCAACAAAAGGATAAACATCGTTAATGTTAATTTGATTGTAGTTAGAAAACTGAGTTTCATCGTCACTAAAACTAAATATTATGTCATGTGAAAATTCAATTTTTTTATCATTATCACTATAAATAATTTTAGTTAAATCATCAGATAAATCATCCTTAAAAAATGAGTATTGTTTAGACGAATCAACCTCATCAGGTAAACCTTTGTGATTATTAAAATAATTAATTATTTCACAAAGTCTTACAGTACTACAAGAAAAAAAACCTGAGTTATGTGTGATAGTTAGTGTCATATTGTTAGTAATAAATTATTAATCCTCTCAAAGAAAAAAGCATAATTTTTAGATATTTTGTAATTTTTTTCTAAGATATCTATTCGTTTATTATAATCGTCCTCTGTCAATTTACTCAATAATGAATGTAATTCATTAAGATTATCAAATATTATCATCCCATCTGTATCGAAATAATCACCGATATTAGGGCAACCCCAATAAATAGGCACTGTTTTACTCATAAAACAATCTATAATTTTCTCTGAAAAGTAATTAGTTTCTCTACAATTTTCAATTGCAATGTGAAACATTGAGTCCTCAAATAATGGGAATTTTATAGGTATGTTTGATAGATTAAGAGGTTCAAAATTTCTATTTTGTATTAACTCAGGAACATATTGTCTCATTCTATGTCCTTCTAAATAATTTTTATGGGATTTAATGAAACTAACTTTAAATTTTTTATTAAACTCTTTTTCAATAAACTCTTTTTCATTCATAATTGTTTCTCCAACCTTATCTGAAAGAACCCAACAAGAACCAAAACAAAATAGTTCACTATTATTAGTATTTTTTAATACCTCAACATCGTATGTGAATATTTTATCAAAAAAATGATGGTTCTGAATGACTTCATTGGTAATATTATTAACCACTTTAGGTTCACAACCATGTACTAAAATCATTTTTAAGTGTGATTCCCTATCTTTTTTAATTTGTTCATTGAAATAAGCATTATCAGGATCAACAACTAGTTTACACGAAAATGGTAAATCAATTAAATTTTCTTCAGGGATAAACCCATACACATTAGGCTTCATACTTTTTAATCCAATATTCAATCATTTCATCTAACATTTCTTCAAATGTGTAATTAAGATTCCAACCTGTATTATTTTTAAGTTTTGTCGGATCTCCTTTCAAGTTATTTAATTCTTCAGGTCTTAAAAATTTTTCATCTTGTGTTACATAATTTCTATAATCTAAACCCAATTTAGAAAATACATATTCACATAAATCTCTTACTGAATGTGATATACCTGTGGCACAAACATAATCATCGGGATTTTCTTGTTGTAAGATTAACCACATTGCTTCTACATAATCTTTAGCATGACCCCAATCTCTTGTAGCTTCTAAATTACCTAATTTTAATTCATTAGTCAAACCAAATTTTATTTTAACAGCTTCTTTACAAACTTTATTTGTTACGAAATTAGTTCCTCTTCTTGGTGATTCGTGATTGAATAATATTCCGTTTGAAATAAACATACCGTATGAGTTACGGTAATTTCTACAAATATTATAAGAAAATACTTTAGCACATCCATAAGGGGATACTGGATTCATTGGTGTTGTTTCTCTTTGATACCCATCTAAATCGATACTATTACCAAACATTTCAGATGATGAAGCTTGGTATATTTTAGTGTTAGGTTTAATTAATTTTACCGCTTCTAACATATTAAGAGTTCCTAAACCTGTTACATTTGCAGTGTATATTGGTTGATCGAAACTAATCCTCACATGTGATTGAGCCGCTAAATTATAGATCTCATCTGGGTTAGATTTTTGTATTACAGATATTAATGAAGATAAATCAGTTAAATCTGCGTAGTGTAAATGAATTTTATTAAAAATACTATCCAACCTAGCCGTTTGATTCTCAGCTACAGAATTTCTTTTAAGTGTTCCGTGAATTTCATAACCCTTGTTTAGTAAAAATTCCGCTAAATACGAACCATCTTGTCCGTTAATTCCTGTTATTAATGCTTTTTTCATATATATTTTAAAAGTATGTTACAAATTTTATCAATTTCTTCTTTTGTTAGTTTATCGTGATTAGGTACATATAAACCCCTTTCGTCTATTATTGAGCAATTAGGTAGTTTATTTTCACCATATATCTTAGTATAAAATGGTTGTATTCCCATTGATCCAGATATTAAAGGTCTACACGCAATTTCATTTTTATTTAATTCATCAATCAATTTTAACTTATCGTCAATTGATTTTGTTATTACAGGTATTGCAAAATTAGATGTATATGAATTTTCTATATCAGATGGAAACCAAATTTTACCTTTAAGTTTACTCTTAAAATAAAGAAAGTTCTCATATCTATTATTAATCATATTATCTACTTTATCTAATTGATTTATACCAATAAACGCTTGTAAGTCAGTAGCTCTAAGATTGAATCCTGGTACATAAAAAGTATATAATGTTGAGAACTCACCTACATTCCATTGATTTCTTAGATTATTTTGTTTCCACTCAGGTAAATCCCTATCCCATCCGTGACTTCTTAATTGTAATAATAAATGGTATATCTCCTCATCATTAGTAGAAATCATACCACCTTCAATTGTTGACATTGTATGTCCAAAGTACGTTGAAAATGATGACATTAAACCAAAATTACCTAACTTAACCCCATTATACTTACTACCTTGAGATTCACAATTATCTTCTAATAGAATTACATCATATTTTTCACATAATTCTATTATTTTATCCATATCAGGTGTTAAACCTAAAACAGATACTAATAATAAAACTGATGGCGATTCTTCAATAAAACATTTTTCTAAATGTTCTAAATCAACTGAAAGGTTTTCTAAGTTACAATCAACCAAAATTGGTGATAGATTTAGTTGTATTACTGGTGATAAATCTGTAGCCCAACACAATGATGGAACACATATTTTGTTATTTTTCAATTTACCCATCATTATTAATGTGTAAATCATTAATAAATTGGCGGATGAACCTGAATTAACAAACACCGAATATTTACAACCCAACCATTTAGACCATTTTTCCTCAAACTCAATAGTTTTAGGTCCTTTGGTTAGTTTTGGGTAATTTTGTAACCAACTAATTAATTTATCGATATCATCGTTGTTTATAGTGTCTTTAACTAAATCTATTTTCATTTTCTAATTTCATTATAATTGTTTATAAACCAATCAATTGTTTCATTAATACCTATTTTAATATCTTTAAAATTATAATCCTTAACATCACTTATCGCTGGTTTTCTATGTTGTCCGCTAGGTCTTGTAGTATCAAATATAATATTATTATCGTCAATATCAAATCTTTCGATTATTATATTTGCAATATCCCTTATAGGTATTTCAGTTTCATTAATTAACATACAATGTTCTTCTTTACCCCAATTATTTAATGACCAAATAATAAGATTAGCCAAATCTTCAGCGTGAACAAATTGTCTTAATTGTGAACCATCACCCCAAATAACAAACTTATCGTTATTTTTTTTAGCTAAATAAGCTTTATGTATTAATCCAGGTATTAAATGGCTCGATTCCAAATTAAAATTATCGTGAGCCCCATAAAGGTTAGTTGGTACAACTGAAAACCAATTAGATTTTGTTATGTTTCTAAATATTTTTGTTTCATAACCAGATAATCTTTTAGCGTATGAATAACCATAATTAGATGGGTGTGGAGCACCTCCATCAATTTGTTGTGGTGTTAAAGGATATACTATGTTTGTATCAGGGAAGATGCAAGTTGATAGTATATTAACGAAGTTAGGTATTTTGTTCTTGAATGCAGATTTAATTACATTATTATTAATCTTATAATTATCTATAAAAAATCCCCAATTATCGTTAGTATTTGCTTGTACTCCACCAACTCTAGCGGCGCAATGTATTATTGTATCAATACCATTTTCTTTAACTTGTTTAGTTATGTATTTTAAAGTATCAATCTCATTTGTTAAATCACAATCTTTTCTTGTATGATAAATGTGATTATCACCTAATATTTTTTTAAGTGCGTTACCTAAAAGTCCGTTAGAACCTGTTACTAATATTTTTTTATTCATATTTTTATCCATTTATTACAATATAAATCATTGGTATCTAAATGTAAATTATTATTACCAAACCATTTAGAGGGTGCAATCACTTTTTTATCTTCATTAATATTCATCCAAGCACCCCACCAACTAAAAGAAGAATTTGCAATAATATTATTGTCACACATAGACATTAAATATAAATCCTGAAAATCTTCATTACCTTCAATAAAAGTTTTGTTTGGTATAAAATCAAAGTTTTGCTTACACCATTCCATATCGTCTGAAAAGATTAGAAAATGTTTATCATATCCAATTTTATTCAATGATTTATAGTAATAATTTATGTCTTGAGCTGGATGATAATTTTGTTTATATAGGTAATCACCTCTTCTAACGTGAATAGAACAAGTATTTAACCCTAAAATATCACCATATTTTTTGTCTAAGTATGTTTTAGTATCATCGTCTATTGAAAATAGATTTAAGATATCTTCTCTATAATTAATAAAATATTTTTCTGATTGAAAGTAACCATTTAATTTTACATCACCATCAATTTTTGGTATTTCATTATAAGTAAAATCAACCTCATCTAGATTATTTAATGTTTTTAATTCATCGCTAAATTTTATATTCTTAAAAATATTTTCTAAATATTTAGTGTAGGGTTGATGTATTCTTAGTATGTCATTTGTGTCACATACCAATGTTTTGTTATCTCTTAAAGCTATTGATTGAGCCGTAGCTATTTGAAATAGGTAGTTTCCTAAACCACCCATTAATTTAATTGATACTATTCCCATTGTTTATAATCTCATCGTAATTTTTAATCCATTGTATCGGTATCGGCGTATTTTGTAATTTACATAAAGAATCGTGACATAAAGTTTTATTTTTATTAAAAAATCCAGCAGAAATACTAAATGTACTAGAACCAACAACTAATAAATCCGCATTAACCAAATGATTAAAATGTTCTAAAAACCTATCACCGGTATCAGTCACATAATATGTTATATTATCATAATTTAATTTTATACCTGAATCTTTCCAAGAAAATATATGAATATGAGTATTAGGTATTTTATTAATTAACACATCTATTAAATTTTCATATACTTCAGGTTTAATCCATCTGGCGTTTAAATTATCAATATACGCTTCACCTAACTCACTATTAGAATTTTGTGGGATATCATCACCCCTTCTCACATGAATTGCAATATTAAATTTATTATTATTGTATGTTTCAGGTTTTTGGTTTGGGTAACTATCACTAATTTTTTTTAAAAATTCATCACTAAAATAAAGTTCAACCCCTTCATTATATATTTGATTATAAAAAAAAGGAAATTGATTACAGGGTTGTTTTGTATCAATCCCTAAATTATCTATTATTTTATCAATAATTTGATTAGCCAATTCAATTTCTGTGTTTTGAAATTGATTATTATCCACCAACTTAATATTTTCTAATCTAGTGTGGGAGTATTGAATACCATTTTTTATACAAAAAGCTATCCCTGATATAATACTAAATAATTGAGATCCGAATCCATCGTTACCTCTTTTTATTGTTATACAATTCATTATAAATAATTAACTATTTTTGCAAATGTACTATTTGGATTATACATAATAAAGTTTGTTTTCGATAAAAGGTATATATCAATTAAACCTTCAATAACACTATCTTCAGATGTGTGGGCATTATTAATCCACCCAGTACCTTCATTTATTTTTGTTATATAATCTTTTTTTAATCTTACTATTATGTTGTTGGGGTATTTGTTCACTATATTTGTTTCCCATTCTAAACTATCAGAACAAAATAATATTTTTTGGCTTGGGTTATTATTTATTATACTATTAATAGCGATTTCATACTTATCCAATGTTTCACCGATAAAATCTGTGGCTCTAGCGTGAATACCTAAAACATCTTTATTTAAGTTAAATTGTTCTGATAAATTTTCAACCCTATCATTAATATAATTCGTAGGTATTAATGACTTTAATTTTGATGATATATTATTTAATTCTAAAAAAATAGTATTATCGTAGATAATTACATATTTTTTTAATTCATCATATATTTCATTCATCTTATCTAAAGTCTTAACTTCACATTTTTGACTTAGAATGAATAAATCAGGGTTTTTATTTAATTCATAATCATGTGTTATGTACCAAGGCTCTGTATATATTACAACATCATTAGGGTCTAAATCACTAATATTTACCATCTCTATTTCAGGATTAATAAATAAGTTTTTAAAATCACCCATACATCTTTCTGTTGAATTCCAAACTAAACCAACATTTCTATTAGTTTTTTCAGCCAATTGCATACAACAACATAAAGGTATTAATCTATTACCTAAACCACCTGAAGAATAATTAACTATGTATCTCATTTAAAAAATGATAATAAAATTTTTCTTTTATTAAAAATATCAACCCAATTACTGATATTGTCTTTATAATTAAAATTACTTTTTTTAGTTATAAAAGTCATACCTAATAAAGCATAATTAGTTTCAACTTTAATGTGTTCATCTTCGTATATTAATATAATCTTATTATCTTCAATATTCCTTGTAGGTGTATTTAACTGAATATTAAAGAATTGTTCTATTGCAATATCTGGAGTTTCCCAGTTAATACCACCATATGAATCAAAACCTAACGCCGTATTTCCTGTTAGTTTACCAGCACAAGGATGACCTGGTTTGTGTATGTAACCTTTCCAACTAGTGTCGTGAAATACACCATAACCACCTTCTTTAATTAAATCCCACCAATAAAATAATTCACATAACACTTGTTCTTTAGCGTGTACGGAATCAAAAAAAACCAAATCCACTTGTCCTTTTCCCCATTCTTCACCTATTTTTACTGAATCATCTTTAATCCATTTATAATTTGGATTATCGCTATTGAAACCAGGGACTGGATCAATACCAAAAATTTTGTTATTATTTTCTATTGCCGTTGAAATCATTAACCTAGAACTAGCACCCTCGTAAACACCTATATCGACTAATATACCATTTTTAATTTTATTTATCGTGTCGGATAATCTTTTTGATGAGGTGTCACCAAGTTCTGTTTTAATGAAATTTAATTCGTGTTCTAGCATCATATTTTTATTTTTTTCTTAAAATTATATATCTTATATCAGATGTCCCAATAAACTCACCTCTAGATATTTCACCATATTTAGATATTTTATTTAACCACCATTCTTCTTTTTCAACTGTCATATGTAAAATTAAAGTATTTCTTTCGTGTTTATGTGAGTCATCGACATAAGAAATAGACAATACAAAACCTTTTTTAGCTACTCTATTAAACTCGTCTAAAATAATATCAATATCTTCAGGGAGACAATGTTCAAGACAATCAAAGGAAGTAACCCAATCAACAGATTTATCTTCTAAAGGTATTTTTTTAGCCTCACAATCAATATATTTTATTTTTTTATTATCGATCACATTTCCTGTTGCAACACTAGCTATGTCAGCGCCATAAACCTCATCAACAAATTCACTAATTGCGTTACAAAATCTACCATACCCACAACCAACATCACAAACTGATTTTGGTTTTTCATCGAGTATAAAAGATACAGCATTTTCACCCCAAAATCCTCTACCATAACCCTCACCATGTATGTTTTCGTAGTCTTTACCGATATTACCGGAATATATTTCTACATATTTTTCTTTTTCGTTCATTTAATTATTTGTTTAAAAACCTATTTTTTCGTTTTCATTGAAAGGGAAGTTATTTTCCGTTAAATAAGTATAAAGGACAGATTTGTAATGTAAATTTTTTAATTCAGGTTTTAACCATAAAAATTCTTGAATTACCTTTATATCTAAAAACGGATATCTAGCTTCAATACCATAAGCCCCTGCAACGTATTCTTCCTTAGCCAAATATGATTCCATTGAGCTACCAAAAAAACTGGGCCACGGAAAAATAGTTTCTAAATCATTAGGGAATAAACCACCAAAATTACTATGTCTATATTTTTTTACACCACCAAAACCATAATCTGAAAATATTTCATCCGCACCTTGACCTGATAGGAATATTTTTTTACCATTTTTTATTGCGTTTGAACAAACATGTGATAAGTGATTAGCTCCATTATCGTCAATTAATGATAACCAAAATTCATTATAGTCACTACTATTTGAGTAGGTAACGTATTTGAATGGTTCTGTATTATTTTCTATGAATTTATGAGCAATTTCTATTTCTGAAGGTTGTTTAGTTAAAATATTATACTCAGACTTACCTTCCATCAAACTAAATCTATTTCTAAGTGTATTTTCATTTTCAGTTCCAATAACAGTATAGGTTGTAAAATTTACGTTTTGATTCAATAGTTCACAACAAATAGCACCACTATCATAACCACCACTTAAACCTAAAAATAATTTCTCTCTTAAATTTTTAGTTCTTTTTGTTATTGAATTTTTAAATGCATTAATCCAATCATTATAATTCTCTTTAGTTTGACTTAAATCAAATTCAGTAATTGTTGATTGTTCTATAATTTCACCATTATTAATATCAATAATTATTGATGTGTTAGGCGGTACTTTATTAATATTAGTATAACCTAATTTTTCTAAAGGTGTTTTATATGTAGAACAACTTAAATTATTCTTACCATAACTAAAATATATGGGTTTGGTTCTAAAAGTATCAGATGAAAATACTACTTTATCGATATTAAAATCCAATAAAACTATCGCAAATTCACCATCCAATTTTTTAATAAAATCAAAACCATATTTTTTGTATAAAGGTATTATACATTCACCATCCGATTTAAATTCACCAAATAAATCATAATTATATATTTCACCATTATATAAACAATAAATATTGTCATCAATAAATGGTTGTATTGTAAAATTACCTGTAATACTTAATAAGTTATGGATAAAATTATAACCTAAATACTCAACTATATTTGTATTATCAGGACCTCTGAATTTTGTATAAAAATTTATATCATCTATATTAGATATTTTTTTATCTGTAAAAATAAAACTACACATATTAATATTCCTTATTTCTAACTTGTGGAATTAGTGTGTTACCAAAAAAACCACAATTCGCACAACCTTCTAAAATATATGGTTGTATATTTAATTTATTCAAAACATACGGTAAACTTATCTGATCTCTAGAAGAATATTTACATATTATTTCCCACCACATTAAATTCATCGTATTAATTATTGGTGTGTTTTTTCTAATACTACAAGGTAGTTCAAACAAACCATTATTTTTGGGGTAATTTTTTTTATTATAGAATAATATTTGTTCTTCAATGTTTTCTATATTATCGTAACCCAATTCAATTAATAATTTAGCCTCATCATAAACACAATTTCTTTCCGTGTGTTTAAATAATGCTATATCCGCACCTTTCATTATATTATTCACAATATGGAAAGGATCAATAATAACCTCATGTGTTGAGTCAACCCAAAAATAATAATCGTAATCAGGTAAAAATAAATGAGGTATTATTTTATATATTTTAGCATTTCTTCTACCTTTATAGTTATCATCTATTGTAAAATCACTTATTTTAATTTGTTTCCATATTGATTCATTTACTACATCATCAACAAAGGCAAAATAATCAACACCATCAAATATAAATTTAGGGTTAATTAATTTATTCTTTAACCCGCTAATTGCCGTTAATACTGCTATTTTCATTTTAATGTTTTTTTATAATTTTCAATCCAAATTTTTATATCCCCAACTGGACTCCAACCTAATAATTCTTTCGCCTTTTTATTGTCTGCCAAAGTTTCATATGGTTCAACCCTATTACCGATATTTATAATATCTTCAACACCAAAATAACTAATAATCTCTTTAATTGAAACTGATTTACCATTACCTATATTGAATGATTCACCACCCCATTTTTTGTCTGAAAATCCAACTAAAAAGTTGGCATCTACCACATCATTAACATAAGTAAAATCTCTTTTTTGATTACCATCATTAACTAAAGTAAATGGTTCATTATTTTTATATTGATTACCAAAAATACTTAAAACGGTACGGTAAGCACCTTCTAAAGGCATATTTTCACCGTAAACATTAAAATATCTTAATATAACAGTATCTAAATCATATAATATTGTAAATAATTTACAATATTGTTCACCAATATGTTTTTGTAAGGCATATGGGCTTATAGGGTTTATTTTTTCATTCTCATTTGTGGGTAAATTTTCAGCATCACCAAATATACTACTTGATGACGAAAATACAAACTTACCCACTTTTTTAGTTGCACAAGAAACTAAAACTTTTAATAAACCATCAACATTTACTTCATTATATTTTATCGGATCTTTTATTGATGGCTGAACTCTAGCCATAGCCGCAAAATGAAACACTATATCACCTTCATTTAAAATATAATCGATATTGTCTTTAGTTATATCAATTTTATAAAATTTAACTTCTTTTGGAATGTTTTCAATTCTGCCGGTTGAAAGGTTATCTATTACAATAGTTTCAATATTATTTACCATTAGTTTTTTAACTAAATGGTGTCCTATAAAGCCAGCACCTCCAATTACAATTGCTCTCATTTGTATTTATCCTTCATTATACTTAATTCTTTATTTTTTATTTCTTCAGGTATTGTGTCACTAAGTCTATTACCCCACAACCTATTAACTACATTTATTTTTTTAGTAAAAATAGGTATATTATACCTAATATAAAGTCTTTTATAAAAATCACAATCCATTAACCAAATTAAATCATCATCGAAACGTTCCTTAATATTTTTACTTATAGTTATAACACTAGGTGAACTAATAGTATTAACACCTAAATGAATATTATCATTCCAATAAGGTGTTATTGGGTTGTAAAAATTAACACCATCATTAGTATGTAAACAGGGTGTTACTAACCAATCACCATTAAAACTATTTACAATATCATTAATAGAATATTCGTCAAAAAGAAAATCGTCTTGAAATAGTATTTTTATTAAATCACCATCGGAGTTTTCAATAGCATTATTGATGTTGGAGGATGAAGAACCTCTATTAATTTCATTTTTAATATATTTAATATTTAGTTTTTTCATCCAATAATCACATAACCTTTTAATATCATTATTTAGGCTATGATCAGATATAACCACCTGTATATCTTTATAGGTTTGATTATCAATTTTTTCTAAACTAAAATTAAGAAATTCAACACCCCTACCCTTCATTTCATAACAGGGAATCGCAATAGAAATCAATTTTTTATCTCCTTAAAAATTTACGACCAGACTTAACCCTATCCCTCCAATAATCGAGTAAGTCATCCATAGTTTTATTAAAAGAAATTTTTGGAGACCACCCTGTATGATTTTTGAACTTGGTAGTGTCGGGTATTTGTAAATCAGCATCAATAGGTCTTAATCTTTCTGGGTCCACAACGATTTCAATATTCTTCACCGTTGATTTATTTATTAAATAATTCAACATATCACCAATTTTACAAGTGTAAGAACCACCAATATTATAATACTCCCCACTAATAGGATTAACTGTAACCAACATATAATAAGCTTTAACAGCATCTCTTACGTCAGCATATGTTCTAAGTGATTCTAAATTACCAACATATATTTTAGGTTCTTGTAAACCAACTTCAATCATAGCAATTTGTTTAGCGAATGTTGATTCTGAAAATACATCACCTCTTCTTGGACCTGTATGTGTAAACATTCTAGTTGTCATAATAGTCATACCATAAGCCTCAGCGTAGTATCTACCAATTAAATCAGTACCGACTTTTGATATTGCGTATGGTGATGCTGGATGAAAAGAACACTCTTCGTTTATTGGTAATTTATCTGTGGATACTCTACCAAATATTTCACTTGAAGCGCATACATGAATTATAGAATCTTTATATGGTGATTTTTTTATCGACTCCAATAGGTTTGAAGTCCCAATAATGTTTGTTTGTAGTGTCTCACCCGGAGAATCAAAACTAGTGTGTGGATAAGATTGAGCGGCTAAATGAAAAACATAATCCGGTTTAGATTTCTCGACCGCAACCAATAATGAGGATAAGTCATTTAAATCACCATATATAATTTCAACCCTACCTTTTTTATTAATTTCATCAGACAAATGTTCAATATTTTCAAATGAATCATTCCAACGAGCCAACCCAAAAATTTTCCAATCAGTATTTTCAAGTAAAAAATCGGTTAAGTGTGAACCAACCATTCCGGTTATTCCGGTAATAAAAGCATTTTTTTTCATATAATAATAAATATTAAATATTATTTAAGATATTACAAAGTTTTATAATATCATCACCCAATAAGTCTTGATGATTACCGATATATAATGAATTATTATGTATAAAATCAGTATTATCTAAATTGAACTTTCTAAAACTATACTTATCTAAGTATGGTTGTAAAGCTTGATTACCACCACCAGCCATACCTAAACGATACTCAACACCATTTTTTTCCATCACATCACACACTTCTTTTAATTTATCTTGTAATGTTATTAATGGTAACGCAAAATTACTACTACCTCCTATATTAAATTTTGTAAAATATTTATCACTATTTAGGTTTGATAACCATGTTTCTAAATTTTCGGTTCTTCTTTCAATATTATAATCCAATCTTTTTAATTGTTCTATACCTAAAACAGCATTTAATTCAGTACTCCTCATATTAAATCCGGCAACCGCAAACGTAAATAACGGATTTAAATTAGGGTATTTTTTTTGGTATTCTTTTTGTAGTTCAGGTGAAGCTTCTCTTGTCATACCGTGAGATCTAAATAATTTAGCCAAATCATATAATTTAGAATCATTTACACAAACCATACCACCTTCTATTGTTGTCATGTGATGTCCAAAATAGAATGAAAATAACGATATATCGCCATAAGATCCAACTTTTTTGTCTTTAAAACAAGCTCCGTGTGATTCACAACAATCTTCAATCAATATTAAATTATGTTTTTTCGCTAAATACATAATTTTATCTGTTAAACCATTAAACCCTAAACAATGTACTAAAACAATGGCCTTAGTTTTATCAGTTATAGCCTTTTCAATATTATCAGCCGTTATCGCTAAACTATCAATATTTATATCAACAAATACCGGATGCATACCCAATTGAGTTACTGACGATATATCTGAAACCCAACCTAAAGGTGGGACTATCACCTCACCTTTACCCACTAATTCTTTAACCATAGCTATCGATATAAAATTGGCAGATGCACCCGCATTGACCATAACACTATATTTAACACCTAACCATTCGGACCACAATCTTTCAAATTCTTTTACTCTCTCACCATTAGTTAATCTTTGATTACTTAAAATAAAATCTGAAAGTATTTTTCTATCACCAATAGTTACATTATCATTTATTAAAGGCCATTTATAATTATTCATTTATCCACTCCCAAGTTTTTATATATTTTATTAATTCATCTTTAGACATTTTTATTACTTTATTATATTCATTTATATTATCATTATATTTTGGTTGTTCAGGTACGCAATTAATAGTTCTTTTATGTTCTAAATGATAAAGAACTCCTCTAGTTCTTGATACCTTATAACCCAATTTTAGAACCCTATCAATTCTTTCATTGTCCTCAAAACCCCAAGATACGAAATTTTCATTCTCCAAACCAGCCTGTAAGTATTTTTCTTTACTGAAGAATATGGCACCACCTAAAGAGTTTGGATTAGCCATTTCACATTGATCTAAATCAATACCATCTAAATTATTTTCTTTAATGTGATTGAAATAGTATTTTCTTACATTCATAAAATTACCACCATAGGGATAACAAATATCAAAATCACCTGATTTAATAGCATTTCTTGCCTCAATATATTGTTCAGGTTTAAATACGACATCAATATCATAATTAACAACAATATCTGTTTTAACTTTTTTAGTCATTATATTCAATAACTTTGTTCGATGAAATAAACCATCATTTTTGACAAACATATAATTAACACCATCTCTTTTTAATAAATCTTCGTGAGATTCTTTATCTGATTCACAAACAATAATATTAGTGTTAAAATTTTTAAGTAAAAAGTCAATAACAATATTGTAGTTATTCATTCTATCCTCAGAATCAATTAATATGGGGATTATAAATGTAACATCTTTTAAATCTATCATATAACAATAACTTTTTTATTTTCATTTTTTACAATATAACCAAAAATCCTTTCAAGTGAATGGTTAATTGATGGTTCGTTGTGATAACCTTTAGGTATCATTTTTAAAATGTTTCTAACCCCATCTTCGGTTAAATATTTTTTAAATAAATCGTTTCTAACCCAAAACATAGTCCCATCTATAAATGTTGAACCATATACATTAGGATCCAAACCAAACATTTTAATTAATTCTTTAACTAAAAAGTCATTAGGTCCGACATAAGTTTCTAAATTATGTCCAATTAAACCACAAGTTTCATCGGTTTTAAATCTATCAATTATACTATCTACAAAATCTGAGTTTCTTAAAATACCATTCATATTTCTTTCAAACCATTCTCTACCTTTTTGTATTGCACTTTCCATGCCATAAACTTTAACCATATCTGATGGTTTATTAGGTAATCCAATACTTTTCTTACCGTGTATTTTTAATACTAAATCAGTATCATCATCTATCATAGGGTAAAGATTTAAAAATCCACCAATATCAACACCTTTATTTTCAACCACAACAATTGTAACCATATTTGGTTTATACGAATGAATTTTATCCATAATACTTTCATCGTAATAACCATCAACTAAACTAACATATAATTTATATGGGTGATTAATATTATCCAAATAATGTGTTATTTCTTCCCACATATCGGTATAGAAAAGATGTAAACAAACAGCTATTTTCATATGTTAAAAATATTATCAACCCTCTTTAATTCGTATTTGTTTCTGTCAGGCATAAAGGCTTTATCACCTTCTTTCCAATCATTAAAATAGTTAATTAAATCTTCAATGATATCACCAAAACTACTTATAGATGAACTATTAAATAATTTTTTAGCTATGTCATTTCTAATATATGAGGCGTGATGCATTTCAATTTCATCTCTAGTAAAAACTTTACAATTACCTGGATTCATTCTTCTTGTTGGATCTACTAACACAGGGAATATATGTCCCAATACAAAATCAACACCAGATCTGATTTTATAAATCAAACTAACATAGTATTCTTCAGGTGGATCTAAAACCCATTCACCACTCTTCCAATACGTTTGTAATTGACAAGCCGAAGAATCATAATCACCTTTAACCATTACGTCTAATACTTTCTTTAACTCATCTTCTTTATAGAATTCATCAGAATCCATTGACATAAAATGAGTGCAACCTTCCCCTTGACAAACATATAAACCCATATTCCTTTTATTCATTTCATTAATGTGTGGAATAGGAGCATTTAATTGTGGTTTATAAAGATAAAAAGAATCAATTAAACCCTTACCTTTATATTCGGTTAATAATTCTTTTAAGTTGATTTCGGATTGATTACCCATATTAGAAATGTCTTGGTAGATTACTGTGATATAATCGGCGACATTTCTAACAGATAAAATTGATTTTTCTAACAACTCTATTGAGTCATCAAAAATGTTATAAGCTATACCTAATTTAGTCATTTTGTTTTTTCCTTATAAAAACTATTTCAGATTCTTTAGCCATATGTAAATCCATAGTTTCGATTGTTTTATTTAAGTAGGACTTTTCTTCTTCAAACATAAAATCACTTTCAATATGATTGTTATTTAAATAGTTTCTTAACATATTAACTGTCGTTATTTGAGTGTTTGTAGGGTTATAAACCCACGGCGCAAAATTAGATGTGTGTAAATCTTCAATAACAAATAAACCACCTGGTTTAAGATACTTAAACATATACCCTAAAGTAACTTGTTGTTGAGCCATTGTATGACCACCATCATCAATAATAATATCAAAATCACCACCAAAGTTATCTATAATTTCTTTTAAACCATTAACCACTTCATTTTTTTCTCTTAATTCTTGATTGGCGATAATTGTTTTAATTCTATCATTTTCAACGTCCGTAAAAGATTGTACATCCACACCATATATTTTAGCCTTTGGAAAGTATTCATACCAAGTCATTAATGAAGCACCAGGCACTTGATCATTTGTTGGTGGTCTATAAATCCCTATCTCTAATATTTTTAACTCTTTATCTTTTAAAGGTTCAAAATATTCCAAATATTTTGCAACATAATTGTGACAGTATGAGTTTTTATCTGTCCCGTATTTTAACATTATTTCATCCATAGTTTCTTTCATTTTATTTATTTATAAATTTTATTAATTTTTGTAATCTTTCATTCCACATATAACCACTAATTATTTTTACAATCTTTTGATAATCTAACGCCTCTTTCTGTAATTTTTCTTGTGATTTATTTCTTGATGATGATTCATCGTGAATTGCGTATTCATCACCAATAAAATAATTGGTTTTTCCATTTAATATACATTTTAAATTAAACTCAACATCTTCAAAACATTCTTCAAATATTTCATTTAATCCACCTATTTTTTTCCAAACATTCATAGGTGTCATAGCAAAAGCGAATGTATTGCCAAACACATCTCTTTTTACACTTGGTTCATAACCCCAATAACTACCTAATCCTTGATGTGTTATTCTCATTTCTTCTCCATTAGTAAAGGCAATTACTCCTCCGTGTTGAACTTTATTTATCTTATCACCACTTCTCTCACCAAAATGTAATCTTAACCCAATTGTCCCTATATCGTGTTTATTATTTACATATATTGAAGTCATCCTTGTAATTGGATCACCTTCTTTAATATAAACATCATCATTACAGAATAATACTAATTCACTATCCTGATCGATAAAATTACTCACCATATCATTATTAATTTTACTAAAGTTATAATAACCATATTGATTTAATACAACTTTATCGTTTAATAGATTTTCTTTGATTTTATCAACCGTAGCCTTTAATGAACCAGTATCGGCAATATAAATTTTATAGTTAGAAAACTTTGTTTGTTGAAGTGATTTAACACATCTTTCCAATAAATCGTAGTTGTTTTTACTTGGAATAACGACAGCTAATTTAGGTTCTTTCTGTAATGGTTTATTGGTATGTAAGTCGTGAAATATTTTATCAGGTTTAATCTCTAATGGGATACCAACATTAATCCATTTATCAACAAATTGTTGTCTTGTGGTTTCCCATTGTTCATTTGTCATTCCAATAGATTTATGTAGGATTGGGTTATCAAAAATAACCCCAATTTCAACACCAGCTAAATGATTTGCCAATGTAAAATCTAAATCGTAAAAGTGAAAACCTTTTATCTTTTCATCAAACTTTTCTTTGATTTTATCTTTATTTACACAGAAAGCTAAACCATCTAAATTGATTGTATTAATTACCTCATAACCAAAATTACCTGAGTATTTTGATTCCCACTTCATAGTTTTACCTGATTGTTCATCATTGTGTTGATGCCATACTTGTCCAACCATTAAATTAGCATCATCCCACCATCTACCACTTTCAGTTAGTTTTGTGGTTCCAGCGTGTCCAATAATACCGAAATCTTTATTTTCAAGGTGTTCAATATATCTTTTACCCCAACCTGATTTAAGATATTTAATATCGTTATGACAAAAAAGAACGTATTTGTTCTTAGATTCTTTTAATCCTTTATTATATAATTCTGTAAGTGAATGTGTTCCTGGATTTATATAGAATAATAATTCATAATCTTTTAATCCGATTGTTTTTTTAACGTGTTCTTCAAACTCTTTATCGTGTTCCCTCATAGAACAGACGATACTTAGACCATTTTTAATCATAACCTAAGTATCGTTATTATTCTACCAAAAATAAATATTAAAGTTTATTTTTTTAACCTCTAAATCCGCTTAAACCATCACCTGGTTCATCCCCTTGAAAACCAGCACCATTTGTAGGAATAATTAATTCACCAATTTTTTCAATTTTACCATCAGTACCGGTTTTAATTTTTTCCGATTTAACCATAATATTTTTGATTTCCTTAACTTCCTTTTCCACTTGTTGTTTTGTTGGTACAACTTTTTTAGGTTTTCTTTTTAGAATTTTCTCTAAATTTTCTTCAGATTTCTTAATAAGATCCTTAATCAATCCACTAGAAGAATTATATTTTTTAATATCCACATTGATTTTATCAATATTAGAAACCAAATATTTCGATAATTCAGTCGCTTTCTTTAAGTCCATAATAACATGATCGTTTATCAAATCATTATTACCTGTCCAAAAATATTTCCATCTTTGTTTAAATGATGGTTTTGTTTTTTTACCATATTCCCAAATACTAAACATAAATTCAGAATTATTAGGGTTTTCAGCATTTCTATCAACTTCAACTTCAAGTCCGTGAGAATGACATTCACATTTTAAAAATATATTTTCCATATTATATTATATTATTTTTATTAAAGACAACTAAAAAATAGTCATCATTTTCTTTTATTGTATTCTTATAACTTACATTATAATCGTATGTGTTATAAGTATATTTAATACCCACATTGTCAAATTCTTTTTTATCCCATTCAACTTGTGTTGTATTCATTAATTCCCTTAATACATTACCCTCACCTTTTATATTTTCAAATATTCTTCGGTTATTAAACATAGGACACCTAAATCTAATTTCGTTGTCATATACTAACATATTTTCAGCAATCTTTTCAATCTCAAACTGATCAGCATTTGTTCTTACAGGGTAATAGAACTCATTACTAAGTCCCATATCAATCGGTTCGCAACTAATGCTTTCTAACACACCAACCATCCCCCTTTTTTCCATTAACGTTCTCATTTTTTCAGGGTCATCAAATCCTTTTGATGATTTCCATTTTTGTTCTGCAAGGTGTAATACTTTATAAAAGTGTTGTCTTTGTTCTTCAGTTATTTTACCTTGATTTATCCCATTTAAAAACGGGCTTTTAATATTCATTTGGTGATGACCTGGTTGTGACTCATCAACCGTATTTAATTGAGATTTCAAGATTTGTTTGTCGGCCTCATTTAAACCCATAAAGAATCCTGTTATCAAACCCATCATCTTTCTTTTTACATCATCCATTTTTTAAACTTGTTTTAATTATTTTATTGTAATTTACAAAGTATTCCCTTTGATACCCTAAATACCTACCACTATCCGCTAATATTATCTTACCGTCTGTTTTTAATACTGGCGCTATTAACACTAATTTTTGAAACCAACTATCATTAAAAAAATTATCACATATAATATAATCAAAACTATAACCCACTAAACGTGATTCGTGAATGGTTTGAATTATACAATTAGGATGTGTTATTCTTCTGTTAGTTTCTCTAACCATACCAGAATTCTCCACACCAAATAATATTGATTTATCGTTCGGTATTTTATTTATATAGTCAATCAATAAACTAGTTAAACCCCATTGTCTCGGTGTGAGAATGAGGTTAAACTTATTATCGTTAAAACTTTTAATAATACCAGTTTTAGGTAATATTATTTCTTTAATGCTTCTCATTTGATTGTTTTTCTTCAAAAATAGCAAGTTCAATCGCTTGTTTTAATATTACCGATAAAATATCACTATACCATCTTGACTGTCTATCTTCATCAGTTTTTTCAAAGTTTATTATTGCTTGGAACTCAACATCCGATAATTTAACACCATATTGATTGCAATAGAATAAACTCCTTTCACTTATTTTCATAGATGGTATTTCTTCATTAAACTTATAAAGAATACCTTTCTTCAATTCCCAATCAGTATTGTTTAATAAATATAACTTTATTTTACCGATTTGGTGTAAGAAACAAACTTTAATAAGTGACGCTTTTTCAACCCTAAGTTTTTCAGGTAATGTGTCATTTATTTTAACTGCGTATGCCGTCACTTTTAATATATGATCAACTAATCCACCAGGAAAACAATTATGTAATTGTAATGTGGTTGATGCGGGTGATGTCCATAAATCTTCACCTAAGAAATCATATAATTCATCAGTAATGAAATTACCGTAATTTTTAACACTATCAATAAATCGTGTTTTATTTTTTTCAATTTTTGCTCTTAAATCCATATTATTTTTTATTTATTAAATATAACTTTAATTTTCCAAAAAGGAAATGTTGGTTCTGATACAGTTCCGTATTGTAAATCTATGTAATTAAGATTACCAATAGGTGCCGCCATTGGTTGAACTGACACTATATCTTCACCTAATGTTCTAGCATTAACTCTTTGTATTGTTGGCATTATAACACCATTCAATAACGCCCCCCATTGTTCGACAAAAGTTTTTTTAGTTTTTTTTCTACTAACGTATTGATTAATTGTTCTCATATAATATTAAATATTCTTCAGTAAATAATGCACACATTTCCGCTTCCCAATCCATAGTGTTAAAAAATTTAATATCGTCAATAACCCCTCTTTTATCAAACATAAATCTTGGAAGTCTTTCCATAATATCTTTAATAATTATTTTACTCTCGTGTTTAAATCTTGGTTTTATTTTATTTATTACTCTAAATATTATTGGGATAATCATACCATTATGCTCACTTATTTCAGATTCAAGTAATGTTTTAGCGGAATATTCTAAACAATAAGCCATCATTTTAGGGTTATTGGCGTATTCTAAAAATCCCATATTACCCCATTTTTTAATTAATAGATTAGAATTTTTTAATGTTCTCATAGATTTAATAACACCTCACTCTCATTTTCAATGTCATCTATTGATGTTATTTTATAATTCATAAAAACATAATCATTGTGAAGGTCGTGAAACTTTATACCTTTATCTTCAATCGTGTATTCTAAAAAGCCGTGATTATTTATTTTTTCCCCATGCGACTGCTGTACCAAACTACCCACCATCACAACCGGAATACCTTTTTCAGTTTTCATAACACTTCTTTTATGGATGTCAGAGTTTAAAGCAACATCACAATCATTAAAATCCTCAATATCTAACCCATCCTCAAATATAAAGTTTAAGTCAGTTGTAGAACCTCTTAAAGGTCCGTGTTGTAATCCAATATAACGCTTACCTTCTTCTCTAATTATTTCAGGTTTTGTATTACCTTCAGTTATACCCCAAACACACCAAACAATATTTTCATCTTCATAACACCCTGTTTTATTTAAGAACGTAATTTTATCATTACTTAAAGCATTTAATATTGGTGTTAAAATATCTAACCTATCTAAGTTATTTAATAATAAATCGTGATTACCTAATGTAAGAACAACAGGTGCTATCTTGGTAAGTTCATTTAAGAAAACACAAGATATTTCAAATAATTCAGGGGTGGCTTGATTTTTGGAATGTGCCCAATCCCCACCAAAAACTATTCTATCGGGCTTAATTTCTTTTAATTTCGGTATGAATTGATTGAAAAAAACTTCTTTATATTCATCGTGGTATTTATATAAACGGATGTGTAAATCCCCAAAATACGCAATTTTATTTATCATACATAAAATATACTAAATAAAAGTAATAAGTTAAATATTTATAGTTATGAAAAAAGTAGTTATTAAGGAAAGTGAATTAATTTCATTAATCAAAAACATAATAAATGAAGAAAGAAAAAGTGATTTAAAAACTTACTATGTGATTGAGGCAACTATCGGTAGAAAACAATTTTATTGGGGTGTATATAAAGATGGTTCTACATTATTCATTCCAACTAAAAATTTTGGGGGATACGATTCTAAACCAAAATTTTATGAAAGTATAGATGACGCTGAAAAAACATTAAAAAAATTAAAAAAATATGTCCCAACATATACCTACGAAATAAAACCTTTTGGTAAATAATTATGGAAATTACATTAGAAGAAAAATTAGCATTATATAAACAAGTTAAGGCTCGTTTAGGTGCTCCGATTAGAAAAATACAATTAACCGATGAGCAAATGGATGATTTATTACAAACAGCCATTGAGGATTATGCTCAATACACACAAAATTGGTTAATTGAGAATCAATGGAGTTCTCTTGAGGGTATAAACTTAGATGTTGCAGATATTACATTCGCTTTAACAACAAGAAGTTTAAATTATGAAACCTCTTTTACATACGCATACTCTAAAATTGTCGGATTACAAGCCAATGGTCCGTGGGAAATAAAAAAAGATTATGTTGTATTAAAAAGAAAACAACAAATATATCAAATACCAGCAGGTAGAGAAATAAATGAAGTAATGTATGTTACGCCACCAACTATGAATCAGTCAGTTATTGATCCATTCTTAGGTGTATGGAACTTCCATTTTGGCGCTGAATACATTGGTTTAGGTGCGTTATATGTAATGCCAGCATTTGACATTTTATTAAGGGCTGCCGACAGAAACTTAAAGAATAGAATTATTAGAAGTGAATATGTTTATAAAGTAACGGCAGGTCCAAATGGTACAAAGTACTTACATTTATTACCAACTCCAGGTGGTAAATATGATTACTATCAAGGAAATATTGATGGGCATTATGTTTGGTATTGGTATTATGATGTAAACGCCGAAAGACAAAGGTGTATTGAACAAAATAAAGATATTGTTAAACTACCAAGTGATACACCTCTAAGTAAATTACAATGGTCGGATTTAAATGATCCTGCTAAATATTGGGTTAGAAGATATTTTACAGCGTTATGTAAAGAAACATTAGCTTATGTAAGAGGAACATTTAGTGGTAATTTAGGGGCTCCTGGTTCTGAAATTAAGATGGATTATGAAATGTTTGCAAGTTCAGCCAAAGAAGAAAAAGATGCTTTAATAACGGAGTTGAAAGAGTATTTGGAAAGAATAAGTCAGCCTAAGATGTTAGAAAGAAAAGCCGGTGAAGCCGAAAACTTAAATACAATATTAAAATACAGACCATTCCAGACACCTTATTTATTAATATAATAAATATTTATAACCATAAAAACAATTAAAATAAACTATTTATAATTATGAAAACAATTAAATTAACAGAACAAAATTTAACCAATATCGTTAAGAGGGTTATTAAAGAAAATGGTGGGGCGAGGATAGGGAAAAAATATTCATCTGAAGATGCAAATTACGAGTATTATGACAGAAAAATTGATGAGATGAAAGAATCGTTAATAAATACTAAATTAAAAGATATATCTAATTTTAATATGTATGAATATATAACTGATGATGATATTGAAATCATTGATTCGGATCCCGATTTAGAGGTTTTATCATCCGAAATAGATGATATTGTACGTGTTATTGAACATATTAGGGAACTGTATTATTAGTGATGAGTTATAACAGACAAAGTAATTTTAACAATTTAGATTTAGTTCTCCCATTTATGAATTATTGGGATTATGAACTAACGCCTAATCAATACACACCCGAATATATCTATTCAACAGATATTGTAAGAAATGGTTTAATATTTGATTTTGATTTCGATTCAACCGATACAAATATACATATCGTAGATGGTGCTATTCAATACATAGAAACACCAACTTATTCATCTAAACAATACACATCAGGTTTTACTCTAACAGATATTGGTTTAACATCAATAAATGTGGGAACTCAAACTGACGGTTCTAATTATACAATAGGACAAAATCCTGTGGATTATCCGGTATTAGGTGAATATACAGCGACAACACTTTCATTTACAGGTGAAAGTTTAACATTTGTAAGTGGTAATACAAACCTTAAATTATGGAGAGTATTCCCATATGGGACAACAAATTATGATTTCCCATTACAATTATGGAATGATACAAGTGGTCAGTATATAGAGTTTGGTGGAGGATATTTTAATGGTTTCTATAAATTATATGGGTATCCTTATCAATTAATACAAAAAAGATTTAATAAGGGATGGACAGTTCAATTAAACTTAAATACAAAATACAACCCTTCATTATTTACTGATTTTACAAAATTAAAGTTGAATGATACATTTACAGGTAATACAGGTTTCTTTTTATATTTTGGTGTAAGACAAGAAAATAAGTTTTATGATTCATTTACAGGTATAACAAGTTTAGCGTTTAATACAATTTTAAGTGGTATATCATCAACATTTACAGGTATAACAAGTCAAGAATTAAGAACAACAACAGATATTTCAATAGATCCTTATCTTGAAATTCAAGAACAAAATTTAATTCAGAATAATATGTTGATTCCTGGTTATGGGACTTGTAATTGTAGTACCAATGGTTGTACGGGTTGTGGTGATAACTATTATGATTGGAGTTATACTCCAACAATATGGTCAGGTATAACAGATAACGTATTAGGTTTTAGGGTGACACCTGATTTTAGATTGGGTTATAGGAAGATAACAACAAATACATTTTGTATATCAACCGCAATAACATCGACAGATAGATGTGGTAATACAATAATTACAACAGGTTATACTCAAGTAATGGAACCGAAAATAGTGGAAGAATATGCTCCAATACCAATGTTTACAGGATATACTTGTGGTGAGTGTAATCCAAATACATTATCTACTTGGATAAATTTAACAATTAAATGGGAAAGAGATTATCCATATCAAACAGATTGTGAATTAGAATATGGTAAATATAAGAACGGGACATTAAAGACATATGTGAATGGCAGACCTTATTGGAGTGTGACAGGATTTACGGAGTTTATACCTTATGAATTACCAACAGATCCTTCAAAACAAGAAGGAGTTCCATTTACAATAAGTTTAGGTGGTGGTAGTTCAGGATTATTCCAAAGTCAGGTTTCATTATTAAAAGAAACACCTTTAATATGGAACAACATTCAGATGAATTGGGAAGATGTGATGGAATTATGGAACGCAAGTAATTATAAAGATTTCACACCCTACGATTTATTTTTGGGTAAATATACAGGTGGAACAAATGTGGATTTATGGATACAAAATTATTTCGCTGGAACATATTTAGGTGGTGTTAGTTCATTTAAGATGTATGAAAAACCATTAGATATTGGTGAAATAAGACATAATTATAATTTAGAAAAATGTAGGTATAATTTCAAAGGTAATTTTGGTGGTAGATTAATTGTATTACCTGAATATGGTTGTGAAGTATTACCTTGTATTCCTCAATTTTTTGATGATGCCCTAATTGTTGATAACTTTAGTGGTTATAATGTAGATACACAAGAAGATAATCCAAATACAAATATTAATGACGAAGAGTATTTAATTGTATAAAATAACTATTTATAAATATGGCACAAGGAAGAATATTAAAAGATTTAACAGGTATAAACAGCGGACAAGTAAAACCGTCTGAAGATTTATTATTACTATATAGTATATCAGGTAATACATCAAATAAAATAACTATTGATGATTTTAAAACGGCGATTAATTTTAACGGTTATACTGCAAATACAATCAGTAATAACACATTTTATCAATACACATCTGACACTAAAAACATATTAGATGAAAAAATAGATATTAATTTTTTCTCGAATTATACAGGTAATACCATAACACAAGGAACTGGTAGTTATTCAACCGTAAGAAATGGTAATAATAATTTCGCAATCGGTAATTGTTCTACTATTATTGGTGGTGTTAATAACTACACGGATAAAACTAATTCTGTTATTTTAGGTAGTAATTTAACTGCCACAACAACAAATACGACATTTGTAGAATCTTTAAATGTTAAAGATTTTATTTACGATAATACGGGATGCGCTGGTTTAACAGGACAATTTATAGTTGCAACTGCTGATGGGTTTGCTTGGTGTAATGCTGGTGGTGTCGGTAATTGTATTTTAGTTGGTGGGGGACCTGGTTTATTAGGCGCTCAAGGTTCGTCATTTATTGGTGGTGGTGATAATAATACAATAGCTGAAGATAATTATAATGTTATTGGTGGGGGACAATCAAATACCTTAACAGGTGGTTTCAATTCTATCTCTTCAGGACAACAAAATTTGGTGTCGGAAGCGGGTCGTTATTCATCAATAAGTGGTGGTTATTGTAATACATTATCAGGTTATTATTCAGTAATCGGTGGCGGTAGAAATAATAACGTCAATGGTAAAGGTGGTGAAGGATTTCAAGTAATCAATGGTGGTTGTAATAATTGTTTAGGGGTAAATAGGGGTTCATTTATTGGTGGTGGTTGTCAAAATACTGTTTCAGGTAATTTATCGTTAATTGTTGGTGGTGAAAATAATTTAATTGGTGAAAATATTAATGACTCAAATAATAGTGTTTGCTCAATAATCGGTGGTGGTGAGTTTAATACTATTACAAATGGTAATTATTCAGGTATTTTTGCCGGTTCAAATAATTGTGTTGGTGGAAACTATTCATTAGTTAGTGGTGGTTTTTATAACACCGCAATTGGTAATGTCTCAACCGTAATTGGGGGTTGTTCTAATTGTGCGTCTGGGTCATATTCATTAGTTGGTGGGTTTAATAATACGGCATCAGGAGCATATTCAGTTATTTTAGGTAATAATAATAATGATAGTGGTTGTAGTGGTGTTGTAATGTTAGGTTTTGTTGGTGACGCCGATAGAGATAATGCAGTTTTTATAAATAACACTAGCATTCGTGGTTATTTGTATGATAGTAATAATACATCAGGAACAGGAAATCAAATTTTAAGTGTTGATAGAAACTCAGGTTATTTATCTTGGGTAGATATAGACACCCCTTTAGGTTCTACATCAAGATTATTAAACAGTAAATTAAGTATAAGTGGTGGAACTATTTATGGTAATTTAGTTGTTAATGGTAATTTACAATTTGCGGGGACAGCAACAACAGTTAATAGAGCTTCATTATTAATATCAAACCCAATAATTGTTTTAGCTTCAGGAACAACAACACCAACAAAAGACGCAGGTTTCTTAATTGATAGGGGTTTGACAGGTGATACTGTATTTATATGGAGTGAAACAAATCAAGAGTTTAGAATAGGTTATACAAATAGCATATATACAGCATCAACAATAAACATAACGAATTATAGTAATTTAAGATTAAACCAATTAGCCGCTAACTATATATCAGATATAAATGGAAACACAGGAACAACTAACTATATATTAGGTTCAACTTCTAATGGTATTGTTTGGATTCCAAATACCGGTAATACAAATAATACATTAACAGGTTTAAATAGTTTTGTAGGTGCGGGTAGTGGTAATACATCTTATGGTTCTTATTCATTTGTAGGTAATGGTATAGGTAATACCGCTTATGGTAGTAATTCATTTGTGGGTGGTGGTAATTTCAATACCGCTGGTGATACACCAAATGGTTGGGAAGTCGTAGTAAATGGACAATTTAATAAGGCTTTAGGTGATTATTCATTTGTGGGTAATGGTTTTAGGAATATAGTATCAGGTGCAACATCATTTATTGGTAATGGTTGTAATAACTTAATATCGGCCTCTACATCATCTTTTATTGGTGGTGGTTTAAGTAATACTATAAGAAGTTGTAATTCAACAATAGGTGGCGGACAAAATAATACAATAAAATTTAATACAGGAACAACGTCAAATACTATCGCTGGTGGTAGTTGTAATACAATTGATGGTTATTGTAGTTTTATAGGTGGTGGTTATTGGAACACTGTTACTTTAGCGAATTACACAACAATAGGTGGTGGTAGACAAAATTACGCTGTTGGTTCATATACATCCGTAAGTGGTGGTTATAAAAACTCGGCATCGGCAAATTACTCATTCATTGGTGGTGGTAAAACAAATAGAACATCAGGACAATTTTCTTCTGTTGTTGGTGGGTTATCAAACACATCTTCAGGTTATTGTTCATTTATTGGTGGTGGTGTTGGTAATATATCGTCAGGAAGTATGTCAGGTATAATATCTGGCTCAGGTAATACAGCAACATCACAAAATTCATTTATTGGTAGTGGTTTATGTAATGTAGTAAATGGTATATCATCAAATATTGTTGGTGGTCGTTTAAATAGTGTTAAAATGAATAGTTCATCAGTTGTTGGTGGTTGTGGAAATATTGTAAGTGCAACAACGTCATCAATTTTAGGTGGTGAAGGAAACGTAGTTAATGTACCGAATTCATTTATAGGTGGCGGTATGATGAACGTAGCCGGTTCTGTCAATGAATACGATATTTTAGGTATAAATAATTTAGACATTACAACATCAGCATCGTCAAGCAATTTTAGTGTTGGTGATGAAATTATTGTATATAATCAAAATGATTTAAAGTCATATAAAACATACATAAGTAATATTAATGTTTTTGGTGGAAATACTATAATAACTGTCACATTATCTGTTGGTGGTAATTCTTTCGGTGGTAAGATATATGAATTATTACCATTAAATACCTCAACAAATTACTCAGTATCAATAGGAAGTGGTTGGTTTAATAAGGTTAAATCCAAATATTCAACAATATCTAATGGGTATAATAATAATATATCTTCCGAATCTTCATTTATAGGAAGTGGTAATGGTAATATACTATTTGAGTCAGCACAATTCTCATTTATTGGTGGTGGTAATAATAATAAATCTTGTTGTAGTGCAACTTTTATAGGTGGTGGTTGTGGGAATATAATAACCGGTAACACATCAGTAATTGTAGGTGGTCGTTCTAACATTATAAAAAACGTGGACTCTTTCATTGGTGGTGGATGTTGTAATTACACAACGGCTTGTTTTGGTTTCATTGGTGGTGGATCTAATAATAAATCTGACGCATCTAGTTCTTTTATAGGTGGTGGTAATTTTAATTTAGTTAAAGGATCTAACGATGTAGTTGTTGGTGGTTGTGGAAATACATCATCAGGTGGGTATTCTATTATTGGTGGTGGTTCATCAAATTGTATTGGTAATCTATTGTCATCAGTTTTTGGCGGTGCGGCAAATACATCATTAGCGGATTATTCAACCATAGGTGGTGGATGTTGTAATTACACAACGGCTTGTTGTGGTTTTATAGGTGGTGGTTCATCAAATTGTGCGTCATCAAATAATACAGTTGTCGCCGGTGGTAATGGTAATACATCATCAGGCCCAGCATCGGCAATTTTAGGTGGTAATGTAAATAAGTCAACAGGACAATATTCAGCAATTGTAAATGGTTTAACTAATTTATCTTGTTTTAATTTTACATTTGTAGGTAATGGTGTATCAAACTCAGGAACAACATTTAACGCAACCGTTGTTAATGGTTGTGAAAATATATCATCAGGTAATTTTTCTTTTATAGGTAATGGTTGTTGTAATATAGCTCGTAGTAATTACGGTTCGGTTCTTAACGGTTTTCGTAATAATAATGGAGGGTTATATTCATCTATTCTTGGTGGTTGTTCTAATACAATGACTCACAGTAACTCATTTATATTGGGATCTAACCTAACAAGTGATAAAGATAATACGACTTATGTTGAAAACTTGGACGTTAAAACGAATATTTATGATAGCACAAATAGTGCTGGTAATATAGGACAAGTATTATCTTCAACATCAACAGGGGTTAAATGGGTTGATATGACAGGTTCAACAAATAGTATTTTTAGTTTCACAGCAACACCTGTAATACAACAATATTATACAATCCCATCAAACTTAACGACAAGTGTTGTTGGATCGTCATACAGAATATCTAATGGTAATATAGTTCAAACAACAGCAACTTATTCAACAATTAGTGGTGGTAGAGGTAATACCGTTAATAATTCATATTCAACAATTGCTGGTGGGTGGAATAATCAATCCGATTCTTGCGCATCAATTGGTGGTGGGTTTGGGAACTCTGCTGGAATATGCGCTGTCGTAGGTGGTGGTATAACAAATATATCTAGTGGGGCTGCGAGTGTAATAGGTGGTGGTTTAAGTAATAACGGAAAATGTTCTTTTTCAACAATCGCTGGTGGTTCTAATAATACATCTTGCGGTGAATCTTCATCAATTGGAGGTGGTTATTTAAATTGTGTTGGTAATAACGCAACATTTACTTCAATCGGAGGTGGTTGTAAAAATTCGGCAACAGGTGCAGGGACAACAATTGGTGGTGGGTGTTCAAATCAAACACGTGGTTTTTTAGATGTAATTGCCGGTGGTGTTAATAATACAACATCGGGTGGATATACTACAATAAGTGGTGGTAAATCAAATTGTGGTGGGGCTGTATATTCATCAATAGTAGGTGGATTTAAAAATACAACATTAGGTGATTATGGATTTATCGGTGGTGGTCAATGTAATTATCTTAAAGGAACTACTAATAACACAACATATCCATCAGTAATCGGTGGTGGTAATCAAAATACAACTTTAACAGACAATACAGTAATCGGTGGTGGATTCTTTAATATAATAAGTGGATCATCGTCAAACAATTCATTTATAGGTGGTGGAACACAAAATAAAATATGTGGTTTAGTTGTCGGATCATTTATAGGGGCTGGACAAAATAATACGATATATAGTAGAGCTTATAGTTCATCAATTATTGGTGGAAGTAATAATTATACAATTTATCCGGAAACACATATTTTAGGTTCAAATATTACCGCCACAAGATCGGGTACAACATACGTTGAATGTTTAGACATCAAAACACATTTATATGATTACACAAATAGTAAAGGAACTGATGGTCAAGTATTGACTTCTACTGAAAATGGTGTTGTTTGGTCAGATACTTCAGGTGGTGGTAGCAGTGCTGTAATTATATTAGGGACAGGAACCGGTTCTTCGGTAAGGAAGGATAATAGTAATTTTACGATGGGTAACTACTCGACAGTAAGTGGTGGATATTGTAATTGTGTATCGTCAAATGGAGCTTTTTCAACCATAGGTGGTGGCTGTTGTAATACTGTTCTACAATTGGGTTCAACCGTAAGTGGTGGATATTGTAATGTAATTAATGGTAGCTGTGGTTTTATAGGTGGTGGTTGTAAAAATAATAATTCAAGTCTATTATCAGCAATAGGTGGTGGTATTTGTAACACAATTTTAGCTCATTGTTCATTTGTTGGTGGTGGTTGTAAAAATACAATATTTGCCGGATATGAACAATCACAATACTACTCAACCATAGGTGGTGGTTATAATAATGTTTTAACCTCTAATTATTCAGGTATTTTAGGTGGATGTGGAAATACGTTAAATTATAATAAATCTTTTATTGTTGGTAGTGATATAACAGCGGATAGAATTTGTGCTACGTTCGTAAATAACTTATCAATTATGAATATCCCAACATCAGCAACAGGATTACCTTCAGGATCTATTTATAAAGACGCCAATGGTTTCTTAAAAATTGTTTAATAATATTTATATATATGGATTTCTTTATAACAAAAAATAGCACATTACCAATTCTTACATTAGCTTTAATTAAAGATGGTAGATTCGATTATCATAAATTAAATGATAAGTTAGAATATGCGTCAATTACATTTTCAATGCGTGATGTAAATACCAATAAATTAGTTGTTGCTAATAAAGAAGCTAATATTATTTTAGCCAATATGAACCAAACAACGGAATATTATATAATTTATAAATGGAGTGCTAATGATACCAAAAAAGAAGGTAGGTATGAAGCACAATTCGATATAACTTTTTCAGATGATGGAAGTAAATTGATTGTTCCAATTAGAGAAAAATTATATGTGAATGTTTTGGATAGTTTTGTAAAATCAAATTAGTATGAATTATGACATACCCTCTTTTAAAGCTTTAGTTAGACGTTCTTGGCTAACTAAAAATAATAATGATGTTAATAAGTTTGATAACTGCTATGTATTTGGACTACAATCGTATTCAGATAAAATAATAACTTTTCATATTATGACTGACTATGGCGCTGCAAGATCCAGAGTTCCATTATCTGAAATATTTCATAAAGAACCTATAAATGATATTCCTTATCACCACAAACAACTATGGAATTGTTTTTCAGAAAACGCGAGTGTAAATTCATACAATTACCTAAAAGATAGAAGATGTAAAGTTTTTCTAAAATCAAAAAAAGAAGTTTGGGGGAGATATCAATTTACCTTAGATTGGTTTAATAATCCCTATTCTGATGAGCCAACAGATTATAAATGCGCTCACGTTATATTTGCCGATGATGGTTATTTATTAGCAATGCCAAATAATAGAATTACTGAATGGCATGACACTAATTTTTGTGTATCAACAGGGGAAACCCACACTTGGAAAGTAGATACTTGGATACCAAATGTGGAACATAATCCTAAGTGGGTTGGTGATGATGATAGCTACTTTTATTAAAAAGAAGATTTCTTATATACGAAATATACTTTTTTAAAGTGTTTAAGTGATTTTCTAATATCTTTTGGTTGTAATCCTGTTATTTCTCTAAGGTATAATAAAATTAGATTTTTATTATATTTAACACTTCCTTTGTGATTTCCTTTGTCATCAAATATTGTGTCCCATCTATCTAATAACTCAACAATTGTTTTACCAATAATAACATCATTTTGTTTCATATTGGTAGTATCCATTTGTTTTTTAATCGCCTCACCTAAATTATTAAAAAATTGTTTATCGTGAATGTTTTTTTCTTCGTCAATATGATATGAAAATCTTTCATCATCATTTAACTCTTGGGATATATCTTCATATGAAACAGCCCTTAACTTTTCTTCATATTTATCTTTTAATTTAGATATTAGATATCTTTTTGCTATTGTTCCGAAATATGAATAAGCTTTAACAGGTTTTCCTGATTTACCAATTTTACCAGGAGTAAAGTTTTCAATTTTTGTCATAATAAATGATAAAGAGTCGTTAAATTGTTCTTCAAAATCTTCATCTTTATCGTATAATTGATATGTCCTAATTATGCTTTCCACAAGTTTAGTGAAAGCATTTCTTAAATGCGAATTAAATATGAGAGTTCTGTCATATTGCGTTTTAGCACTTAAAAATAATAACATTCCGTATTCTTCATTTTCACCAAAATATGTGGTATTCAAAACTTATTTTTATGCATTTTTTAGTTTATTATAGAAAAATCTACACTTATTGTAAATTCTTTTATGTTATTTTGTTGTTCAGTATAACTACTAACAAAACACCCATAAAATTCTTTATTATCGATATAAATATTATATTTACAGGTAAAATTAATTTCAGATAATAATAAAATTAGATTACTATCATTTGTTTTAATCGTTAATTGGTTTGTAGAAATAAATAAATGATTTAATGATCTATTGTATGTAATATTATAATCAAAACTCAATATTGGGTAGTGTTTTAATTCACCCCCAATATCAAGCCTAATAACATTATTATTTTTTTTATTTCTTACGTATTCTTTAATTTCCCTCATACTTAATTTCTCTATCGAAATTGAAGAAATATTCTTTCATTGCTGTTTGCATCCAAAACTTACCTTCATCTTGTGATAACTTATATCTGTCATCATTTCTATATCTCCAGAATAAAGAATAAGGTCTCATATTCATATGTTTATACCCTGATTTTGGAATTGTCATTACCTTATATCCATTATATGTCATTCTCAATAAGAACTCATATACGAAAGATAATTTAAGGTTATTTTTGATACCACCAATATCTTCAAATGTTGCTTTCTTAATCACAGCACCGCTGATTTGGAAATTAGGGAATGTTTTTAACGCTTCTAAATCTAAGAAACCTAAATTAGAAAAACTTTCTTCAGGTGTCATACCTTGAACAAATCCTAATGACCAAGTTACCTCATTTGTTGTCCCAACGAATTCATTTTTTTCATTCACATCAATAACGTGTGATAAAAATACATCAACATCTGGATATGCTTTAATATATTTAACAGCATTTTTAAACCAAATAGAAGAATATTCATCATCAAATTCTAAGATTGAGAAGTAATCTGTTTTAACTTCTTCAACCGCTGAATTTACCATATGAGCAAACTCTTTTGTTTTTTTGGTTTCAACGATTCTGATTTTCTTTTTCATATCACCGAAATCATATCCTGATAAAAACTCTGTTACTTCAGGACAAGCACATCTAACAATTAAAATTTCGTCAGGTTGAACTGTGTTTTTCGTAACACTTTCTAATGCTTTTGGTAGGTATTGATCTAAATCAATAACTGTATGAATTGGTATAATTACACTTATATTACTCTTTTCCATATTATAATACTATTGGTTGTTCTAAATTATTTGGTTCTGATAATCTACTAATATTTGTTTTTAACTCTTCTTTTCTTTCGTTAAATATTTTTGTATAGACATCTTTAATTTGTTTTGATTGTTCTTCTTCAGTATATTTGTTTTCTATAGCTTTAATCTCATTTAACAAATCAGTATCTTCAACATCTTCAAAGAAGTTTTTACAGAAAATAGCAATTGCTTCAGGGATTTGTAATTCATCAAATAACCAAATACCATTCTTTTCACTAATCCACTCAGGTTGAATCATTGGAACTTTACCGATTACAGGAGTTCCACATTTCATACTCTCAACAGGGAATGTTCCAAATGAAGATGTTTCATCTACCCATACAGATAAGAAATAATCATTCAATACTTCTGACAATTCTTCTCTTGGGATTTGCTTAATATCTCTAAATGTAATGAAAGAATATAAAGGATATTTCAAATAGAATGTTTTAACAATTTTTGATGTGGTTCTATCATCTCTACACATAATAGCAATGATAGGTTTTTTAAGGCTATTCTTATTAGAAAAATAAGAAGGTATTTGAGGACTTATAATATGTCCTGTTGTTGCGGGAAATAATTTATTTATTTCTTGTTTAATTGTTTCAGATGTCGTAATAAATGTATTCACACCCAATGAAGTCCAATTAGTTCCCGGTGGTAACATATCTAAAATATAATCATAAGATTGAGCAAAAATAACTCTCTTACAAGGTAATTTTTGTGTTTGTTGAATAACATTACCGAATAATTCAGGAATAATTAAAAAATCTTGAGGACCTACTTTAAATGTACCTCCGATTTCTTGAATTGATGAGTGTGGTAAATTATCATACTCTTCACCTAACCAATTACCTACTTTTGTGTATTCATTATTTTCGTGTAAGATTGAAGCATTGTAACCCAATTTAATCAATTCTTTAACGTGATAATAAATTTCAGCAACTGATGCTCTTGGTGTTCCTTTTAAATCTGGAGTAAGGAACATAACTTGGAAGTCCTTATTTTCAATTTTGCTTAGACTTTCTTTTAACTTTTCTATCATTTTGTTTTTGGTTTAAAAAATGTTTTATTTTCTTTTATTTCTTTTAATACATTATAATATAATAGTGTATTCCATAATATTTTACCACTATCACTTAATGGTTCGCTTTGTTCTGTGGCTTCATTTACATCGAGGTCGTTTAAGCTAATAAATTGATCAATCCACATTCTTAAAACGTCAAACTTACCAATATTTATTTCACCTTCACCTTGCTCAACGCAACTGATAACCGTATCTAAATCTAAGAAATATTCTTTATTTAGAACTTTAAAGTATTCTTTCATTTTCTATATCTAATAAATTATTTATGGAGTAGTCGCTTTGATGGTTTAAGTTGTAAAACTTATTTAGTTTAACCACTTTTTTATCTTCAGGTTTATTATCCAATAAAAAAGGACTATCCGTTACAATCATATCAACTTCTTTCCATAAGTCAATAGAGTTTTTTCTAAAAACATACCCCTCAATATCACAATTCATTTTACATAAGAAATGTAATGTGCTGGGAACCATAATTTCAAATCCATTACATATAATATAAAATTGATGATTAGAATAATTTTTTTGTAGTTGATTACAATAACTAATAACACCCCTTTCAGATTCTTTAGCGAAACCAAATATTTCTAATACGTTTTCACCTATGAAATCAAATATTTCATCACCAAAACTTTCTTCTAAAAAATATGGGTTTATCTCATCATTTAATGGACTTTTCTCATGTTCTTTAAAATACATATCAATTAATCTGGGGATATAATTTCTTAAAATATTTACATCTATACCTATTTTCATAACTAATATATTAGTAATTATTTAGTTAAAGTGAAGTGATAAATATTTTTACCTACAACTAAATCAGTCATAAGACCTTTATTTATTTCACTAAATTCAATTGTTTTTTTGTGTTTCTTGAATAGAATGATTCCGTATTCTATTTTTTTACCATTTAATAGGAAGTTATTTTCGTCATAAAAATTTGACATCCTATTTAGTTGTTCTATTAATTCGTGTTGTTTGGTTTCAACTCTAACACCATTTTTAACAACCCTTAAAGAGTGTATAGGTATTATCACAATTTCTGTTTTGGATAGTTTAAATTCAACATAACCAATTTCTTTTTTAATATCCTTGATGGATTTCATTAATTTTCATATAATCAAATATTTATTAGTATCAGGAATAATAATAAAATAAAAAAACACAGTAAATATGAAAGATAAATTAACTAAATTATATTCTTTTTTTAAGGATAATGATTTAACACATATGATGAAAAATACAACAATTGGTTATTCGCTTAAAAAAGTGATTGCTTTAATAATAACAATTGTATTCTGTTATTTACAAATATCTAATTGGAGTGAGGCTAATGGTGTATCATTTTTAACTATTGATGCGGGTTTAATTACATCAATTTTAATAACACACGCAGTTCAGAATGGTAAAAATAATTCAGATGATGAAACACCAAATGAACCACCAACACAACAAATACTAAGAGGATAGTAATAAAAAACCCCGACTAATAATCGGGGTTTATTTTTTATTCAGAATCAATACTATTTACAACTTCTGATGTGATTTCAATTTCACCATCATCACTACCTAATTTACTCAATAGATAATCTTTATTCTTACTTTTATAGTCATCTAAATCAGCGTAAGTGATAAATCCGTGAGGTGTTGAAATAATCTTACCTAATAATTGGATACCATTAATTTGATTTTTTACAACTTCAATTTTAGTTCCAATAGCGAATGAATATTCTCTTTTATTACTTGTAGCTTTTAATCTTTCAGTTCCGTGAGCTTGAATACCCCCAAAGTGTAAAATCAATCTTGCTCCGTAGAAGAAAGCTTCACCACCTTTATGTTTTACAACACCAGCACCCATACTATCAATCCAAATCTTTTGAACCGCAATCATAGTATTTGTGAAAGGTTTTCCTTCTTTTCTTGATGCGGGTATTCTATGATTTACAAGTGACTTAAATGCCGCTTCCAACGCTCCTGCGTTCCACATATTATTTCTATTTTTAGAAGTAACACATTGTTCGCAATCTAAAGTTCCAATTGAATCCCAAGCGAATAATATTTCATATGGTAATTCACCATCAATTTGTTTATCTAATAAATCGTGACAGAAATCAGCAACATCTTCAATTACAGCTTCTTGTCTATTTTTATCTCTTTTCTTACCGTAGTTATCAATTAGATATTCGTTATTTATAAAGATAAAAAATCCATCATAATTTACAACTTCACCAGTTTCTTTATCAACAACTTCGTCAAATTGTAATCCCATATCTTTAGCATGTTCCCAACTAAAATTGTTTTCAGTATCAATAATAACTGGAAGAATACCTAATTTTTGTGATGAAACAATAGCTTCCATTAAAGATGTAGATTTACCTGTATTAGAAAATCCTCTTGATAATGTAATGTATCCTTTTGGAATACCAGCTAAACCTGTTGCTTCTGTAAATGCTTTAGAAATAGGAATCCAATCTAATTCTTTATCCTTAACATCTTCATTGAAGCCATTTTTATTCTTAAAATCTTTTAACTTAGATAAGTCAATTGATTTCTTATCAACTATTTTAGGTTTTACAGTTGATTTCCCTTCTTCTTTTTTTGTTGTTTTACCCGCCATTTTCTAATTCATCTATTTTTTCTTCTAATTTATTTACCTTAGATTCTAATTCTAAAGTATAATCTTCCATTTCCCATAACTCAGATTCCATTCTTGATAAGAAATCCATACAATTTTCTTTATTAAAAGTTTCGTTAGATAATTCTTCTCTTAATAATTCAATCAATTCGTTCATTATTCTTCCTCCTCATCAACATCGTAATCTTCATCACAATCTTCACACTCTTCTGAGGGGATAAACTCTAACCAACTATCTTGGTTTTTGATTTTATCATTCACCGTTTCCATATTATCCAACTCCTCACTTAATGTTGTAACCCATTCATTTCCATCTCCTGGTGTTGGTTTCATTTCTTGGTAATTTTCTTGGATGTATTCTTGTAATTCATCAGCGCTCATACCTTTAGTTTCTTCATACATTTCCGAATCAATTTCAATCGGTTCTTTCGCTATATATGTTGTATATGATTCACACATATAAACTTTAATTTTTGTCATACTTAATAATAATTATTTTTTGTTATTTTCTAAATAGTTAAAAAAAAATGAGCATGGACACTTTGTCTATGTGTATGTCCATGCTCATTAAATTAAAATGGTTCTTCTTCACTCATTACTTCTTCTTCTTCAGATTGGTTTTTTGGTGATGAAACACTTGGAGTTTCTTTCTTCTCATAAGGATTTTCACCTCTCGCTACTTTTGATAAGTAATCGTAATCTCTTTTACTGAATACATCTTCCCAAGTCATAGTGTCTGATGTCCATTCTGAAATTTGTTCTTCAGTTCCTAATGGTTCTCTATCATCGTGAATGATTGAACTAACTACTGAATTACCTCTATCATCTTTACCTACGTTGATGATTAAATCTCTACCTTCTGTTGCGTGTGAAATATCACCTTTTTCAGAAAATACTGCTATCATTTTGTCAAAAACACCAGCACCTTTGTAATTGTGTGGGAATCTCCAAAACTTAACACCTTCATCTTCTTTACCTCTTTCAATACCTTTTACGACATAGAACTTTTTAGGTTTGTAAGTTTTAGCTAAATCTTTATCCTCTTTTGAACCCGATTTTTCTAATTCAGATGCTACTTCACAAAATGGACAAGGATCTCCAGCATTTTTTTCTGGGCAATACAATTTTTTCCATTCCCCATTAACTTGGACATTGTGAAACCACACTTCTACAAATGGTGATTGTCCTGGTTCTGTTGGAATAATTCTGAATTTCTTTTTGTCTGTAAGTTTACCTTTTGGTAACATTGTTGTGAAGTATTTTGTCAAATCTACCTCTTTTCTTGGTTTCGCCTTATTGCTTTCGTACTGCTTAAGGATTGCGTCTAATACGCTGTTTTTTGGTTGTGCTTTTGTGCTCATAATATATAATTTAATAAAGTTTATAACAACTCTAACGAGTTCGAATTTGTATTATATAAATAGTTAAAATCTATAAAAAGTAACTACTTAGTTTATGTTTTAATAATAAGATTTTTATTTTAAAAAACAAACTTTTTAGATTTAATTTATTAATGTATTTATTGATATGGATAAAAATATAATAAATGAAGTTAAAAGAATCAAACAACTTATGAATATAAATGAAGTTGTAATTGATGAAGGTTTTAAAGATTTTATTAGAGTCGCTTCTTTATGTGCAATATTAGCTACAGGTGAAATTTCTTGTAAAAAAATTGATACTTCTGATATCTCAACAAACCAAGTAACTAAAATTTCTGATTGGTCTAAAATACCACAAGAAGAAATGGAAAAAATGGGGTTTAAAAGTGTTAATACAATTTCTAATGATACTTTAAAATCCGTTAGAAAATATAACTCAAGACAGCCTTGGGTTGGTATATGGAAATTTACTGAAAATTTTAGATCAGCAAATAAAGAATTTTTAATAATATCACCAAATAATTTATTAGATAGAAATAATATTGTCGGTAGTAAAGTATATTGGTGTGCTTGGTCAGATGAAAGACAAGTTTATGATATATTCCCATTAAGATTTGTATCTGGCGAAATTTACTATCCCTCAATTCACGATAATAAACCTTATAAGTTTGGATTAAAAGGATATTCAAAAAGTAAAAATTTAAACGAATATTTTGAAATTACTTTTTATGGTAAAGATTCTTTAGATATAACTAATTGGATTGCAGGTAAAGCAATAAGAATGGATAAATTACCTTATCCATAATTTATTTTTAGCCTATTTATAGGTAACAAAGAATAAATTAAAAAACAAACCAACAAATGAAAAAAATCCTATCGTTTTTGGCATTATTATGCCTATCTGTTATTACGTTCGGGCAAACATGCCCAACACCTAACGGAAACTCAATTATTATTAAACCAAATTACACGGTTTCATCTTCAATAGCTAACCAAACAGATGTAAAACTTTGCTATAATAATACAACCACAAGTAAAATTACAGCTCTACAATTTAAGATTAGTTATGACACTATTGCTTTTACAGAGCCATCGGTTAGATTAGTTATTCCTGATAGTTCAGATTCTTATTTACAGTTCTATGTAAATAAAGGAACAATTACTATATCAACAGTATATGACGGATCAAATCTTAATTATACTTACCCTTCAGGTGAGTTATTTAATATAAACTTCAAACATTCAAATCCAAACACATTTCAATATTTAACAGGGATTACATCGTTGGGGTTTGATAATCAATACCCAACAATAGCATCAACTAATTTAGGTAAAGATACAACATTAAATAAATTTAACGGTGGTGGTATATTTATTAGACCTTCTATCAATTTCACAGGAACATTTAAAAACGTAACTGGTTCATTCACTAAAAACCTATTAGTAGGTTTATGGAAACAACCTAAATCAGGTGGTAATTGGACATTAGTTAATGTTGATACTACTGACTTAAATGGTAAATTCGCATTTAGTCCTATCGTAGATACTACATATTGGACTTGTAAAATAGAAGTTAAAGGTGATACGTTATCTTTAGGTAATGTGGTAACAACAGCAGATGCTCAAAAAGTTAATAGATTTGTATTAGGTATTGAAAATCCAAAAAGTTTTGATTTCCATTCATCAGATCCAAATAATTCAGGTAATATATCTATTTCAGACGTATATACAATCTTTAATAGAATTGCAGGTAGATTTAGTAGTTTTACAACACCTGACGTTAGATTTTTTACAGATATTCAATATAACACAATTACGACAGATAGTTTAACTAATCATTCATTAGATATACCAGGAAGTGCTAATTATTCATATACAATTGTAACAGGTGTTGATTCAATTACAGTTTATGTATTAGCAACAGGTGACGTAAATGAAACAGGTTTCCGTATGGCTAGATTAGTTCCAATTAAAATAACTAATCCATTAAACGCACCTAATTTCATTATAGATCAAACAACTGATTACTACGCTTCATTAAATGAAATGGAAATTAATTTACCGACATTAAAAATTGAAGAGGGTAATTTAGTTAATATTCCGGTAACAGTTTTAACTAACGGACAAGAATTAGGGGCTGTGCAATTAGCAATGAAATATGATACAGATTTATTAGAGTTTAGAGGTGTAAAAACCCTAAACTCAACCGCTAAATGGATGTCATTTACAAATCCTAACGATGGTGTAGTTGAATGGGGTGGTGTAGATATGAGCGAACAAAATAAAGTTAAAGATGGTAATGATGTAGTTGTAATGCAATTTTACGCTAAAAAACCTAAAGATGATTGGAATGGTTCTCCATTATATGTGACTCGTAAATTTGTAGGTAATTCAACAGCTAAAGATTTAAGTATTAAACCTACTGATGGTAGAGTGGAAGTTCTTAAAACATCTCCAATTGTATCAAGGTTAAATGGTAGTTTAAATATATTAGTTTATCCAAACCCTTCAACAGGTATAGTATCAGTTCAATTTAACGTACCTGATAACAATAATACTATGGTTTATTTTATAGATATGATTGGACATAAAGTGGCTGAAATAACTAATGGTAAAATGCCAAAAGGTGAATACAGATACACTGCAAATTTAACAGATTTACCAGTTAGTGCTTATACAGCGGTAGTTGAGTGTGATGGTAAAATAATTGGTAGCGCGAAACTAATAAACGGCGTATTTATGTAGTAGAATAAACATACAAATATAAGAAATATTATGGCAGAAGAAACAGAAAACACAAACGATGGAACATTGTCAGGTTTAAAGAAAACTATTATTGGTACTCTATCAACAGTAGTACTTGGAGCAGGTACTTGGCTAACAACAACATTTTTTAACGGACATTCAGATGATAATGCTGAAACTAAAACAGAACAAGCGGCACCTGCCCCAGCGGCAGCACCTGTTGTAATCAACTTATCAAACAATAACGAACAAAAACAACAAAATAATAGTGGTGGTGGAAATACTACAATTATTAAAGAAAGAGTTATAGAAAAACCAGCTCCGGTTAAAGAAGAAAAGAAAAAAGAAGAACCAAAGGAAGAAGCGCCTTGGTAATAAATCTTAAATAACGAAAACCAACAAAGAATGAAAACCATAAACCAACAAAGCATAATCAACTTCATAGTGGCTCTTTTAGGGGCGGCTATGATGTTTGGTTGTGGAACAACTAGAACAGAAAAATACACAGCTGATTTTGAAAAGAAACAATCAATACAAGTAGTAAGTGATTACGATGGGAAACCAATTCCTGTTCAAGTTCTTTCAATCGGTATTAGTGATAATGTCCTTACCTCATACCCAATTCTTAAAGAAAAAAATGTAGGATTAGGTGTTACAAATATAGCTTTAGATTACTTAGAAGGCACAAATAGATTCGAGTTTACAGAAGATAAAGAAGAAATCAAACTTAAAATGGTTAAACAATTCCAAGCAAGTGCTAAAGGCTTTACTGAAAATAAATTAGATGGTAAAGGTAAAATTAAACTTGCAAAGTATTTTGTTTATATTGAAGTATATGATTTTTCAGTAGATGAACAAGAAACCTATACTGCGGGTAAAAAGCAATTAGAAGTAACTACAAGATTAGGTCTACAAATTAGATTTGTTGATGCTGAATCTGGACAAGTTAGAGTAGGTTCTGGTATGGGTGAAGCAACCCAATACGGTCAATCATTTTTGAAATCTCTTGATATGAAATTTGCGCAGTCAACTGTTGGTATTTCGACAAGAAAATCCTTAGAAACAGCTTGTTCAAGGGTGGTATCCAAAATGATTAAAGATGGAATCTTTGAAAAATAAAATAATTTCTATTATTTTAATTTTATTTATGATGAGTGGGTTGAGCGTAAAAGCTCAATCTATTTCATATTCATATGTTGATCCCTGTACTAAAGAAACTAAAAATATTACAGTATCTGGATTAAATGGTACTTTACCTATTGTAATGAATTATTATGGGCAAGTAAAAGCATTTACACCAACAGAACTTCAAAACGGAACTTTTGACTCTTGGGCTAATTCAGTTTATAATGAATATGGTAAAGGAAATCCTTGCGCTCAAATAGGGATTCAAACAATTACAACGAATGTATTAAATGTAACTAATAACGTAGTTAATAATGTTGTTTCATTAGGTTCTATGCTAACTTCAATAACATCTTCAGGGGTTAATTCTATACCTACCGATGTAGTATCAACAACCGGAACTGGATCTAATACTACCACTTCTAATAATAATTCAGGTGGAGGAAGAACTATAACAGGTGGTAAATCAGAAAAAGGAGTTCAAAGTAAAGAAGAAAAACAAGAAGAGCAAAAACAAGAAGAAGTTAAGCAAGAAGAAACTAAACAATCTTCTAATTCTGCCAAATCAACTAGTAAAGCAACCTCAAAATCAGACAAACCGGCTATTATGTTAACAGGCGATTTGGTTGGTATGCAATCTGCTTCTGATAATACACAAGACGCTAAAGCTACAACATCATATATTAGAATATCTGGAAATAAAAAGACATCGTTAGGTGTATCAGCAGATTTTACAATAAATGCTAATATAGGTAATATAACAGTATTTAGATCTTGGATGACACAAAAAACAGCTCGTAAACATATTGATTTAGTTTCTAATAGTATATCAATATTACCAAACAGCTTTAGCAATACATTAGTATTTATAAGAATAGATAACGTAAAGAAATTCACTGGACTATATGGTGTTGGGGGTATGTATGGGGCTTTAAACAAAGAACCGCTAACTTCTTTATTAACTCTTGGTGGTGGGATGTATAAAGGACAACTAACTAAAAATGTTGATGCGGTATTTATATTAGTGGCTGTATATGTTCCATATATGAAATATTATACTGAAAGTATAATGAAATCAAAACCATTAATACTTCCATTTATGAATATAAACTATAAAGTAACTAAATCCTTTAGATTTGGATTAACGGCTGGAACCACATATTCGGTAAATGAACAACTAATAAACTATCAAGTATTATTTGGAGCTAAATTAACTTTATGAGAAAAATATTATTATTTTTACTATTATTATCATCAGTTGTTAAAAGTCAAAACTTTTCTCAGACAGGTAGGGTGTTTGGTATAAATAATGTAGGAGTATCTAATATAAGAATACAATTTTGGAAACGAACAACATCAGCCCTTACAGGATTCACATCCCAAACAAACTATAATGGACATTCTTATTATCGTTCAACAACAACTAATACTTGGACAGGCTCTAAATCTACTTGTGAAAGTATGGGAGGACATTTAGTTACGATGTCTAACGCAGCTGAAAATACATTTGTGTTTGGAACATGGCCTTCAGGATGGTTTGGATATTATCAAGATAAAAGTACTGGGTATTTCTTTTCAGAGCCTTTAGGAGGATTTAGATGGACTGAATTACCTGTAACAACGAGTTTAGTTGCTAATTATGATATAGCAGATACTAATTCATATAAAACAACATCACCTACGTTAGTTAGGAATACTATTAAAGGAACTAACGCTACTTTATTTAGTACTCCAACATATACAGCAACATCAGGTAAGTATATGTCATTTAATGGTTCAACACAATATATGATGACTGAAAATCTTGGAAGTTATTTTAATTCAGGCGTTGTTAGTTTAATGTTATGGTGTTACCCAACAGATGCCGGTGTATTAGTATCTGAACAAGGACAACCTTCCGTTGATGGTGGTTGGTTTGATTCTCAAATTGAAATAACTAATGTAAGTGGTTCAACCGGAACATTAAGGTGTGGAACTTGGAGTGGTAGTGGATTACAAAGTGTAAGTACAACAATAACATTAAATCAATGGAACTTTATATGTTTAACACATTCAGGAACTCAATTAAAAGGATACTTAAATGGGACAAACTTTAATTCTTTATCTTACGTAAGACAATACCCTTCTCAATTATATTATACCTTCGCTTCTAAATGTAATACAAATATGGGTGATGGAACATTTGCTAATGCCAGATTAGGTTCATTTCAAGTATCTAATGTTGTATGGACAGATGATGAGGTAAATAGAAGTTATATGTTTAATGCTTATAGATTTGGAGTATATCCATATTCTAATTGGAATAATGGCGAGCCTAATAATGCAGGAACAGAAGATTATGCTCAGTTCGTAAGTGGTGGTAAATGGAATGACTTACCAAACTCAGCGATGCTTAATTATGTATTGGAATTTGATTATATAACATCAAACGGAACTTGGGTTTTAGATACAACAGTATTAACAAATACTAGTGGAGATTATTCGGTTTTAAGAACATCTAACCCTTCTATTGAGTGGAGAATAATATTAGATACATTATCTATATCATCACCGCAAAGAACTAATGCTTTAGATAATAACAACCTTATATTTAATAAAAGAACTATTAACGGAGCTGATTATTTTAGATATGATTTAAATACTGATAATAATTTTTCAGTTTCAGATATTTATTTACAAATAAAAAAACGTAGAGGATTGATTTGGACGGTACCAAATTATAGAATATATACACAAACGGAACATTCTACAATTAGGTTATCAGTCACGGATTTAAGATTAACATATCCGGGAGTTCAAACAACTACAGCGTCACCACTAACAAATGGTGGTGTGACTAATTTTTATATATTAAGAACAGGCTATGACAATTAAAAGTTTATTATTTGGGTTATTATTCCTTCCATTGTTTTCATTTGGACAATGTGTAAAAGTTGATTCAGTTTATAATAAAACTGAAATGAAATCTATTGAAAATAGATCCGTATTATTTGGTATTAAACAAATCACGGAAGATCTTTTACAAGATAAAGGTTTTGATATTTGTCAAGACGGATCACCAATATATGTTGAAATAACCTATATTGGATTACCTGAAAATACATTTAGAATTGCTGGATTTGCCTTACAAAACAAGATTACGGAAATTAAAGTTAAAATAATAAACGGAATTAGAATAATGGAAGGAACTGGAACTTATAAAACATCTACAAATGCTATGATGCTTGAAATAAATGAAGAAGTTCCATTTAAACAAACAGTCCTATCTAATGCTATTAAATTAGCTTTGATAAACGCTTTGAGGTAATTATTTATTATATTTAGCGTCAATCCTTTCAATGATTTCTTCAATCACACCCTTGTTATCAATTACACCATCAATAGCCATATTAATAATGGATCTTTTTTTATCTAAAACTTCATATACTATCGTATCCACAGTATCGTCAAAAAGTGGAAAATAACAAATAACGTCCTTAGTTTGCCCTATCCTATACGCCCTATCTAATGATTGGTCAATATTTGCTGGGGTATAATTTAAATCATTTACAATAACAACTTCAGCTGCGGTTAAAGTTAATCCAACACCAGCAGCAACGGTATTACCAATAAACAATCTAACATTTGGATTATTTTGAAAATCCTCAACAGCCTTTTGTCTATCCTTTTGACTTGTTTCACCATTAATAACAACACAAATATCTTTATATTCTTCTCTTAATGTATTAACAACTGAAGTATAATCGGTAAATACAATTACTTTTTTATCCGATTCTAATGAATTATTGATAAGTTCTTTGGTATGCTTTAATTTATTTTCGGCAACCCATCTTCTTAAAACAGATAATTCAACTAGTTTTTTAGCATATGAAACATTCTTACCTTGTTCTTCCCTCATTTGAATATATCTTTCAACAGATGAATCATAATCAATTTTATCATCATCATCTAATTGTAAGTATATAGGTGAAATAATTTTATCAGGTAAATCTAATACATCTTCTTTTCTTCTTCTAATTGAAACAGGTTTAATCCTTCTATTTAATTCTTCTAAATTTGAAGCACCATCAGCCTTAATAATTCTTCTACCTTTAATCATCATAGTTTTAGCATTACAATAACTATATAGGAATGAATTATAATTGGTTGATAGTGGATGTTCTACCATAGATAATAATGAAAACAAATCCACAGGTTTATTTGTAATTGGTGTTCCTGTTAAAAACCACCTTTTTTTAATTGTTTTAGCTATTTTTTTAACGTGTTTTGTTCTATTCGAACTTGATGATTTTAAATAATGTGCCTCATCACAAATAATCAAATCAAACTGTTCATTTAATATTTGATTATTAACAGCAACCTCATCGTATTCTTGGAACTTGAACTTAGGTTTTTTTTCTTTTTTAGGTTTTTCAATTGTATTAAACTTATCTAAGATATCATAATTTATAATTGTCCATTTATTAGGTTTCCATTCTCTTTGAATAATTGATACATTATCAGAATCATCATATATAGATATTTCTTTTTTCCAATTTAATTTAAGTGATGCTGGGCATATAACCAATATTTTTTTAGCGTCAGATTCCAAAGCAGCGATAATTGATGAGGCTGTTTTACCTAAACCTGGTGTATCTAATAATAAGAAATTATCATTTTGTAATAATTTAATAATAGCTTCTTCTTGATGCTTCATAGGAAGCCTTGAAGAGTATTTATTCCAATCCACATTTACTTCAGGTATAACCCTAAATAAATCTTCATTTAGTTGAGCTTTTGGTAGCCAAATAAGTTCAGAGTCTCTATTTTTAAATAATTTAACTTGGGCGTGATATACCTTTTCTTGTTCCCCAACAATCTTTTCAATTAGGATTTTTTCTATTTGATTAGTAATATTAAATTGTCTCATTAAAGAGTTCCTAAAGAAATTAGTTAAATCTAAAAACTTATTTACTTCTTTTACTTGAAAATTATGATTATTTATAATATAATTTGCTTGATTTTCAGTTATCGGTAAGAATGATTTCTTTTCTCTTGTTTTTTTCAATTCCAAGATATAAGGATTATCCCCCACATAACTTTTTAATAAATCTAGAGCTTTAACTTTAGCAATGTCATTTAATTCTATCATCTATAACAATATAATATTTTTCAATAAAAAATAAATAAATGTTTATTTTATGCTTTATATATTTATATTGACCAGGACCTTAATAATTAATAGTATATTAAATAATATATATAATAACTAGAAACTAGACCAGAACAGCTTTATATAAAATATATTATAGAACTATTTATATATATGGCAAAGCAAAAATTAGAATTTAATGATGATAGTTTAACATCATTACTTCAAGAAACATATTGTGAAATAGTTGATCAAAGAAATAAGGCTTTAGGATTACTCAACAAGTATTTAAAGAATGTTGAAGAGAATAGTGATATAGCTATGGTTGGTAAAATCAATAACGAATTATTAAAAGTAATAGACTCTTCAATTGGTAAAAAGATTGAAGTGGTTAAACTTATGGCTGATATTATGAATAAGAAAGGTAGTATTAAAAATGATGATTCTTCAACAAATCAAATATCAAAAGAACAAAAAGCCGAAATGCGTAAATTGGTTAAAGAAATAAAAGAAGGTAAGATAAATATTAGTGGTGAATAATGGCTAATACCGGACAAGCAGATAAAAAACTTATACTTGATAGAGTTCAAAACTTTTTAATTACAATTGAGCAATTAAAAAAAGAAAAGCTCGTATTACAATTAACAAATTATTCATTACCTTCATTAAGAATACCTAAAGACGATCCATTTGATTTTCTTATGGATTTACTTGGAACAATGAAAGGTAAGAAACAAGCTGTTCAAGAAGTTCTAAATTCAGTATTGGGTAGTATAGATTCAATCAATATTAAACTTAAAGAAGGTTTAAAAAAAGTAATTCTTAAATCTTTCTTTTGTAATAATGACTTTGTTGTAAAACCAGAATATACAAATGGTTCAAATGATATTGAATTCTCAATATCAAGCATAGATTATTTTTTCTTATTAAAAACTAGTCCATTAGATGATGTAAGTGGGGCTTATGAAATAAATAGTGGATTGAATAGATTTATTTATGATACATTAAATGGTTCGGCAGGGACATCATCGTGGCAAGATTTACTAACTAATGTGAGTTTTAATCAATCAACACAAGTTTTAAGTTTTAGAATAAATCCTAAATATGCGAATCAACCTGTAAGTGTATTTGTAAATGATTATGTAGATTCACTTACTATTATTGATAATGAGTTCTTCAAATCTTTATTTAGTATCTCTCAAAAACCAAATAAAGAATTACAGAAAAGATTACAATTTTTAAATAAATTGATTAATGATGTAAGAAATGCTTGTGCTCCGACATTGAATGATGTGGGTAAAAATAAGACAGAAAAAGAAGCTATATTAGTAGATTTATTAAATAATAAAGGGAAACCTTTAAGTCAAATATTAGCTGAAAGAATTGCTAAATACAATGAATATGATACTTTAGCTGATGATTTTACAAATAAAATAAATCAAATTCTTTGTCAGCCCATACAAACACCAATAACAAACCAAACTGTATTGGATGCTTATAGTCAGATAAATGATGAAATAAACCAATTAAATAGTTTATTAAATGGCATTGATAGTGTATTAAATAATTCATATCAAAATAATGCTAATGGAACAGGTAATGGTATTGCAACTGGTGGGGATCCAATAACTGATAGCCCTTTTTCTTTACCTACATTAAATATAGATTTCAAGTTAGGTATAATAGCTCAAATACCTAATAATATTGCTAGATTATTATTATCCCCAAAGGTAATAATGTTATTTGGTATTTTAACACAATTACAAAATTTACCATGGAATGAAGGATTTGAAAGTTTTTTACAAAAATTTACAAAATCTTTATTTGATATGATTAAAAGTATTATAACTGAAATATATGATAAGATATATAATTTAGTTGCTGATAATATATGGTTGATAATACAAGGTTTAATATTACAAATTGTGGGTGAAAAAACAAAGGCTAGGTTAGCCATAATATTATCCCTAGTGGCCTTATTTGATAAATTAAATGGTATTTTAAGTGATATTGATTTCGGTAATTGTAGGTCAATATTGGATGCCTTATTAAAACTAACATCACTATCCAGTCTATTATAATATAGATTTTCTTTTTACATTTTTTTTATTATCCTTGTATATATGGAAAACAAGGAATACGAACACGTAAATCACCCAAACCATTACAATACTTTTAGTAAAGAAGTTATTGATATGATGGTAGATATTTGGGGTGTTGAAAAAACAATTGCTTTTTGTGAGATGAATGCTTTTAAGTATAAAATGCGTATGGGTGATAAACCAAATCAACCGTTGGAACAAGATGCTAAGAAAGCTTCTTGGTATATTAATAAAGCAAAAGAACTAAAAAGTAAGTTAGATACTTATGGTGTAATAGAAACAATCACGGAGGTAATATATAAATGATAGAATTCGCAAGAACAAATAAGGATGTTATTAAAACCGTATCGGATGAACAATCGGTTATTATTGATAGCATATTAAAACTTTATATTCCATCTAGACAAATAGATGTAGATCCGACATATTCTAAAGGTAATTTCTATAAGAAAACAATTATACCTGAACCAAAACATAAGTTTGATTTATACCCACAAACAGAAGATACAATTCAAGCATCTGCCGATAAACTACCATTACCTGATAATTCAGTAAATAGTATAATGTTCGATCCACCATTTGTTGTTGGGACTCCTAATACTTCTAAAGGTAAAGTGGGCTCAAATATAATATCAAGCAGGTTTGGTTCATTTAAAAATATTGAAGAGCTTTGGAAATTCTATGAAGCATCAATTGGTGAATTTTCAAGAATAATAAACGATAATGGTGTTTTAATTGTAAAATGTCAGGATACTATTAGTTCATCAAAACAATACTTATCACATATTGAAGTAATTAATTATGGTATAAGACACGGATTCTATTGTAAGGATTTGTTTATTCAAACAACTAAAAATAGGATATTATCAGGTAAGCATAAAGTTCAGATGCACGCAAGAAAATACCATTGTTATTGGGTTGTTTTCACTAAGGAAAAGAGTAAGGTAAAATATAATAATTTTTGGGATGAAGAACAAAAATGAGATGAATATAAATCATCTAATTAATTCGGTTAATTTTTACTTCACTTTAGATATTTCTAAATCAAAAGAATATTGGGTTGAATTAAAAAGTAGATTAGAAAAAATATCTTGGAATGAAGAATTAATTAAAATGTATAATAAACCATTTTATGATAAGTATATAAGTAGTGGTTTATTAAGTAAAAAATTTGAGTTTAAAAATGGTGTTCCTATTAGTTGGGAGGGAGAAATATGAGTTTGGAAATAAATAAAATACATAAAGGATTAACGGAAGAGTTAATCAAACAAATGGATGATAAGTCAATTAATCTTATTGTCACGTCACCTGATTACGCTAACACAGTAAATTATGGTAAAAAAGTTAAATTATATAATGAGAATACTTTCGCTGATTGGTTTATACCGGTTATCAAAGATTTTTACAATAAACTAACTGATGATGGTTCATTTATTATGAATATAAATGATAAGGTATCTAATGGTGAGAGAAGTATCTATGTTATGGATTTGGTTTGTCGTATTGTTAGAGAAACAGATTTCAAGTTATACGATAGATATATTTGGGGTAAGAAAGCCGCTTTACCGACAGGTGGTAATAAAAGATTAAATGATAGAATTGAATATATCTTTCATTTTGTAAAATCACCAAAAGATTTTTATTGTGATACAAACGCTATTAGAGAACCATATGCGGAAGCTTCCGTTAAACGATTTGACTATAAAGTAATGGCGAATGATGTTATTGATGAAAATGGTTTAACTGATAACACAAAAAAGAAAAAGGTGAATGTAAATCCTTTGGGTAAAGTTCCTGGTACATTATTTCAATTCAATACAGCTGCGACTGTAAGAGATGAAAGTTCAGGAAGGCATCCCGCACCATTTAACCCTGAATTACCTGAGTTTTTTGTTAAATGGCTAACAAAGGAAGGTGATTTAGTTTTAGATCCTTTTAATGGAGTTGCTTCAAGTGGAGTTGCGTCTTACAATAATAATAGAAACTATATTGGTTTTGATATGAATGAATTATATATTGATATCAGTAAAGAAAGATTGAATAAATTTAATAAATTAGAAGTATGAAAAAATTGTTTATTTGGACAAAATTTGGATGTCCAGACTGTATTGAAATGAAAGGTATGTTAGATAACGCTAATATTCCTTATGAGGCTTTGGAAAGTGAATTGTATCAAGGGTGGGATATTGCGGTTAGCGAAACTAAAAGTAATGGAGTACCGCAAGCTGAATTCGAATACCCTGATGGTAGTATTGTAAGGGTTTGGAACGCCGAAACATTGGATGAGTTATTACAAAAAATAAAAGATGAATGGGAAAAATAATCACTAATTTTAGTAGTAAATATTTTACTTTATTAAATTTTTAGTTATTTATATATTATAATTCTTTGTTGGTTTTATAATTAACCCACTTATCCGTAAAAAGATATAGTGGGTTATTTTTTTTATATTTTCATCTATTTATATGTATGAGTAAAATTTTAATCGAAGAAATCAATAGAAATAGAAAAGTGATGGGTATTCAACCCTTAACAGAATCACAAGAATTAGATTTAATATTAGAAGATATTAACAAAGAAGTACTAAATGAAGGTTGGTGGGAAACAACTAAATATGCATTATCTAAATTAGGTAGATATAAAGCTAATGGTAAAATCTTGGGTAAAACACAAGAAACAGCTAAATCTGAAAGTAAGGTTAGGGATTTACTAATGAAAAAAGGTAATGAAATAATCCAACAATTAGATAAAGACATTCGTGGTATAGATCCTGAATTTCCAAATAACAAATCAAGAGTATCATTTTTAAGGTGTGTGATATTGGTTTCACAAGCTTATGATTCTATTGTGGCGGCAACTAAATTACCTCCAACAGATCCTAAGTTTTTACCTATTGATGCCGCCAATCTTATTATTAATGATTTAAGGGAATACGTTAAAAAGTTTTTAGATACTGATTTAAGTGCGGCTTTTAGTATAATGGATAGTGAAATTATTGATGGTAATTTAATAACTGAAGATGAATTATTAGATGAGGCTGAACCAAGAAGCGCTAAATTATCACAAGCGGGTAAAACAGGTAAATTCGGCTCAACTAGAATGGATACACTTAAATCAAATAAATTACCTTTATTATTGGCTGGTTTAGGTGTTAGTTTAGGTGGTTTAAGTTGGTTAATGGATTCAGTTTGGGGGCAAAGATTCATTGAAGTTCCAACAGAAGAAGAAAAAGTTAAATATTTAAAAAATACTATTGGGACAATACAACCAGGTCAAGGTTTAACTCAATGGTTAAATATGTTTGAAGGTACTGGATTAAATCCAAATTCAACCCCACAACAATTTTTAGATGCCGTTACAAAAGTTGGTAATGGTGATTTAGATAAAGGTATTGAGGCTTTAACAGAACAAGGTGGTATATTTAGAAACCCTGATGCGGCTAAACAAGTATTAGAACAAATTAAAAATAATCCTGATGGTTATAAAAACTTAGGTGAAATGTTTAAAGGGACTTGGGCTGGAACAGGAAAATCTATTGGTGATACATTAGTAACGGTTCCAGGTGCTTCGGTTGTGGAAACAATAGCAAAAAAAGTTGCTGTACCTGTATTAAAGAAAGTGTTAGTTAAAACTGCCGCTGGTTCAGCATCTCCAATTATAGGTGCTTTAGGTATTGGTTTGATGGCGGCTGGTGCTCTTGTAAAGGGTATGAGAATTAAAGGACAGAAACAATCAAGAGCTAAAACATTAAATGACTTATATCAATCATTGGTAAATTTAGAACCAACAGAAGAAAACCCATCATCAGGTATTATTGAAACAGCTGGTGAAGGTGACGCAACAGGTGGTGATCAATCTAAATTGGGCGGTGCGACAGGTGTAAATATTGAATGTGTAAAAAATTTAATTAAGGCAACGATTCAGTTAAATGAAATGATTAATAAAGGTGTGGTTAAAAATCCGACTAATAAAAATGCTGCTGGTAGTAAAGGTAATATTAAAGTAGGTCAAGAATATTTATATAATAATAAACCTGTTTTAGTTCTTAATTTAAAAAATCCTGTAAGTAAAGGTTCTGATAAGAAATGGTTAACAAAAGATGACATTATTGGTAAAGATACTTTAGGTAATAATATGGTTTCTGTTGTATTTAAAAACAAATTAAATGATTATAGTGATATGAACGCCAGTACGGCTGTCGATATTTCTAAATTAAAACCTATGACTGGTGGTAATAAACCACAACCAACACAACAAAAACAAGGTAGATTCCCTAATTCTAAGCCTTTAACTCAATCACAATTAAAATCTAGTATTGATTCAGTTGTTCATAATATACTTAGAGAGTTTATTGAATTACAAGAAGCGGGCGCTGCTTGGAATACGGCAAATGCTGCTAACGTAACTCAAACAAACGCACCTAAAGGTGGAGCTTTACAAGCCGGAGAAACAGATGCTGTGAATGGTTGGAATAAAGTCGTAAATGCATTTAAACAAGCCAATGTATCTGCATTAGTTAAACCTATGGAATTATTGGTTAATACTTCAATTTCACAAGGTAAAGATACATTAAAGGCGGCTCAAGAGGATATGATGCAAATAGGTAATTTAATTATTCAGAATAGAGCAACTATTGGTAAAGTAATTCCATTTGAACAATTAGTAAAAGAAGCTGAAGACCCTAAAATAACTAGAAGTAGGAATGTTCAAGCAATAGCTAAATCGATATCATTAGTAAGTAGAATTATTATGGCGTATAAAGAAGATATTGGTTTAACAGGTGCTTATGGTAGTGCTAAAGCCCCTATGAATTTATTTATTCAAGCTTATGATTGTGTAGTTAAAGGTGGTGGTAAATCAGGGGGACAAACAACTCAAGGAGGGAATCAACCATCACAAGGGGGAAATAACCAAGCAAATCAAGTTGGGGGTAATCAACCTGAAGGAAATGAAGAGGGTGGGACTGAACAATCTGGAGGGGAAGAAACCTCAAATCAAAAACAAACCGGTGTTGGATTCGATACAAAAGTTAGTGGTTCTATTAGAGGTGATTACTTTAGATAAAAAATATTAAATTTATGAAAATTAAAATAACAGAAGAACAATATAATACCTTATTAAATGAAGGTTTTTTTGATAGATTAGGTGCTAAAATATCTGCCGGAACTAAACAAATTAAAGCTGTTGGGTCAAACATTAAAAATATCGTGACAGGTGATGGTAAAAGAACAAGTTATCAAGGGATAAAAAATTTAGGTGATGAAACTAAATTAAAAAGTATTGGATTATCAGTATATAATTTTATTGACAACTCAATAAAAAAAATTGTAGAAAATTACCCAAGTAGAAACGTGGATGTTTCTGAATATTTATATCTTTTAGCTGATTTTACAGATCAAAATACTAAGGTTTTAAACCTAAATACTAAATATATTAAAATACCTAAAGCTCAATACTATACAGGTAAAAATGGGGATAACCGAGAAAATCTTAAACTAAAAAATGAAGGGATATCAATAAATAAAAATATTGAAAATACGATAAAAGATTTGGAAAAATTATTTTCTTCTAGTGGTAGGAATAATAATGATTTAATTGATTTAGCTTATAAATATATGTATTTCTTAAAAGAATTTTTAGGTGCAAATGAAAAAATGTTGAAATTAAATGAGAGTAGTTTATCTAAAGATAGTAATTTATTTTTTAATAAAAAAACAAATCAAACACAACCAACTCAAGCGACGCCTAATCAACCACAACCAACTCAAGGGGTTCAAAATAAACAAACACCTAATCAAACACAACCAACTCAAACTAATTATCCTGGTAGAACTGAAGAGTTGAGACAAAAAATGCAATCTAGATTAAACCCTAACCCTTATTACGGTAAATAAGTAAATATTTACAAAAAGTAAAAGTTTCATATATATAGTGTATGGAATTAGATATAAAGAATTTAGATCAGTTAAAAGCTATTGGTGCCGCTCAAGAGAGTAATGAACCATACGATGTTATACCCTTACCAAGCGAAGGGTTATTTTACACAAATAAAAAATCATCTGTTAAAGTATCATATTTAACCGCGGCTGATGAAAACATATTATTATCACCAAATCTACTTAAATCAGGTAAAGCTTTAGACGTTTTATTGGAAAGAAAGATAATGGATAAAGATATTAAGCACAATGAATTATTACCTGGTGATAGGGATGCTATATATATTTTTTTAAGAACAAGTGGTTATGGTAATATATACCCTGTTAAATTGACTGATCCTAAAACAGGTGACGAATTTGAATATGGGGTTGATTTAAGTGATATAAAATATAAAGAATTAGTTGAGCCTGATAGTAATAATGAATACACTATGAAATTACCCTTGTCAAAATCCACCATTAAATTTAGATTATTAACAACTAAAGATATTGAATCAATTGATGAGGAAATTGAAAAGAAAAAGAAAATGATGAAATTTTATGTTGATGAAACATCAACAAAAAAATTAGAAAGAATGATAATGGAAATTGATGGTGATAGAGATAAAGGTAGAATTGCTCAATTTATATTAAATATGAGGATTGGTGATAGTTCCGCTATTAGAAAAGAATACAATAGGGTAGAACCTGGTTTAGATTTAGGCTTGGAGGTTGAGGCTCCAAGCGGAGAATTTTTTCGTACTTCAGTACCAATCAGCCTTTCTTTCTTCTGGCCTGATTTTTAATACTGAAGAAAACCTATACGATGAATTTGATTTTTTATCACATCATAGGAATATAACTTGGAATGATTTTTTATCTATGCCTGTTAAAACAAAAAGATATTTAATTGGTAGGGTTATAAAACAATTTGAAGAAATGGAAAACCGCAATAAATAATTGTGGTTTTTTTATTTAGACATATTTATATATATGAAACTTATAGATTTATTTAATGAAATATTAAAAGAAGCTGATGATTTTAAAATTACTAGAGATGGTGGTGGTAGAGTTGCTTCTAAAATTGCTAATGTTGGTAAACAACTAACACCAGGATTTATCAGATCACCTAAAGAATATAAAGGTATTGGTGGCGCTAGATTAGCTAATAAAAATGTTGAAAAAGCTGCGGATAAAATAGGTTTTAATATCCCTAGATCAAGACAAACTCGTGATGATGTTGAGGGTGAAGATAAAACTAATAAAATAACAATATCTTTTACTACGAGAGATAATTACACAGGATTCCAATATCTTAAAGTTAGTGTGGATGATTACCAAAGAATAAAAGAAATTTTTACTAAAGGTAATGTTAAAATGAAAACAACGACAGGTTATCCGGATTTATTTTCTGTTGATTTTAATCCAACAGGTAATAAATATTTAGTTAAATTTAATGATATTATATATAATAAAAAATCACCAAGTTCAGGTGTTATATACACACCTAATACTTATGATATGACATACTTAACAGCTTTGGATATAAATGATCTTGTAGATAAAAACAAATACAAGAAGTATCAATTTAGATTAAATGTAATTAACAAACCTTAATACTTAAATAGTTATGGCTACAGGTGGAGATCCTAAAGAAAGTTTAAATATATATAGGGAAATTAATGATTTAGTTACCCAAATCAACGCTAATATTGAAAGAACTAACTCATTTCAAAGTGCATTACCTGAAGAAATTAAAAAACAAAAAGAGTTATTAGAAAGGTTAAATGATTTAAAAAGAATTGAAAATGAATTATTAAATGAGGAATATGATTTAAGACAAAAAACAAGAAAATTAACATTTGATGGGTTAAAAGAGAATATTAAAGCAGGTGAAGCTTATCGTAAAATACAAAAAGAAAACAGTAACTTATACCGTTCAATAAATGACTTACAAAAAATAGCAGACAAAGCTGAAGGTGAAAGAAAGAAAAATTTAGAAGAAATAATCAAATTAAAAAAACAAGAGTATGCTGAAAATCAAGCGGCTGCTGATAGTGTTGGTAGGTCCGTAATTGGTGGTAAGGCAATGGCTTCACTTATAGGTAGAATGGTTCCGGTTGCTGGGGTACTTGGTGGTATATTTTCAGAAATTAAAGATTTCTTCATTAATTATTACGATAAATTAGATAAAGCGGCTAGAACATTGTCCGTTGATGTTGGTATGACATCAGAACAGATGATGAATTTAAGACGCCAAGCCGCATTAACTGCTGTTCATACACAAGCAATGGGTGTTCATATTGCTGATATGTTGGCGGGTCAGAAAGCTTATAACGATGCTTTAGGTAGGAGTGTTGTATTATCAAGCAAGATGATGGCTGATATGACCGACATTGCTCTCGGGACTGATTTAGGTGCTGATGGTGCGGGTAGAATGGCAGCTTCTTTTGAAGCCTTTGGTTATAATATGACTGATGTTAAAGATTTAGTTGAAACAACTTTCATCACCAATCAAAAACTTGGGTTAAACTCATCTAAAGTATTAAAAAATATTGAAGGTAGTTTAAAAACGGCTCAAAAATATAGTTTCAAGGATGGGGCTAAAAACTTAGCTCAAATGGCTCAAACCGCAACGTCAGTTAAAATGAGTATGGAATCCGTATTTGGTTTATCTGAAAAGTTATTTGAGTTGGAAGGTGCTGTTGAATTATCTGCTCAATTACAAGTATTAGGTGGTAGTTTTGCATCTTTAGGAGATCCAATGCAGTTGATATATCAAGCAAGAAATGATATGGAAGGATTACAAAAATCCTTAATTGAAGCAACTAAAGGTGTGGCTATGTTTGATAAAGCAACAGGTGAATTTAAAATACCTTCAGCCGAATTACATAGATTGAGAAAAGTTGCTGAAGCAACAGGTATATCTATTGATGAAATGACTGAAAGTGCTTTAGCATTGGCAAGACAAGAAAAGGCTTTAAGTCAAGTGAAAAATTTATTTGAATTCGATAAAGAACAGCAAGAATCAATTAAAAACTTAGCTCAATTAAATAAAGGGACTGGGAAGTTTGAAATTTTAGTTGGGGACAATATGGAATTATTGGAAAATTTAAGTCCTAGTAGTTTAAAGAAAGCTATTGGTGAGCAAAATAGATTGGCAGATGCCGCAACTCAAAGATTAACATTCTTTGATAAGATGAAAAATTTATTTGAAATTTTAAAGGCTGGATTTGCACCAATAATGGATAAATTTATTGCTGTTTTAGATAGAACCGATTTTGCTGAAAATTTAACTAAGGCTATGGAAACTGTTGGAAATGTAATTGGTAATATGATTGAAGGTGGTGGTTTAGATAGTTTTCTAAAAAGTTTAATTGATGGTGTTAAAACTTTAGGTGATTTTATAGCTGGCGCTTTTAGTCCTACTAGGAACAAAACTTTAGGTGATGTATTAAGTAGTTTAGCTGATGTAATAGCCGGTGTTTTTACGGTTGCATATAATAAAGTGGCTACAAAAAGTTGGCTTTTACCTGATTTAGATAAGGGTGAAACTACTATTGCGGAATATGCTAAAATAAATAATATAAAAATACCTGGTTATGCTAATGGCGGAGTTGTTCAAGGACCACCTGGTGTGGATAATGTTTTAGCTAGATTGACACCAGGTGAATTAGTTGTACCTAAAAATAAAGTCGCTAATGGTTTAAATGCTAACGTAAATATTAATGGTACTTTAAAATTAGATTTAGGGATGGGTGTTACCGCTGATATGAGAAATGATTTGGCTAGTAGTCCTGATTTTAGATATGCTGTTTTACAACTAGTTTCAAATAATATGACTGAATTAATGAATGGTACTGTATAAAAATTAAAAATCATTTATTTATTGTAAATGAGTAACTCTAATATCAAATTAACAGACGAAGCAAAAATACAAATTGCCAAATTATTAGGTTTTGATATATCACCTGATAAAATGGATGATTACCATCAAATACTTGATGACGCTATTAGAAAAACTGCGTTATTAAATATAAATAATGTTAAGAATCTTGTCCCTACTGGATTGGAAAATCCTGTTGGTGATCCTTTAATTGAGACACAAATACAAACGCAAAAAAACGAAGTAACCAAAAACATTCAACCAAATGATTTGGTTGCTTATCACGGAAGAAATGTTATTGACGATTTATTTGATATAGTTGAAGATTTACCTACAAGAAATAACGTAAATCAAATTAAAACAACTTTAATTGATGATAACGCTATTACAGATCCTCAACTTAGAGGGGATATAAAAAATCAAAAAAACCAAATACTTAAAAACTTATCTGAAGCCGATGCGTTACAATATCTTAATTCAGGTCCAAGACAATATAATGCATTATTTGATGACTTACAAACTGATGGTGCGGTTGCAAATGTTTTAAGAAACGTAATTAATTCTAAGTTAGATGATTTTATTGAACCAACAAAAACTTATTTATTAACTAAAAACTTAGAAATACCTGAGTTTATTAATAGATATGGCGCTGGATTATTCCAAAATATTTTAATAAAAGACTTATCAAACGCCGATACAGGTAGTATAGATTTCTTTATTGATTATGTGACACAAGTTCAAATAGGTAGAGCGTCATTTTTAGGTAATTTAATGGTGAATAATACCCCAGGTGTTGATTTAATATCTAACAATCAAATTGAATTAACGAATAAGGGTAAGGATGCTAAAAAATATATAAAATACACAACAAAAGATGTTGGTAAAGATGTTGATTTAGATAGGATAAGACAAGTTCCTGATACAACAGGTAGTGATGAATACCCTGTTGATGGTTATTTTGTAATTGGAGAACAAGGAAATTATAATTTTTCAGATCAAATAAACAAGTTTTCAAGTGTAGAAAGAACTCAGGTTGATATTCAAAACGATATTCAATTACCTAATGAAAGAACACTTGATGGTTATTTAATAAATCTTGGTGAGCCAACTAATTCTGCTGGCGAATCTTTAACTCCTTTCATTGGACAAACACAATTCACTAAAAACGATTTAAGTTACGGTTTCAATGCTAATGGTGGGTCAGAATTACCTGCAACATTTAATTTAATAACTGATTTAGCTTCGGATGGATTACCATTATCTGTTCAAGGGGATTCTGAATTAGGTAAGGGTGGTTATATATTCTTAAAACAAACAATATTAAATAGGATTGATAGGGCTCAAACAAAAGAACTTGAGGGTAGGTATGGTAACGTAACTGACGCTATGGACGATCCTTTAGGTGCTGGTGTGGCGTTATTAAAAGGACAAGCACCACCATTTACTTTAAGTTATGATATTACAACATTACCAGGATTTTTAACGGCATTTGATGTCGCTAGAAGATTATCAGGTATTGATTTGGGTATAAGCCCTATCCCTGAAGAAAATATTGCGAGTAGTGTGGTAACTACTATTAAAAATGGTATAAATACCTTATTTGGTAGAAATATATTTGGTGGTGATATAACTGAATGTGATACTAATAATAGTGAATTAGTTCCTCCACATATCCCAAGAAATAAAACATTATTGAGATATACAAGTTCAGGTCAATTATTTAAGATGTATAATACTTTATCTTACAATAAATTTACCCCTGAATGGTTGAGAGATCCTGATACATTAGACATATTTGGAAAATTAGTACCAAAACCAAAATCTAATTTATATATTGATAGTGAAAGAAGTTATAGTGTATTTCAGAAAATTGGTGGTATATTAGGATTACCTGTTAAAGAACCTGATTCTAATTACGTGATTGATAATACTGACCCTGTAAGATTAAATGACAGTCCAAGAAATAGTGGTTTAGGTAGTGGTAAATTAAGTGATGATTTTGTAGAATATGATAGTAATGCTGATGGTGCGGTTAAAGGTGGTAGAATTAATACTATTGCTATAAGGGCTGGAGAATCAACTGACGATATTTATTGGGAATCAAAGACTCCGTTAAGAGATAACGCTTCCTTTGCAAATCCATATGTTACGAATTATGGTCCATTTTATGACGATAAACAAAATTGGCTTGTTCCATATTTTTCAAAAGATTATAGTTTTAATGGTGATAGTATTTTATGTGGAACACAAGCTTTGGCTAATAGAGATGATATTATAGGCGATGTTGTAAGAAACTCAACTAGAAGTTTAAGAGGTATGTCTAAGGGTAATGCCGTTAAATGGCCTAATAATGAAACAAATAAAAAGTTTTGTAGGGTATGGACAAAAGATAATAACTATAATCAAATAAGTGATTTAGTTAGAAAAGGTTATAGAGGTTATGGTAGAGGTTTAATGACTGATACGAAATATACTACATTAGATAAGAATGGTATTCCGATAATAGCCCCAACTAAACAAAACTCAATTATAGATGAATATGGTGAAGGGACACTTGATCCAACAATAGCTAAGAGATATATGTTATCAATTGAAAACTTAGCTTGGAGAGGTGCTAAGGTATTTTTACCTTGTGGTGAAGTTGGACCTAATGGTGGTAGAATTATGTGGTTTCCGCCGTATAATATATCATTTAGTGATAATACTACTGTTAATTGGACTACGAATGAATTTGTTGGTAGGCCTGAACCAATATATACATATAATAATTCATCAAGAAGCGGTTCTTTAGGATTTAAGATTGTTGTGGATCATCCATCCATTGTAAATCATTTTAATAGTAGTATTTATAACGAGGATAATTACGGTACAAAACCTGGTGAATTAGAAGCTTTTTTCGCTGATTGTGTCAATTACCCAATTGAAGATTTATTAGAAAAATATAAACAATTCTCTAGTGATGAAATAAATAATTTAGTTACATTAATAAATAAAAATAAAGCAATATTAGATTTAATTTATAGTGGTAATCCTAAAGTTTATTACCATAATGATTTACCTGGTGATTGTACCGCTGAAAAAAGAAATGGTAATAATCCTAATCCTGAAGGATGTTCTGCAACTTTTGTAACTAAAGATTTGGAAAAATTAAAAAATGATTATTTGGATTTACGTAATATGTATATTGGTGGTCAAACAGATGAAACGTGGGGTGATATACCAAAAACGGAAGATTTTTTTGATAATATAATTCCTAATGGTTGGACTGATTTAAATAATTTAATTACTAAAATATGTGATACAATTAAAGAGGTACTTAATCAAAATAAAGATGCTGTGGTTTTAAATATTACAATACCTATCGAAACTAATACATCTTATTTAAATGTATCTGAGAATAATTATAATAAAAATTTATCGGAAAGAAGAAAAACAGCTTTAGCTAAGTATATTAAAGAACAAATTAAAAACCAAATATCTGATTTTGATGTGAATAAAATTAAATTTAATGGGGGGGTATTAAAATACCAAGCAAACAAAAATTCTTTAGATCAAGGTAGTGTAGTGGAAACTCCATCGGTTAATTTAAATGATAAGGCTAAAGTAGAATTAGAAGATGAAAATGGTCTTAGAGCTGTATATTCAAAAGAATCTTATTTGTATAGATATGCGGTTATTAATGGTGGGGGTGTTAAAATAACATATAGTGATGGTACGGTACAAAATTTAGCTGATAAGGTTAATAGGGATAACGCTGCATTACAATTAAAATTAGATTATTATAATTCATTATTTGAAAGATTGAAGGCTGGTGTTTTACAACCATTCAATAAAGAATGTGATATGTTTGAAGAATTAAAAGAAGATTCACCATTTTTATATGATAGATTAATTGAAAAGTTAAAGTTTTTCCATCCGGCATTTCACTCAACAACACCTGAAGGATTTAATAGTAGATTAACATTTTTACAACAATGTGCTAAGGCTGGTGATTCTATTGACACGAGTGTTGTGACAAATACTGCGTTTGGACCTCCACCTGTTTGTATATTAAGAATTGGTGATTTTTACCATACTAAAATTATTATAAATGGTATAAACATAACTTACGATCCTTTAGTTTGGGATATGAATTATGAAGGTATTGGTATGCAACCAATGATTGCGAATGTGGATATTCAGTTTAGTTATATTGGTGGAAGTTCATTAGGTGGCCCAATAAATGAATTACAAAATGCGTTATCGTTTAATTACTTTGCAAATACTAATTTATATGATAATAGGGCTAAATTAAGTAAAGATGAACAAGATATTGTTAACTTCGCTAATAAACCTATTTTAAAGAAAAGTGAAGTTGTTGAAATAGAATCAAGACCTTTATCACCATTAACTACATCACCTCTTAATGGTAGGGATTTAATTGTACCAAAAAACCCAACACCTGAATTTTATATACGTAAAAAGAATAATCCAAATGCGGAAACACCTAAAGTTCCGCCATTTATTGGGGATAATCAGGAAGAACAAAATCCGGTGGATCTTGAAACTAGATAAATAATTAGGATTTTATATTCTATGTATTTATATTATATATAATAATATGGACAGATATAAAGAAACATTTATAAACAATAAACATAGGACATTACCATTTGTTAAATTACCAAAGAAATCTACCGATAAACAATATTTTTATAGTGTTGGTAGTTCTAGGTTAGATAAGATAAGTAATGATTTTTATGGTAATCCTACTTATGGTTGGTTAATAATGATGGCTAACCCCCAATATGGTGCTTTGGAAATTAATATACCCGATCAAACAATATTAAATGTCCCATATCCTTTACAAGCTAGCTTATTAGATTATAATTCGGCAATAAATAATTATTTTAATTTATACGGATATTAATGAGTGTAAACACAATTGATGGGTTAAATATGTATGACCCTAATGAAAATATTGGGGGTAGTGAATATACGTCTTATGGTTTTGGGACTAATCCTAATAGCAATAATGCAGTAAATCAAGAAGATTTGATTATGTATTGTAATCTAAGGGCTTTTACTAGACCTAGATCGTATATAATGACCTCAAATGCTGATGGTGTTAAAACACAAGCCGTGGCTTCAGGTAGAATTAATTTTCTTAAACCAAATAAGGATAAAGATAAATTTACAACAGATTGGACTGAATTAGATGCTTCAGGAAAGCCGAATGGTGAAGAAATGTTAGGTATTAACTCAGTTCAAATAACATATGATACATCTTATGTTCCGAGAGTAACAATAACAATGACAGATGTTAGAGGACAAGCATTAAATGAGGACCCTAAAGATTCTCCATATGGGGCTTTTTTTAATTTTCCATACCCTATGTTTGTTTTAGAAGTTAAAGGTTATTATGGTAAGGCGGTTAAATACCTATTACATTTATTAAAATACTCATCTAGGTTTGACTATTCAACAGGAAACTTTCAAATAACCTGTGAGTTTGTTGGATTTACATATGCTTTATTGTCAGATTTAAGTGTTCAATATGGTTTAGTGGCGTCTCAAATGGAAATAAATGGTAAATCAGCCAAAGAAAGGTTATGGGAAAAATTTAAGTTACAGTATGATAAATATAAAGATGTTCCTGGATTTAGTGCGGATATATCTTTAATTATTGGAGGGACTGATAGTTTTAATCCAAATAAGGGTGTTTACACTTTAGTTGATTTAATAAATAAAGCTAAGGATTTAAGTACATTTGTAGAAACTTTAGGACAAGACAATAAAAAATTCAGAGAAAAAGCTGCGTTAGATAATTTTATTGATATAATACAAAGATTATACGATTCTATATTTAAAAAAGAAGAAATTTTAAATCAAGGGTTTAATGATCAAGTTAAAAATATAAATGCAAATTCATTATTTGCTGAATTCCCTGAATATAAACAACAATTAGAATGTAATGTTACGACTACTGGAAAACCAACCGATTTAATAAATCAACAAACAATAGATGAGTATAACAAATATTATAATAATGCAAAAAATGTAATAACTAGTAAAAATACTGACATACAAAAAGAATTAAATGATGAGGTTAAATCCCAATTAACTAGTTTTTTAGGATTCAAACCCTCAATAAGGAACATAATGTTGATTATTTGTAATAACTTTGAATTATTCTTGGATTTATTGACAGAGACAACACAAAGGGCTGCTGAGAATAGAACAAGAAATAATGATTTCAATGGTATAATGAAGGATGGTAATCCAAAAAGAGAGGATAATAAAAAATTGGAACAAGTTTTTCCTTGGCCTGCTTTATACAATGACAATTATGAAACTTGTTATTTCGATGATTTACCTGAATTAAAAGCTATTGATTATCCGGAAAAAGAATTTGTTGAGTCGTATTTAAGTGCAACCCAATACACTAATAAGTTATTGGCTGCTACAGGTACAAGTAACACCGTTTCAACTGAAATAACTAACCCTGTTAAATTTAATCCAATACACACACAACAATATGATAGTAATACCTTAAAAAAACCCATATTTGATATAGATATAAATAAGATTTTAATTCAAATAGTAGAACATGCTTTATTAATTTCTAGTAATTCTTATGGTGTCGATTCCGGAGGTGGTGGTACTCCTAATGTTGTTAAACAAATACAAAATTTTGGTAAGGTAGATGCTAATAATTTATATGTGCAATTAGGTAATACTGGTATGAATACTATTTTACCTATACTTAGAAAAAGTTTAAATTGGATAACGGATAAAGATAAAGCTGTAGAAAGTACAAGAGGTATATTACAAACTATAATTGGTAATGATAATGTTATTGCTATTGGCGAATTAACCAACCCTTTTAATAATATAAAGAAACAATTTCAATACATTAAAGATTATAGTTCTGATTATTTAACAGATATTGTAGAAACTCAAGATATAATAAAGTTAAAGGATAAGTATTCTAAATTACAAGAATTAAGATTTGTGCCTGAAGTTACAGGTAATTTATTAGGTGTTGGTGAATATGGCGCTGGTTCTGTTACAACCGATGGAAATAATGGTTTTATTTATTATGAAAAAGAAAACAAATTTTCATTCCCTGAGAAAATATCGTTAACTATGTTTATGCCATTTATGGAAACTAGAAAAATTAATGATAAAGATATTAAATATATTAACAAAGAATATTTAAAAAATAACGATTTATTATTAAAATCTTTAATTAATGTTTTAAAAACAATACAACAAAGTGGTAGTGTTTTAGGACCTGAAGAATTATTAACTAATATACCTGGTATCACAGACAATTTTGATTTTATTTTATTTAATGGAATTCATAAAACAAAAATGGTGAATGCTTTAAGTACTTTATTTTTTAATGATGAATATGTTATTGATAATGTTAGTTATAATAATGGTGATAAAATAAAGGAATTAAAAAAATATAGGTATTATTTTCCTTTTACAACGGAAGGTACGGAATCATACGAAAATAATCCTAGTTATTATACAAAAAATAAATTGGCATTTTTGTCTGTTTATAGAGAATTGTTGATTAATCAGTTAAATAAATTTACTGAACAATTTACGAAAGATCAAATAAATGCAAATCCATCATTAAATGATATAAGTGAGCTTGAATTATATAGGGAAAAATTAGATGGCGCTGCTTTTAAAGTGGATAAAAACGGTGTTGTGGGTTTAGATCCGACAACTAGTGATGCTTTTAAAAAATCTGTCGATAATAAAGTGTATGTTGACATTTATGCCGATTTTAAAGAGTTTTTTGAAACACCGATACAAATGGTTGCAAAATCAAAAGGTTTATCAGATATTTATAAAAATCCATATAAATATTGGACGAATAATAGTACGTGGAATAAAACTCCCACAAATGATCGAACAAAATTTATTAGGTATAATAACAAAATTTATGATGCATATAATAGTGGTAGTTTAATAAATTTTTATCTGAAAGGTTTCCAAGAAAGAATTATTGAAATTGAAAAAGGTGTAATTGAAAGTGATAAAAATAATCCCCAATCTGGATCTAATACAGCTGGCGTAAAAACAGCTAGTGATTTAAAAAGATCTATATACCAAACATTTAAAAATATAAACGATAAATGGATTATTGATAAACCTAATGGTGGTAAAAATCAATATAGTTGGGGTTTAGAAGGTGATGTTGATCCAAATAACAATAATGAATTAAAGTATAATCCTAAAAGAGAATTTTTATTTGATCATTTCTTTTTTGTTGATAGAGTTAATAGAGATATTGGTAACGAAGTATTGTTAGATTTTAGAGTATTATATAATTACTATGATAAAGTAAATACTAAAAATAGTTTATATAGTATCATAGGTGAATTGGCGAAAATGAATGAAATGATTTTTCATCCATTAACATCATATATTAGTTTTAATGGTGCGACTTCAGACAAAGCATCAATTGATAATTTATTTAAACCAACAACCGTATTGGATTTTCAATCCACATCACCTGTATTTATTATGCAATATGTGGGTAAAAATGCTTCATATCAATATGAAAACCAAAACCATTTACCTGATGTGGTTAAAATTGATTTTTCAGGAAATGGTAAATTTTTAAGCCCTAAAGATTCGCCATTTAAAGATAATACTAATAGAATAAATGAGCCGGTGGCTTTTTTTGTTGATATGGGTATTAAAAATCAAAATATGTTTAGAGGTATTAGTTTAGATCAGGCTGAATTTAGGGAGACAAATGAAAGTATTACTGTTTGGGATCAATTAACATCTCAAAAAGAAAGTAGATCGATACAAACAATAGGTAATAACATATATCCTATTTTATCTAGAAGAAGTTATACCTGTAAAGTTGAATCGTTAGGTAATATGATGATACAACCAACAATGTATTTTTATTTAAGATATATTCCATTATTTAGTGGTTTGTATTTGATAACAAAAGTATCCCATTCAATACAACCAAACAATGTTGTAACAAACTTTGAAGGTGTTAGAATGTCTAGCTTAAACTTCCCATTTGTAAGCGAATTCGTTTCAACAATAACAAAAGAAATATTAGAAAAAGGTGCTGGTGCGGTTACACCATATTTAACTAATCAAGATCCTAATTGGTGGGCTAATCAAAAAGATGTTGCATTGAGAAATAGAATTGTTAATTTCTATAATAACATTAAAAATGTAATACCAAACCCTGCCGTTCAAGCTGCTTTGATTGCTATTGCGTATAAAGAATCTGGACTAAAACCCAAAAATGAATCTTCATATGGTGGGACAACCTCTTTTGAAACATTTAATTCATTTAATAACTTAACACCATACACTACTAAAGGTGCTAACGGTAAAGAAACATCCCAATTTATAAATCAATTAAAAACATATGATGCCGCATTTTATAATTTTATTTATGGTACAAATGTACCGGGCACTAAAAACCCAAACAAAGCTAAAGAACTTGGTAATATCCCTATTAGTTCTAAGAATAAAAATCCTATAACTATTAAAGATAATAATGGTAATAATATTACTGTTTATAATGATGAAAATGGTGATGGTTATAAGTATAGGGGTAGAGGGTATAATGGAATAACCGGTAGGGGGGGATATGAAAAGGCTCAAAAAGATACAAATGTTGATGTTATTACATATCCTGATAAATTGAATGATCTTGATACAGCGGCTAAAGCTTATGTGGGGTATATGAATAGAGGTGCTGAAGGTAAAGTTACGCAACCAACCAACAAAGAAAATTTATTTTATCAAGTATATAGTAGAACACCATTAAAGAATTTTGATCCCGCAAACTATCAAAAAGCGTATAATACTTTATTTTCAATAAACGCTGGATCTGGTAATAGTATGGAAGTACATCTTAGTAACGCTATAAAAAAGGGTGGTTATAATGATGGTTATTTTATATTACAATCAATATATAACGCAATAAATGCCGGTGAAATTAAATAATTTAACTATTTATATAGAAAGATAAAATTATGGAAACTCAAAATATTAATGACTTCATTGAAATTGAAGGTAAAGAAAAAAAAGATAACGAAAAAGTAGTTATCACAACTAAAGATGGTCTTGTAGAAAGAATCGACAAAAAATTAGTTGTTGAAGATGGTAGAGAATTAATCAGAGAAATTACCTACGGAATATTATAAATAATAAATCTGGCATATTTATTACTATGAAAGAAACATTATTAGAAAAAGAATTAAAAAGATTCAATAATATACTTGGATATAAGTATTATATAAAAGAAGCGGAAGGTGATAAACCATTTGAAACCGCTGACGATACAACTATGGATGATGTTATTGATTTAGATAATCCAGTTGAAGAACAACAACCAACATCAGGTAAAGATGCTCAAGGTATAAATGTTACAGATATTGTAAATAAAGTTGGTGACGTTGAAGAAAAGGTGGTTGATAGTGATGATAATTTAACTAAAATTATGGACACTATTTCTAGTTTAGAAGCTAAATTAGGTAATATGGAACAAATCTTATCTAAAATAGATGATTTGGAAAATAAGATTGAAAAAACAATGCCGAAAACACCTGAACAAAAGTTAGAACTTAGAAGTTTAGATTCGTATCCATATAATGTTAAACTTGATGACTTTTGGAAGAAAGATATACCAGGTTATGATATTGAAAAATCTAATGGTGAAACATTTAAGAAAAAGGAATTGGTATTAACTCAAGATGAGGTTGATGATTATTCGGATCAAGAAGTGAGAGATTCTTTCTCAATCCCTGATTATGATGCTGACGAAGAGGATAAAAACTATAAGTTTGAGAAAAAAGTGGCTTTTAAAACCGGACCTAGTAGAATGACAGGTGGTTATTGGTAATATTTAAATTAAAGAATATAAAAATGGGAAAGAAAATACAATTAACAGAAACGGAACTAATCAATCTTATTGAAAAGATGGTTAAAGAATATGATAAACCAGCAATGGCTTCATTCCAAAAACAATACGGAAAGAAAAAAGGAAAATCTGTTTATTATGCAACAGCAAATAAACAAAAAAGAAGTCCTGAAACTTTTAAGTTAAAAAGAAAATAATAAAAATAAAAAAAGTAAATAATAGACAAATGAAAAAAATTGTAAGATTAACAGAAAACGATATTAGAAGAATCGTTAAAAGAGTTATGAATGAAGCTAAAGGTCCTGGTATGAATGAGGCTTTAGGTTTATTAGATGGTGATAGTGATACTCCAAGATCGGGTAGAAAAATGCCAAAACAATATCTGACTAGACATATAGAATCAAGGGAAGATGCTGCAAGATATACTAAAGGAACTAAGATATCCGCTAGAGTATTGTTTGATATGTATATGAAAGGTACAGATATTGAAGTTATAATGAATCCTGATAATGTTACCGGTCCTAATGGTAGACATAAGAAATTATTTGTTCTTAGTACGGGTCAAGTATATAATGAATTAGATGAATATATGGGTAATTATAAAAAAGAAGGGTTTGATAAATTTGAAGATTATTTAGAATCTTAAAAAATAAATAAAAAAATCCCCTAACAAAGGGGATTTTTTTATGCCTTTTTATTATACTTGTAATAATGGATTATTCACTTATTACAGATTTAGTTGTTTCAATATTTGGAAACATTAAAAAAACTTATCACGGAAACTCACAAGTAACCGTTGATTGTCCTTTGTGTTCCGCCGATAAAGGTGTTGAATATGATGGGAAAGGAAACCTTGAAATAAACCTTGAACAAGGATTATCTCATTGTTGGTCTTGCGAAAGAACACCCGGAACAATTGATGGACTTATTAAAAAGTTCGGAAATAAACCCCAATATAAGACATTTAAAGTTATTGCCCCTGAATATGATTACCAAATCAATAAAAGAAAATATACTAAAAAAGATAATAACATTACGGAGTTTCCAAAAGAATTTATCCCGTTCTCAACAATAAATAAAAGAAACTATATCCACCTTCAACCATATAATTACATTATATCGAGAGGTTATACAGATGAATTATTAAAGGAATATAATATAGGGTTTTGTTTAGAAGGGAAATATAAACAAAGAATAGTAATACCATTATACGATAAGAAAGGTAATATTATTTATTTCTCAACCAGGTCATATACAGGTGCTAAACAAAAATATCTAAATCCTGATACAGATAAAGATGATTTAATATTTAATGAAAATAGAATTGATTGGGAAAAACCATTATATATTACAGAAGGTGTATTTGATGGATTACCAATACCTAACCATTTCTTATTATTAGGGAAATCATTATCGGAGTTTAAATGGAAAACAATATATGATAACGCTAAATCGGATATTGTAATTGCTTTAGATCCTGACGCTAAAGAACAGACGTATAGAATGTATCAGAAGTTAAATGCTGGTAAATTAAGGAATAAAGTATTTGTATTACAATATACCGATGATAGGGATTTAGGTAAATTATTTGAAAATAAAAAAGATTTTAACGATACGATATTGAATTACAGATATTTAAGTGAATTTGAAATAATTTAATTTAAAAAACATTTGGAAGTATAAAAAATTATATTACCTTTGTGGTATGAAAAATTAATTACATATTTAATGGTAATTATTTAAAAAAAATAAAAAAAAGTTTGACAATTAAAAAAAAAGTAGTATCTTTGTATCACAAATAAGAAAAACATACTATTTATTAGTAAGAAAATATATCGTGGAGTAGTAGCAGTGGTAGCTCGCAAGGCTCATAACCTTGAGGTCGGTGGTTCGAATCCATCCTCCGCAACAATTTAAAAAAAGTAAAACAATTAAAAAAAAAAGATTATGACAACAATTATTAACATATTTGAATTTAACGTGATTGAGGATAGAAGCCTCGGTTTGGGATATCTTTGTGTCTAATAATGTGTAGTTAGAATGAATTAAAAGAAACCCAAACCTAATAAGTTTGGGTTTTTTTGTTTTATATTGTTATTTGAAAATACGGTTCATAGGTCAAATGGTTAAGATATCTCCCTGTCACGGAGTATGGAGCGGGTTCGATTCCCGTATGAACCGCCAAAATAGGGTATCAGGGGCTGCTGGGTGTGGCTACTTGACTGTCACTCAAGAAAAACAGGTGGGTTCGAATCCCATTGGTACCGCAAAAATAAATGTTCCGTTGGACAAATTGGTTAAGTCGTTTCCCTTTCAAGGAAAAGATTGCGGGTTCAAATCCCGTACGGAATACAAAAATGGGTTTATAGTGAAATTGGTGATCACGCATCCCTGATAAGGATGTATTATAGGTTCAAATCCTATTAGACCTACAATATGGTGCAGTGGCAGATAAGGTTATTGCGGCGGACTGAAAATCCGTAGGAGTCGGATCGTTACCGACCTGCACCACAATAATATACTACCATAGCTCAATTGGTGAGAGCAGGATGCTTATACCATCAAGGTTGTCGGTTCAAATCCGGTTGGTAGTACAAATGGGATAAAAGCACATAAGGATGTGCAGACCCTAAACAGGGTAAGGATTGGGTTCGAATCCCAGATATTCCACAAAAAAATTAAAAAAAGTTTGGAAATAATAAAAAAAGGAGTATCTTTGTAGTATGGCAAAAATAGAAACATTAAAAGCAAAATTCCCTAATATAACCGAACAAACATTTATTCGTTTATTTGAGGGTGACAAGACATCTACTAAAAAGTATGCTGAATTTTTACTTTCCGCTTGGAATAGAAAAGGGACAAATTATGGTGGTTTAAGGGGTGTTGATGACTATATTAAATTGGTTGAGAATTTTGAGAAATTAACCCCTTATATTGATAATAAGGATATATACTCTTATGGAGATATTCAATCAATAGTTGGTGTTGTTAAAATAGCTGAAGCCGAAAAAAATGAAAAATCTTTTGATAAAGATGAACACATTTCAGTTATTGAAGAAACTGAAGATTATATCTTTTTGATACCTAAAACACACGTTGGTTCATTAAAATATGGTTCTAATACTAAATGGTGCACAGCGGCATCAACAAGTCCTGGAACTTTTAAATCATATATTGATAGAGGTTTTTTAGCTTATTTAGTTGATAAGAAAAATAAAAAGACGAATAATCAAAATAAATTGGCTTTTTATTTTACAAATAAAGAAAACTTACTTACACAAGTAATCCAAATCTTTAATCAATTAGATTCACTTGTAAATGAAAACCAAGTAATACAGAGTGGTTGGGATATTATGTTATTGAGTAATCTTATAACTAAATTGAGGGTTTTCTTATTTGAGTTTAAGGAGAAAGAAAAAGTTAGGGTTGAAGTATCTAAAACAATTCAACAATTGAATCAAATCAATTACGATAACTTCTTTAATGCTTTAAATACGTTAAAGATAAATCCTGAGAATGTTGAAGAATTGAAAAACGCTTTAGGGTTAGTTAAAACTTCAATGAAAAAAATCAAAGTATGAGGAGTGTAAAACAAATCAAAAAGTTAAGATATACTAATGATTGGGTGTCAAATGTTGATGATTCAAATATAACTTATCGTCTTTTTACTTATAATGGTTTAACTTGGAATGTTATTTTAACTAACCGACAAGAATTAGGTGGTTGGACAATAAGGTTATGTAATAATGATGGTGATGAATTATACATTTTTAATTCAGGTGTGAATAGAATGTCCATATCAATAAATGACGATTTAATTTACGAATTAGATGGTTGGTATTATGAAAATATAACTGAATTGAAGAATAGGTTAGAAAACGATTTAATCGTATTATTAAGGAAATATGAGGAGTATATCAAAAATTAGGGTAAGTGTAAAACAAGATTTTCAAGAATGGTTGGAAAAAACTACCATTAGTAGATGGATGCCAAGACATAGAATAATATGTAATGATGGGTTTTCTATGTCAGTTCAGGGTGGTGAGTTTACATATTCAAACCCAAGACAATTTGGTAGTAGTTTTACTGAAATGGAGATTGGGTTTCCTTCTGAGTATGAAGAATTGATTAGTAGTTATTCTGACTCTAATGAATATACTCAAACTGTTTATCCATATGTCCCAGTAAGTTTAATTATTGAAGTGATTGAAAAACACGGAGGAATAAAAAAAGATTAGAAAAAAATAAAAAAAGATTTGACAAGTTAAAAAAAAATGTTATCTTTGTATAACAAATGGGATATGAAAATATTTTTTAGATTTCCTTGACAAAAACAAAAAAACAAACTATTTATAAATTAAAGATATGAAAAACACGAATAAAAATATGACTATGGTTGTGAAAGCAACGGCAAAAGGTGGGAATAGAAATACCACACTTGGTTTAGGGCGTGTTATGTCTTTAATGGATAGATAATACAATAATATAAAAAGATATATTAAAAACCCTGAACCATAAAAAAGTTCAGGGTTTTTTTATTTATAATCCAGATTAGTTTAATTGGGAAAACACGTCTCTTGTAAAGATGAAAAGTTGGTTCGAATCCGACATTTGGATCAAAGAAAATAGTAAAAAATTAATTAAAAATATGAAACGAAAACAGTAGGGTGTATGATCAATTAGGAATAGGTTGCATACACTAAAAATTAAAAAAAATGTATATGCACCTATGGCTTAATTGGTAGAGCAACCGGCTTTTAACCGGTGGGGTAGACGAAAGTCCGTTGAAGGTTCGAGTCCTTCTGGGTGCACAATTTACTTTCGTAGCTTAATTGGTAAAGAAACTAACTCTTAATTAGTGTGATGTGAGTTCGAGTCTCACTGGAAGTACTAAATGTTATTTGAAATATTATAAATTGGGATGTAACTCAGAGGCTAGAGTGTTTGCCTGTTAAGCAAAAAGTCGAGATATCGTAATTCTCCATCCCAGCAAAAATTGAAAGATAAACGTATGAAACAAAGGAATGTAGTGGTTTATTAAGTAAATATATGGCTCTATCGTTTAACGCATAAGACATTTCTCTTCTAAAGAAAGAATAGGGGTTGGATTCCCTTTAGAGCCACAGCAATCCAAGTTCGATTCTTGGTGGGAGTACAAAAAAATACCTTCTTAGTTAAATGGGAGAATATCTGTTTTACATACAGAAGATAACTGTTCGATTCAGTTAGGGGGTACAAAAAAAGATTTGATTTTTTAAAAAAAATTATTATCTTTAAAAAACAATATGGGGTTATGGTATAGTTGGCGAACACAGTAGCTTTGCAAGCTTCAGTCCCGAGTTCAAATCTCGGTAGCTCCACAATGTTTCACTTAGAATAAAAACAAACGCTTAATAGCAACAAACTCTTAATTTGTCAATTATTAGTGAAACAAATGTCGATATAGTTAAATGGGATAACACCCCTCTCATCAAGGGAAGTTATTGGTTCGAATCCAGTTATCGATACCCTGAAATAATATTTCACTTAGAATAAAAAACTATTTGAATTTATCCTCCAATGGAGGGTGTATTTAATCCAATTAATAGTGAAATAAATGCGGGTGTAGCTCAATTGGTAGAGCGCGACCTTGCCAAGGTCGAGGCTGTGGGATCGTACCCCATCACCCGCTCATTGAGTAAGAGGTACTCAGTAGTCTTTAATCCAAGACTCATTTAACAATGGATTCGCTTAAATCGGACAGCGAAAATGCCGGTTCTTAGGAATAAGGAGCGAAGCACACCTCCCCTTCGTAGTGTGACTATTTTTAATGGGGATGCCCTTCAGGTTTTTGGAAAGAAGAAAACCGAAATGACTACTCACCTAAATCTCAAGGTGGGGTAAACAAGCGAGTATCGTATAATGGCTATTATACCACGCTTCCAACGTGGGGATGTGATTTCGATTATCACTACTCGCTCCGGACGTTTTAGAAATCAGTAATATTTTTTTGGTATTACTGATTTTTTTTATTACCTTTGTAGAAATAATAAAATTATGACACTTAAAGAACAAATTCAAAAAGACTTCATCACGGCTATGAAAAATAAAGATGAATGGACTAAATCCGCTCTAAGTGGGTTAAAATCAAAGATTACTGAAGCTGAAAAAGTTAATGGAACAGAATTATCAGACGCTGATATTCTTAAACTAATTAATAAAGGTATTAAACAAAGGGAAGAATCTGCTACTATATATAGTGAAGCAGGTCGTCCGGAATTAGCTGCGAAAGAATTACTTGAACTTAATGTTTTAATGGATTATATGCCAGCTCAAATGACTGATGAGGAAATTGAAACGGCTGTAAGGGAAATTATTGTTGGATTACCTACAATGACAAACGCAAATGCCTTGTCAGGAAAAACTATGGGTGAATTCAATAAAAAGTATCAAGGAATGGCTGATTCTAAAAGAGTTTCAGAAATTATAAAAAAAGTTGTATCATAATTTGACTTTCAATAAACAATAAACTATAATTAAAAAACAAAAATGGGGGGTAATTTTTTAGTGGATTGAAAATACCACTTAGAATAACTCTAAACTATATTGGTAAAAGTTTGACTAATAATCAAATATAGAAGGTTCGAACCCTTCACCCCCCGCAATTATTAACAATATAAAACATAAAGTATATGACAGAATTAGTAAAAGAAAAAATGAAGTTATCTAACACATTAGATACATTACAATTTTTAAGAACCGCTAAAGGTGCTTCAGATGAAAAAATTCATTTGGCTTTAGATAAAGCCTATGCTGAAACAACATCTAATGGAGTTGAGGAAATGTTATATAGAATTATGTTTCATATTGGAGATATTTCAAGAAAGCATAATATCTTTAAAGAATTTGAAATCAACTCAGAAGTGGGTGGGGCTCAAGAAAGAAAGATATTTAGATCTTGTGTAAGATGGATGCAAAAGAACACCCCAGAGTTCTTGCATAACAACTTAAAGTTAGTAGTTGAATATACTTCATACGAAACTTTAATGTATTACCAAGTAAGCACAAACAGATATTTGGGTAATGTTATGGGTGTTGAAAAACTATTCATTGACAACCAATATTTGTTCCCTTTCTTAAAGTCTGAGATTGAATCAGGTGTAAACTTGAACTTAATCGCAAGACACTTACCTAAATATGCTACAGGTAAGCAAAGAACAACTAAAAAGACTTTAGTTGGTAAAAGGGGAAGAACTGAATTCAGTTGGACATTACCGAAAGGTAAGACTTGGGTTAAAATCAATGGAAACCTTGTAAATGGTGATAAAATCACGGTTAAGCATGGTGATGTTGCTGAATACCCAAGAGAAAAGAAATCTGAGTCTTTAACAAGACAAAGTTTCTTAAACAAGTGGATTAAGGATTTCTGTGATTATATGAAATGGACAATCGCTGATTACAAAGCATTTAAGGGTAAGCAGAATACTGCTGAACAAAAAATGTCAAGTGGTTCAGTAATGTCTATGACAGAAGATCAATTTAATGGTTTCTTGGATTCTTTGACTGCGGGACAAAGAAAAAGGGTTGTAAAATCATTGGGTAATCCTAAATGGGGACAGCTAACTAAATGGTATAAGGCTTGGGAAGATGACCAATCTAACTTAGCTGAAAAAATTAGAAAAGCTACCACACCTGCTGAAAAAGCCGCTTTGATGAAAGATTTCAAAGTTAAAACAACAGGGGATCAAACAATTGATTTGTTGGCTGAAATGCTTGGTAAGGGTTTAAATGCTCAACAAGTAAATAACAACTATCAATCAATGATTGAGAGAATGAACATTAAACATTCAGTATTTCCAATTATTGACGGTTCGGGTTCTATGGATAGTACTTTTGACCATAACGGTGTAGGAATATCTAACAGACAAGTAGCATACGCAATGGCAATTGCATTTACTACAATGAATCCAAACCCAAGATTTAGAAATACTTATGGTTGGTTCTCAAACGACTTTAAGGTTTTTGGTAGGTCTGAGTATGGTGATACCTATATATCTATGTTTAAGAATGTGGATAAGTATGTAAGTCATACAAAGACTTTTACTGAGAATTACAGATTACTTATGGAGACAGATCCAAAAGAAATTACATCTACAAATATGTTTGCTTCGGTAGAATATTTTGTAAATCTTGTGAAAACAGGAAGATGTACTATGGAAGAATTACCTGAAACATTACTTTATCTTACAGATAATGAGTATAATTCAGGTAAATCACCAAAAGAAGCGGTTACTTTAGCCAATTCAATTGGATGGAGACCAAAGTTAATTTTTTGGGGTATTACCACAATGACTCATTCTATTAAGGAAGAGTTAAAATATACTCCGAATGGTTTATTCATCGGTGGTTTCAACGAAAGTTGTTTATCACAAATCTTGGATGGAATCTCAAAAGATTCAATAAATCCAGAAGATGAATTGTGGGCTATTTATAACGATATTCGTTATAGTGTAATTAAAGTAGGTGAATAACCTACTTTTTTTATGCCTTTATTTTAACCACAACCTCACCTTCATTATTAGTGGTTAGATAATATTCTTTTTTGTTTGTAAATCCATATTTTTTAGATATGTTTGATTCTATCCTTTTTTTGGTTGATGGTGTGTTAGCAAATGTAATATGTGGTTGAACATATTCATCTTTGAATTGTTCCATTTTATTTACCGTTTCTTTAATAATTCTCTTAATTAAATTTTTCATATAAATAAATATTTGGTTTTATGAAAACTATTATTTATATTTGTATTGTAATTAAAAAATAAAATATATGTATAATAACAAAACAGATTTTAACAAATTCGCAACATCGCATATGGGTATATCGTCTTTATACCTCGATGATCTTCAATCGTCAATGACACCTCACATCTTAGAAGAAAGACCGACAAGAGCAAATCTTATGTCAGTATTTGATAGATTGATGCAAGATAGGATTATTTGGGTTGCCGGTGCGGTTGATGAGGGTATGTCACAAGTTATTCAAGCGCAATTGATTTACTTGTCAAACTCAGACCCTAAGAAAGAAATTACGATGCACATTGACACTCCTGGTGGTTCAGTAAAGGCTGGATTATCAATCGTGGATGTAATGGATTATGTTAAACCTGACATTAGAACAATCAATACAGGTATGGCGGCATCAATGGGTTCAGTATTGTTAGGCGCTGGAACCAAAGGAAAAAGAATGTCTTTAAGATTTTCACAAACAATGCTACACCAATCTTCAGGTGGTGTGAGAGGAAATATTCAGGATGCTAGGATAACAATGATTGAATGGGAAAAAATAAATGATTTGTTATTTAATTTGTTAGGTGGGTATTGTGGTAAGGATGCTATCCAAGTAAAAGAAGATGCTTCTCGTGATTTATGGTTAAGTTCTGAAGAAGCGTTGGCTTATGGGATAATTGACGAAATAATCAAACCAAAAAAATAATTAAAAAAAAGTTTGACAATTAGAAAAAAAATATTATCTTTGTATTATAAATGGGATGTGAAAAATATTTTTCACATTTCCATAACAAAAACAAAAAAACAAACTATTTAATATAAAATGAAAACATTAATTAACATATCATTATCGTCATTGTATCTATTACAGTCGCTATGCCAAAGTTGTGTTTCGGTATTACCGTTACATCAGTATTGGTTAGTGCTAGGATTTAGTGCGGTGGGTATGTTAAGTTGATAAGACAATAATATACCTTATTAAACCCCCTAAATCCGTATAAATGAGATTTAGGGGGTTTTTTATTTTAGTTATTTGACATATTGTATTAGAAATATCAGGGTGTATATCAATTGGGAGATTACTCCATTTGGATTGGAGAGGTTGTAGGTTCGAGTCCTATCACCCTGACAAATATTCCCCTTTCGTCTAACGGCAGGACAGATGGTTTTGAGCTATCGAATCGAGGTTCGAATCCTTGAGGGGGAACCGGTTTGGGTTTTACACTTTTAAACTTACGAGATAAGGAAAAAGTGAAATTGGGATGATGCCGAGAGTGGTCAGACGGTCTGTAAAACCGAACTGCATAGTGTTTGAGTCACTTCCATCCCACAAAATAAACGTAAGTGTAGTGAACAATGGCTAACACGTTCGGTTCCAACCCGAAAGATGTGGGTTCGACCCCTACCACTTGCGCAAATAAGGAGAGGTGCTAGAGATGGATTATTGGGCTAGTCTTGAAAACTAGAGATCGTCAGTGATGGGGATCCGTGGGTTCGAATCCCACTCTCTCCTCCAAATATGGGTTTGTTGGTGTTAATTGGATGAGCATTTACGATTGTGGCTCGTAAGGTGAGGGGTTCGAATCCCCCATAAACCCCAAAAGTAAGGAATTAGGTTATTATACGTAGGCTCCGAGTGTAATAACTGAAATTTAGATCCTTATGAACTTCGGTCCGCAGGGAGAATTGACAGAGTGGTAATGTATCGGTTTGCTAATCCGTAGTCTATGTAAAAGTAGCGGGGGCTCGAATCCCTCATTCTCCGCCAAAAATAAATGCTTCTGTGGCGAAATTGGTAGCACGCGATGGACTTAAAATCCATTGGGAAATAACAGTACCGTGTCGGTTCGATTCCGACCAGAAGTACAAACATACCCCAATGTTGGAATGTAGACAACCTAGTTTTAGAAACTAGTGTGAAGTAATAGTAGCGTCTGGGTTCAAATCCCAGTTGGGGTACAAAATGGGAATGTGGTGTGAGTGGTTGAAACCGGGGGTCTGCAAAACCCCAAAAACGAAAGTTTTCACGTCAGTTCGAATCTGATCATTCCCTCAATTACATGACCCCATAGTTCAATGGATTAGAATACTTGAATACGGATCAGGAGATGAGAGTTCAAATCTTTCTGGGGTTACAAAAAGAAAACCATTTTTATATGGTTTTTTTTATGCCATTACATATTTATTACATATGATTATTATTGAAGGAAAATTAGAAGATTTATCTAAGAAATATATACCGAAGTTTAATAGGGATTCATTTACTGAAGGTTTAACCCCTGAATCTGTTATTGAGCATTTATATGTTTCAGATCCATCACCAACAAAGAAATACTTTGAGTGGATGATTAAAGAATGTTTGGGATTGATAGAACGTAATTATGTTATTAACAATGAAAAAATAGCTAAACTTGTAACGGATATCCAAGAATTTGATAGAAATATTGATAAACTTAGTCAGGATTTTTTAGATTATAATAAAGAAGAAATTGGTGAAATTGCGTATAAGTTTTTAAATGGTAAGGCTTTAAAAGATATTGGTACATATAATTACGATATTTTAAGAAAAATAATACCTTCATTGGTAGAATATAAGACAGAAAGTCAAAGAAGAAGATTGGCTAAAGAAGGTGCTAAAATTATATTTCAAGATGAAAAATATGATGTTTATGAAATAGATACTTATGACGCTTCTTGTTTTTATGGTCAAGGTTCTAAATGGTGTACAACTTATAAACAAAGTGATTCACATTTTAAATCATATGGTACTGGTAGGAATAAATTATTATATGTTATTAGTAAAACTAAGACAAAAGAAACTGATCCTCAATTTTATAAGATTGCTATAAATATAAGGTATGTTGATGAACAAATAACATTTTGGGATGCTCCTGATAATAGTTTTAATGGTTGGAAATATTTTAGGGAACAAGATCCAAATATTTTAACTTTTTTGATTTCTTATATTAAAGAAAAGAATCCTGAAGGATATCTTAAAATGATACCTGAAAACTATTTAATAACGATTAAACAAGAAGAAGAAGGTTTAAGTGATTTAAATATTATTTCGGTTTTAGATGTTGATAAATCTAGTGATTGGTTAAGTCATAAATATGGGTTAAATGGTGTGGATACTATTATTAAAAAATTGGATATATTACAAGGTAATGTCAGTAATTTTTTAGGTGATTATTTTACCAGTGATGAAAAAGAGTATTTAATCATAAAAAGAAGTGAGAAATTAGAACCAAGAGGTTTGTCGTGGAAAGATTTAGTTAAAAGTTATCACCAATTAGCAATTACTCTAGATAGCTATCAACCAAGTTGGTTTATTGATAATTTTTTAGGTGGGGATAAAAACAAAGCGTTAGAAATTGGGACAAAAGAACCGATAGTACTATATTGGTTGGCTAGAGGTAGTGTTAATATAAAGGATTTGGGTGATTTATATGGAGCTGAAAAACTTGTTAAATATATTACTAAAAGTAAAGTTAAAGTTATTTTTGGGTTAAGTGATATATTGGGTGGTTTATTTACAAATGAAACTCCAAAGAAAAGAAAGGAGTTATATGAAATTGCTTATAAGTATGATGGCAAAAAAAGGAATATTGAATTAGTCGATTATTTGTCTAGACGTATGGGTAAAGAGGGATTCATTGCGTCATTTAATAAAGGTGATGGATATGGAATTGAACCTGATTCATATGGAAGAGCATTTTTATATGTTAAAAATAATAACCCTGATTTAATAAGTAATGTATTTAACATTGAGGATATTAGTAAAATCTTCAAGTCAAACGAAAAAGCGTTTACTTATTTATTAAAAAATTATGATGAATTTACACGTAATTTAGATATTAGTGATTTAACTGAAATGTTTAGTGGTGATGTTCCTGATAGTATATATGGTAAATATATGAGTGATTGGGAAAAGAGGAATGTTGCGTCAATATATAGAATGAAAAATGGTTCTGAAAAACTATTTGATTTTGTTCTTAAAAAGTTTTCTTTTAAAAAGTTAGCCGATATCATCGGATATGATGGAGTATTTCAATTATTTTCTATTGTTAAGTTTAAAAAAGGTATAAACTATATGATTGAAAATAAGGTTGGCGATATCGCTATTGATGATATAAAAATAAAAGATGGTAAGGTGGTATTGGTTGTTAATGATAGAACGGATTATGCGTTTTTATTTGATGATGAAGATTTGGCTAAAACTATATTGGGTGAAGATATGGATTGGGAACCGTATAACGATACTATTTATAATTGGTATGATCAAGTATGGGATTGTATGGTACCAAAATCAATTGAACTGGTTAAGTCTTGGATTAAAAGTAATATAACAGATTATGAGAATGATGAAGGTGAAAAAATTGATTTAGGTGATACATATTTAAATGAAATAGATGATGATGATTTGGGTAAAATAATAGATGAGTACGATGAATTTAGGGATTTAAAAAATGAGATGAGTTGGGCTTATGATAATGGTTATAATTCTGTTGCTCAAAGTGATATTATTAGTAAAACACAAGATCAATTAGAAGAATATTTAGGTAGTTATATAGGGTATGAACCAGTTAAAAAGAATGGTCGTAGATATAATAAAGAAACAGGTAATTCTGAATCATACGAATATACAGCATATGAATACTTATATAATGTGGGTGATGGTTTATATGATATATTATATGATTATGCAACTACTAATTGGGGTCATTCGGTTGATTACAACACATATTTTAGCACTTTATTAAAGGATTCTGACCCTAAAAAGTTATATATTGATACTGAGGCTTATCCAGACGATAAAGAAATTTGTGAGTATTTTAATGATGATTTACCGGAAAGAATATGAAAGAACTAATAAGAAAAATATTAAGGGAAGAGGTTGGGATGAAATCCACCGATAAAGAATTTGATGAGATTAAGGATTCTTGGTTTTATAGATTAAGAAATTATACATTGGGAGATATTGTAGATAATTGGGATTCGTTAAAAAATAACGAAAATGATAACATACAAACAATAAAATATTTTGTTGAAAATCCTGATAAGATAACTGACTTAATTTATGATGAAAAAGGTTTGGAAGATGGATATCACAGATTGACCGCTGCTAAAATATTGGGGATACCAAAATTTAAATATATAAAGGGAGAAACCATAACTGAAAGTCGTGTTAAGAAGAGTGATAGGATTGATATTTATAGGGATGAGAACATAGTGGTTGTCGCCCCTTTAACCCACGAAGCATTACAAAAATACGCGAGTGAATGTGCTTGGTGTATAAATCGCGATAAATACGAATGGACACATTACCATCAAGGTAAGATTGCTGTTATAATACAAAGAAAACCTAAAAAAAATAAAATAGGTAAAACAGAACAAGAAACTTCGGAGGAGATTTATGACTTTACCCATAATGGGACGAGAAATCAAGAAGAAGATCATTATTTTGATGACCTAATTAGTAGTATGAGTAATTTTGATACCAACATTGTTTATTATAACCCCAGTGAAAGTATTATCTATGATAAAGGTGATAATTGTATGAGTGATTTTGGTTATTCTATCTATGATATTCCATATATAACTGAAGAAATTATAAAGAAAATAAAATCAACTTTAATGAATTAGAAGCCACGAAATTCCGTAATATCCACAGGAACACATAAGATTTTATTATAAAAAGTTTTATACCCACCACGAGTTTTTTCGGTTTCAGCTTCAATCCTATTAGGATCTACAACTTTATAATATTTAACATTTGTTTCACTATCCGCATACCCAACAAAATCACCCAATTCTATATCACATTTCTTTTCTTCCAATTGTTTTTTATAAACATAAAATGTAAGATTGCCATAATCCTCATAGAATAATGTACCATTAGGGTTATATGATTTTGGAGCATTATCCTCAATACTTACCAATACTTTCAGTTCAATTGGGGGTTTAAATCTTATTTCATCTTGAAGAGTTTCTCCGTAAATATCGTCATAATTTGTTTTTTGTCTGTCTATTTGATATAAGACAACTGTAAAGTTATTATCATCTTCTAGGTATTCGCGGCCCATTTCTATGTCAAGCGAAAAATCTACATCGTCATACCATTTTGATAATCTGGTAATAGGTATTTTTTTGTTATTTAATGGATTCATTTCTAATAAATATTTGTTTTTAATATTTTATTGTTTATAGTTATGATAATTAAAAAAATTATGAAATTTGAGATACCTAAAAAAATGTCTATGGTGGATGCCAAGAACATTAAAGATATTAAATTATACATTAGTGATTATATAAATACTAATGGTAGTGTGAAATTATTCATTGGTTGTGATTCAAAACAATCTGGGGATTTTACTACTTATGCGGTATCTGCTGTTCTATATAAAAAAGGATTGGGTGGGCATGTTGTGTATTCCATTGATAAAGTTCCAAGAATTAGGGATATGTTTACTAAATTATGGGGTGAAGTAGAAAGAACAAAAGAGTTTTTAGAATACTTAGGTGAAGATATGAAACCTTTTGTTGAGGAAGTTCATTTAGATTTTAATCCATCACCCACACATAAATCAAATATGGTGCATGATGCGGGTATTGGATTAATTAGTTCTATGGGTTATAAAGCAATTGCTAAATACGGTAGTTGGTGTGCCACACACGCGAGTGATAAAATATTAAAAAATGAGTAATAGATAAAATGGAAAATAAAGATTGGGTAGGGAATAAGAATAGTATTTTTAAAACATTAGGTGCGAGTAATCATACGGATAAAGAGCGTGAAAATGATGATTTTTATGCTACAGATCCTGATGCTGGTAAAATGTTATTAGATTTAGTTGAGTTAAATAAGAATATTTGGGAATGTGCTTGTGGTCAAGGACATCTAAGTGAAATATTTAAAAATGCTGAACATAATGTTAAATCAACAGATTTAGTTGATAGGGGTTATGGTGAAACAGGTATTGATTTTTTATCACAAACTGAATTATTTGATGGTGATATCGTAACAAATCCACCATATAAATACGCTAAGGAGTTTGTTGAGAAAGGATTGGAATTAGTGAATGATGGTAATAAAGTTATTATGTTTCTTAAATTACAATTTATGGAAGGTAAAGCCAGAAAAAAGTTATTTACTAAACACCCACCAAAAACAATTTACGTATCTTCAAGTAGAATAACCTGTGCTAAAAATGCTGATTTTGAAATGATGAAAGCGGGTGGTGGTTCTGCCGTAGCCTATGCTTGGTATGTATGGGAAAAGGGTTTTAATGGGGAAACTATCGTAAAATGGTTTAACTAATATTTGTTTATTTAAGTTTTAATTCATACATTTGTAAAATGGTTAAAGTATTAGCGAGATTTTTATTTTGGGGTATGTTGAAGAAACAAGGGATTACCGATTCTAATGTTGAGAATCAGGATAATACCTATTTCATATCAATTAATTCAACTGAAGGGAATGATATGGAGCCTTATTTTAAGGAAAAACATTCAAATGTATTGACATTATATTTTGATGATTGTAATGAATATAAAAAACATCCCATTATTGGTTGTTCTGGTGAGTTCTACGAGCAAATACCTATGAGTGAAGAACAAGCGTTAGAGGTGGTTAATTTCGTTGAAAAAATGAATGAAAACTCTAAAGTGTATGTTCATTGTACTGCTGGCGTATCAAGAAGTGGTGCTGTTGGTGCATTTATAAATGATTATTTTGGTATGAGTTGGGATAAGTTTAAGTTTGATAACCCACAAGTGATTCCAAATTCACATATATCATCATTGTTAAAGAAGGTGTATTATGGGAAATATCCTGACATATATAAATAAAAAAAGGGGTTTATTTAACCCCTTTTTTTATGATTAAAATTTCGTGTGATTCTTTAACTATTTTACCTTCATTTAATTCTAATCTATTTTTACCAATTCTTTTTTCACCATTAGACATAGAATAATTCCATTCAGGAAAATAGAAATCGAAATCTTTATAATATTCTCTTATGGTTTCACAATTATTATATGAAAGAACAAAATCTCCTTTATGTTCTAATAACATATCTCTTAGAAGTTGGTGGTTGAAACCTGAATGATGAACATCTATATTTTTCATCGGATACATACCTTTATGCATTTTATTATCACTATCTTTATCCAAGTAGTAAGGTGGGTCTAAATAAAGAAAATTTTCTTTATGTTTATCTAAAGTCACATCAAAAGTTTGATTATAAACAGATAAGTTTGGACAACTAAATAATCTTACATTGTTTATCATATCACCCCATTTTTTATCCGTTAAATAAACACTACTACCCCAACCAAGATAACCGGGCCCATATGAACAATTATGGTTGAAATAATAATAAGCTGCTAATGTAATATCATCTAAAGTAATAACATCATTTCTTTTATAGTAGTCGGTATTCCAATTTTTAAGCAATTCTTGTGTTTTATCACATTTAATGAGAATATCTTTTATTCTACTATATTCTTCATTGGTTGGATTTATTTCACTCATTTTTTGAGATAATTCATTTGGTTTAGATAATAAAACATTCCAAAAGTTAGTCAGAACATCAAATACATCATAACCAATAACTGTCTTATTTAAATTACCAGCCCAATGAACTTCTAATGAACCACCACCAATAAAGGGAGAAATAATTTTATCGTAATCAACTATGAATGGTGTAATATGTTTAATTGCCTTTGATTTACCGCCAGCGTATCTAATAATTGTTTTCATAATAAAAATATATGGTTTGATGATATAAAAACATAGATATAGGTAATATTTATTTTTAGTAATCTTATACTTATATATGGTGTATGAGTAAAATTAAAATGTTGGTTACAACGATAGATGGCGCTGGTGTGGGTGCTTAATATTTTTTATTTCATTTAATATAAAATCAATACCTTTTTCTTTGTAATCATACTCCCAAATCGTAATAACGGTAAATCCTTTACTCTCACCTAATATGGTTTTTTGTTTATCATATTCCCATAATTCTTTTGCCGTCATACCCTTTTTTTTGTTCATATAATCACTATTATATAATTTAGGGTTACAATGCCAGTAATCACCATTGAACTCAATTAGAATGTTTTTATTGGGTATATGGAAATCAAATAATTTACCTTCAATGTTGAAGTTTAATTTTATATCGTTATAATTTTTTTTAAGTAGAGATAGTATTTCATTTTGTGTTTTTGATGTTGGCGAGTATTTTAATTTACCTAATTTATGTCTATTAGACATAACTTTCTTCATTTTTTCTCTGGTTTTTTCTAAATTACCACTATCCCAAGACTTTTTAAGACCTTCAGAAACTTTTTTTCTATTTTCAGGTTTATTCATAGCGTTAGCGTCACCACAACCCTTATTTTTTCTTGATTTTGATATTTTTTTTATTGACTCTTCATTGTGTTTTTTACCCGCAAATGGATTACCTGAACCTGTTTGTGATATTACTGTACATTTATGACATTTTTTATTTTTCTTAGTAAAGGTTTTTATGTTTCGTATTAAATAATATTTGGCGTTTTTTTGATTACCATCTGTTGAATGTGTTATTTTATCACCACAAATAGGGCAATTTCTATTAGCGTAATACCTACCATTTTCATATTTTATATCTATATCCATTATATAATAAAATCTTCATTTATTTTATTGTTTTTTAATAAATCTCTATAAACTAAATGCTCAATATACTTAGATTTATTTTTATGTGATTCACCCATAATCTTATCTAATTCAGGATTTAAGGTTATACTTACTTTAACTTTCTTTTTTCCTTCTTCTATTTTATTTCTCATATTATATAAATACACAAAAAAAATAAAAAACAAGATTTTTATAGTATTTTTTCATTAATGTTTATTTTTCTTACTACATTAGTTATATATGGTGTATGAAAAATAACGAAATTACGGGAGAACAAAAATACAACCCTGGCAAGATCAAGATGTTGGTGACAACTATTGATGGTGCTGGGGTTGGTTGAATAAAGGTGCTTATAGAATGAGATGGCCTCACGTTCATCTACAAGAAATGTTTCAGGATGAAATACATATAGATATTATTGATATATCTGACTTTACAGATATTACAATATATAAAGATTATAATATTATATTCTGTCATAGAAGTTTAACTCCTGATATTGGAGCAACTCCTGAAATATATAAAAGATTAAAACAACAAAACCCTAATCAAATTATTATTGGTGATATTGACGATCATTGGTTGGTTGATCCATCACACGGATTATATCAAATCATCAAGTTCCAACAAATAGATAAAAAGATTGTTGAGAATTTAAAAATATTTGATTATGTGACAACAACCAATTTATATTTCGCTTCTAAGATAAGGCAATATAATAAGAATGTGGTAATATTCCCAAATGCTATTAATCCAAGAGATAGACAATTTATCCCTAATAGGGAAGAAAATGATAAGATTGGTATTGGTTATTTAGGTGGTTCATCACATTTAAAAGATTTACAATTATTGCATGGTGTGACGAATGTTCTATCAGGCGATAAGTCCGTTATGGATAAGATACAATTGGTTTTATGTGGTTTTGATTTAAGGGGGACAAAAACAACCATAAATGCTCAAACTGGGGAACAAATGCAAGAACCGATTAAACCTCACGAAACTGTTTGGTATGATTACGAAAAAATTGTAACGGATAATTATAATATTATTTCACCACAATATAAGAACTATTTAGATAGATTTACTCAAGGATCATTTGATGATAAGAATGAACCGTATAGAAGAAGATGGACATTACCAATCAACAAATATGCTACAAACTATAACTACTTTGATATATCATTGGCTCCATTAGTAGAAACTGAGTTTAATAGGGTTAAATCGTCATTGAAGGTAATGGAAGCAGGTTTCCATAAGAAAGCTTTAATTGCGTCACATATTGAACCATATTCAGAAGATATTATTGATGGTAAGAATGGGTTTTTAATTGAACAAAAAAGAAGTCATAAAGATTGGCATAAAACAATTAAGAAATTGGTTAATAACCCTGAACAAATAAAAGATATGGGTGAAGCGTTATATGAAACCGTAAAGGAAAAATATAACTTAGATTTTGTATCAAAAAATAGGATGGAATTTTATAGGTCAGTAATAAAATGAGGACTATAAATCAATACATTATTGAAAACAAACGGAAAGTTAAATTAAATTTAAGAACCGTTAATGTTAATGTTGGTGCTCGACCAATTAGAGCGATTTGGACACCTGAAATGGTTCAAGATATTTCTGCGTTTCATAATATAGATGCTGAGGCTGAATTATCTAGAATATTAAATGAAGAATTAAGTAGGAATATTGATTATCAAATTATTAGGAATTTTTTAAATAATGATTTACATTAATGAGAACAATAAAACAATATAATATACAACGAAGGTTAAGAAATAACCTAAATAAGTGGGATGTCGTATTAGGAAATAGAGGTGGGGTTGATACCGGTTTGGTATTTGCTCCATATATACCAGTTCAATTAGATCCGGTAATGTTAGACAATCAAATAGTTGGTGTTAGTAGTAGATATGCGTCCGTTCAGGTAAATCCGAATAATTATGGTGTTATTAATATACCGAATGTAAATGGAAGGATATTTGTATGAGAAGTTTAAAAAATTTAATAGGTAGGAAAAAACCTTTAATTGATTTAAGTTGGGATAGCGCCAATCTGACTATCGGTGATTTTTATCCTATAACTAATAATATTAGCAATAATATAATTACAAATGGTGGGATTGTGTTTAATAATTTACCTATTAGTCCAATAGGATTAACAGAGGGTAGTGTGTGGAGAGATGGTGAAGGTATTTTAAGAATTGTTTGATTTTATAGACATTTTTTACTACTATTAAGTAATGACAAAAACATTAGTGATAGATGGTAATTATCTATTAAAAAGGGGAACTAAAGGCGCTAAAAATATTATCTTTAATGAAGATAAGATAGGTGGGTTATATCAGTTCATCATTACAATAAAGATGATGATGAATAAGATATTCCCTGATAAGGTAATTGTATTTTGGGATGGACCCAATTCCAAAGATTATAGAAGAACATTTTACCCTGAATACAAAATACAACGAGAGGAGTTAAACAATAAGATTGATAAAGATTATCAGTTTAACATTCAAAAAATTAAATCCCAATATTATTGTGAAGAACTATATTTAAGACAATTTGAAGATGAAGGATCTGAGGCTGATGATAGTATTGCTTATTATTGTTTAAATACTCCAAATGAGTATAAGTATGTATATACAAATGACAGGGATATATTACAGACAATTAGTGAAAATACTGAAGTTTATTTAGCGGACAAAAGAGATTTTGTAAATAAAAAAAATTGGAGTAAGTATTTAGATTATCATTATAAAAATATATGTTTAGTAAAAGTTTTAACAGGTTGTAATTCGGATAACATAGCAGGTGTTTATGGTATGGGTGAAGCAACATTGTTTAAGTTATTTCCTGAGTTAGTAAAAGAAGAAAAAACATTAGAATGGGTATTTGAAAAAGCAAACCAATTATTACCTGAATCGAGAGGTAGGGATGCGTCAGTATTAAGAAATCTCATTAACGGAAAATCAAAACACGGAGTAATGGGTGAAAACCTATATATTACAAATCAAAAGATTATTGATTTAAGCCAACCTTTGCTAACTGATAACGTAAAAGAGAGGATTGATGATGAATTAATAAATGGTGTATTAAACCCTGAAGGTAGGGATTATAAGGTATTAATGAAACAAATGATTAATGATGGTATCTATTCATATATGCCGAAATCAGATTCTGGGTTTATTGATTTTTTTAAGCCATTTTATATTATTATGGAAAAGGAAAAGAAATTATATAAGAAAGCAATATTATGAGTAAAGAAAGAATTAATTTAAATTCGGAAGAACTAAGGGATTTATGGAATGGTGTGTATCATAAAGGTAATACATATGAATTAAACGGTGAGGTATATGAACAAGTGGAAAAAATAGACACATCTAAATATTCAGATGGACCATCTTGGGATTATATAATCCAAAGAAAAGATGATGGTAAGTATTTTAAATTTAATGTTTGGGATGCTGGGGAACATAATGGGTATATTTTTGAAGATGAATATTTGGAAGAAGTGGAACAATATAAGAAAATAATTAATGAATATAAGTAATGATAGTAAGATTTAAAAAATTAAGTGAAAGAGCGGTAAAGCCGCAGTATGCAAAACCTGGTGATGCTGGTATGGATATGGTAGCAACATCATTAGTTAAAAATGAAGTGTTTTATGAGTATGGAACAGACATTGCTGTTGAAATACCTGAAGGTTATGTTGGATTAGTTTTCCCAAGATCGTCAATTAGTAAGACAAAACAAATATTAGCAAATCACGTTGGTGTCGTAGATTCAGGTTATAGAGGTGAAATCAAGTTCAGATTTAAGAAATTGGATTGGGATAGTGGTGAAGTATATAACGTAGGTGATAAGGTTGGTCAATTAATAATTATACCATACCCAACTATTGAATTAGAAGAGGTAAGTGAATTAAGTGAAACTCATAGAGGTGATGGGGCATTTGGCTCGAGCGGAAAGTAAAACAAGTTTAACAATTAAATATAAATAAAAAATGAGTATCGGAAACGAAAAATTTAAAACACGATTTGAGTTCGTGTTAAAACTGAACAAAGACATTATTGTTCAAAGATTCTTCAACGTAAGAAAGTTTAATGAAAAAGCTGCAAGAAGTTTGTTTATGAAAGACACAACTAACGAAGTAGTAAATATCGTTAAAAAGGGTATTATGAAGAAGAGTGTAGATCACCTTTGGAATAATTATGACCCATATGGGTTTTATTATGACGATGATGGTGAAATCGTAATTAAGGATATACCAAAGTATAATCTTAACGATATTAAAGACAACTTTACATTTACTGTAAAGGTAGATGGAAGACCTGTATCGGAAACTATGTTTTCTGGATATGGATTATGTATCCCAGTTTTCTTTGAAAGTGGTCAAAGAATTAGATACATTGTAGATATTAAAGATTCTATTTCCACAATAATTTCAAGGCTACAAAACGCTTTACAATATACAGAAGAGGCTGAATAATATGGGTGATAAAGAAAATTTTGGGTATTTAGGTGATAGCTTTCAATCTAAAGTTCTGGCTCAGATTTTTACTGACAGAACTTTTGGAGAGAACTACATTAATATAATCGATCCAAAATATTTTGATAATCAATATTTTAGGGTTATCACTCAATATATTAAGGAGTATTATGTTAAGTATGATGCTATCCCTACAATGGATGCTATTGAAAATGTCATCAATTCAGAGGCATCGTCAGAAGTTACAAGAAGAGTTCTTGTTGATGAACTTGAGGGTATTAAATCGGCTGAATTAGCTGACAGTAGTTTTATTCAACACAAAGTAATTAATTTCTGTAAGCAACAAGAATTAAAGAAAGCCATTCAGAAGGTTCAAAAGATACTTGAAAAAGGAGATTTTGAGTCATATGATAAGTGTGAAGATATTATTAAAAAAGCAATCAACATATCGGAAGATAAAGATAATGGTGAAGATGCTTTGGATAATATAGAAAATGTATTAGATAATGATGAAAGAAAACCATTACCATTCGGTATCGGTGGATTTGATAGATCTACTGGTGGTGGATTAGGTTCAGGTGAAGTAAGTTTAGGTATTGCACCGTTAGGAACAGGTAAATCTACTTGTGCTACTAAGATAGCGAATACAAACTATAATTTAGGTAAGACAGTATTACATATTTTCTTTGAGGATAAAGTTAGGGATATTAAACGTAAGCATTACGCTTGTTGGACAGGTATTCCAATCAATGACTTAAAAGAGAATAAATCAGCGGTTATTGAGATAATTGAAGGTATTAAAGGTAAAGGTAAGCTTGTATTAAAGAAGTTCCCTTCATACGGAACAACTTTTGAGAAAATCCGTAATTGGGTTAAAAAACAAAGACAGAATAATATTATACCTGATATAATTGTTGTAGATTACTTAGATTGTATTCAATTGGCGGAAGAAAGTTGGACTGCTGAGGGTGTATTGGTAAGACAATTTGAAACACTCGCAGAAGAACTTAAAATACCTATTCACTTATTCACTCAAGGTGGTAGGCAATCAATCGGACAAGAAATTGTTACATCTGATATGGGTGGTGGTTCAATTAAGAAATCACAATTCGCTCACTTCTTATATTCTATTGGTAGAACGATGGAACAACAAGAAAGTGGTAGGGCTAATTTATCAATTTTAAAGAATAGATTTGGACCCGCTGGTGTTGTATTTGAAAATGCATTGTTTGATAACGGTTCAGTTCAAATTGATACTGATAATGTCACAGAAGAACTTACTTTTTTAGGTGTTGAAAACAAAAAAGAAGAAAAGAAAAGGAATAGAATTAACGACATTCTACAAAAAAAACAGAAAGAAAAAGTTACAGATGACGAAGAAGCTCTGTAAGGAAAAAAACATTTTCCCCCAATTATATATAACTACCTAATATTGATTTTATTAGGTTTTTAATAAAAAATAATTGGGGGATTTTTTATTTTACCTTGTATTTTTTCTAAAAAATAGCATATTTATAAAGACAATAAAATAATTAAAAAAAAGATAAAAAATGAGTAAAAATGGACTTCAATTGGCGAGTGATTTAAAATATTATTTAGATTATTCGAGATGGATTGACGATGAAAATAGAACTGAAACTTGGGAAGATTCAGTTAATAGGGTAATGAACATGCATAAAACAAAGTATGCTGAATTTTTAAGTAACCCAAGATTTGTAGAATTATTTGAAAGGGCTGAAAATGCTTATAAGGATAGATTAGTATTAGGCTCTCAAAGAGCGTTACAATTTGGTGGTGATCCAATTATGAAACACAATGCGAGGTTATATAATTGTACAGCAACTTATGTAGATAGAGTTAGAAGTTTTCAAGAAATAATGTATTTGTTATTATGTGGTTGTGGTGTTGGATTTTCGGTTCAATATAAACACATTGGTAAATTACCTAATTTAGCAAAAAGAAATAAAGGAACAAAAACATTTGTAGTTCCAGATTCAATTGAAGGGTGGAGTGATGCTTTTGGTATTTTAATATCTTCATATATTGAAGAAGGAAATGAAACGCCATTCCCTGAGTATCAAGGATACGAAATTAGATTTGATTTAAGTTTAATTAGACCTGAAGGTGCTATGATTAGTGGTGGATTTAAGGCTCCTGGACCTGAAGGATTAAGAAAATCATTATTAAAATGTGAAGAATTAATTGAAAGAAACTTAAATCAAGGGGTTAATTTGATGAAACCTATTATGGCTTATGACTTCATTATGTATATGGCGGATGCTGTATTATCTGGTGGTGTAAGAAGAAGTGCTACGATTTGTTTATTCTCACCGGAAGATGATGAAATGATGAATGCTAAAGTTGGTAATTGGTATTATGAAAACGCACAAAGAGCTAGATCTAACAACTCAGCAGTAATCAACAGAAACACTACAACAAAAGAACAATTCAATAAGATTTTTACATCAATTAAAGATTTTGGTGAGCCAGGTTTCTATTTTGTGGATGATGAAGATCAAGTAACTAACCCTTGTGTTGAGATTGGTTTATACCCACAAATTGAAGGTTTAAGCGGATTTCAAGGATGTAATTTAACTGAAGGTAATGGTGGTATGTGCACAACAGAAGAAAAGTTTTATGAGGCTTGTGAATCTTTATCAATCTTAGGGACATTACAAGCTGGTTATGCTGATTTCCCATACTTAGGTGAAGTAACAGAATCAATTTTCAGAAGGGAAGCTTTGTTAGGATGTTCATTTACAGGTTGGATGGCTAATCCACACATTATGATGAATCCTGAAATTCAAAGAAAAGGTGCTGAAATAGTTAAAAAGATAAACCAAGAGTTAGCTGAAATTATCGGTATTAATCCAGCGTCAAGAACGACTTGTGTTAAACCATCAGGAAATGCTTCGGTATTATTAAAATCACCTTCAGGTTGTCACGGAGATCATGCACCAAGATACTTTAGGGTAATGCAAATCAATAAACAATCAGGTATCGGTAAATACTTAAATGAAGAACATTCGTATTTGATTGAAGAATCTGTATGGAGTGCTAATAAAACGGATTATGTAGCATACATTCCAGTAATCGCTAATAAGAACGCTAAGTTCAAGAAAGATTTGGTTGGTATGAATCAATTAGAAGTGGTTAGAACAATCCAAAACAATTGGGTTGAGTATGGAACAAATCACGAAAGAAATGTTCAACCATATTTAAGACATTCAGTTTCTAATACGGTTGAATTAGATTATTCGGATTATGATGTGGTAGAGGATTATTTATTTAACAATAGATTTGATTTCGCGGCTGTATCATTCTTACCTTTAACAGGTGATAAAGATTTCAACCAAGCACCATTTACATCGGTATTATCAGGTGAAGATTTATATGATAAGTATGATGACGCAGCTTTCTTCGCTTCAGGTTTAATTGTTGATGGATTACACGCTTTTGATGGTAACTTATGGGAGGCTTGTGATTATGTAAACAAAAGGGACTTGAAATTACAAGGGACTAGGGTTGAGGCTTTAATTAAGAAAGATTGGATTAGAAGAGCTAAACAATTCGCTAAGAGATTCTTCAAGGGCGATATTAAAGAAATGGTATTATGTATTAAAGATTTACATTTATATCATAAATGGGTTAGAATTAATCGTGAATTAAAACAAAGAGATTTTGATTTTAATGAAGCAATTAAGCAACCTGAATATGTTAATATGGATACTATGGGAGCTGTATCTTGTAGTGGTCCTAATGGATGTGAAATACCGGCAGACATAATGGAGGCTATGAAATCTTCAATAACTTCTTAATATATTAAAAGGTGGGGAAACCCACCTTTTTTATTGCATTAACCTAATACATTCTGGTCCAATACCTCTTTCAATTGATTCAGGTGTTGTGAGTTTTCTACCACACCTACCACAACTTCCTTCGTGAAGGACTTGAACAATTGAAGGTATTTTATTAATATTATTAATAAACCAATTAAAAACTTTGAATGATGTTGCTTCACTACTAATTCTTGATTTTTTACTTGAATTAAAAACACCTTTTTTGATATACCCAATAAATGAATAATTACTTGTGTTGTCTGAACCAGTTAAAACTGATACAAAATAAATATCATTATCCTTGGCTTTACGAACTCTATAAGTAAAACGATTACCTGTGTTGGTATTAGTTATCGTGAAAATAGCTTTCCCTGCAAAAATGAAGGTTTTTATGTCGTTGTTTTCTAATTGGTTAATCATACACAAATATAATACCTTTATTTGGAACTACCAAATTTATTTTTAAAATATTGATTTTCAGGTTTATTAAAAATAGATTTGTTTTTTTTATATTGTTTTCTTATTATTAAAAATATGGATATACTTTCTTTACAAATCGACTCAAAATACAAAAAATGGTTAAAAAATCTTTATGATGGTAGTGGCTTACACCCTTCATTCGTTTTTATGTGTAATAAACATAAACGATTGAGTGATAATATACCTATTGAATATCGTGATATTTTTAACTTTAAATCCGTAGATGATTTCATATCATATGTGGATAGTTTAGAATCTGAAACAGAAAAAGAAGAAACTATTAAAAATAGTGGATCTACAACAATTTATGAAAATGAAGATTTTTTAGTGAAAAGAATTCATAATTTGGATGCTATGAAATTATATGGTAAGGGAAGTAAATGGTGTATTGCTTCTGACGATATTAATATTTGGGATAAATATGAGAAGTATGGTGATATTTTCTTCTTGGTGTTTTCTAAAAAATTACCATACACAAGCCAATTTAATAAGTTTGTCGTTCAATTAAACAATCAAAAATATTTAACGATTTGGGATAGAACGGATTGTGCTTATGGGTCCAACATATTTGATTTAATTAATTTAGATGGTGAGATATTCCGAAATCATTATAATTTAGAGATAGTGTCAAAACTAATACATTATATTTCAGATATTAATGTGTTAGATGTATTAGTTAATAATAACGCAATAATAGCGGGTGGTGCTCTAACATCTATTATATTGAATGAAAGAATAAATGATTTTGATATATGGTTTTCAAATGAAAACGACTACAAACAAGCTATTATTAATATGAATGTTTTATATATGACAAAGAAAAACCAATCTAATGATAATGTTTTTGAGTATATTAGTCATAGTAAATATACGACTACCAACGCTATAACATATACTATTGATAATAAAAAATATCAATTCATTAGTCCATCCAGATATACTTTTGGTAATGTTGATACAATAATCAATCAATTTGATTTCACTTGTGTTATGTGTGGTGTGGATGTAAAAAATAAAAAATTAATACATAATGATAAGTTTTTTAGTGATGCTAAATCTAAAAAATTAATCATAAATAAAGGGTTAAAATCACCAGCTTCTTTATTGGATAGGATTGTTAAATACACCAAAAAAGGATATAGGGTTTCTAAAGAATCACAAAGAGATGCTCTAAGATTATTATCTAAAGTGACTGAACAGGAAATAAATGACGTGACACTAACAATGTATTAATTATTTCAATCTAACTATAATGTCAATAGAAGGGTTTAATATTTGTAAGATTTGATTATCATCTGCAAGTATTACCTCTTCTGTTATTTGTATTTCACCATCAGAAGCCACAGTTTGAACCGATGTATTTTGTGAGTAAATACCACCCACTTTATTATATACTTTAAGTGATGTTAAGTTTAATACCCCTGGCGTATTCATAATGGCGTTTTTAACTGTCCCTAAAAAAACATCATCACCCAAAGCAAGTTTAGATTTATCAAAAATATTGGCGATATTTGTTACAATCGCTGATGATAAATCGGTTGGTGAGTATTGTTTATTGTACTGAACATCTAATACAAAACTAAGATTAACTACCTGAGCTGGTTGAACAACCACATAGTCATTTATCATTCTATATTGTGATAAGTAAGTCGATATGTTATTCGCTATATTAGAGTTAATATCACTTGTTAAATTACCATTTACGTCAGTAGTAAGGATATTTACATTTATCTTATTACCTGTTTTAGTAACACTAACCTTAGAAGGCGCTCCAAACTTACCAGGCATCTTAAATATTTGTGATTCGTAATCTTCAAGGGTAACACACCTTTCTTGTGATGCGAAATTAAAACCAATATAATTCCTCGCTTCTTCTATTGTAGGTTGATTTGCTCCACCTAATGAAGAAGTAACATTCGTCGCTCTTAATGAATTAGAAACTGCTGTATTGATAGTTGAATTAGGTCCATTAACAACGAAATTAGATGATGTAATCCTTGTAAGTGTGTTAGGGTTAAGAATTGATTGTTGTCCCCCACCAACTCTATATTTAACAAATATTGTTGTATTTGCTTTTGGCGCTAAACCTAAAACAGGGTTATTAGTAATCTCGTTATAATCAATATTAAATTCGTTTAATGTAAATTGTGTGATTGCATCGTTATCGGTTTCAGATCCACCAAAAGTAATAACCATAAAGTTTTCTGGTGTATATTCCGTAATAAACTTTTTATTTATTTTAGTCCATTTACCTTGTCTGATTCCATCTACAACAGGTAGGTTAGGATCTTCAATATAAACGCTTTGTTGAGCTAAAGCATCTACTTCAAACCATCTTTGATTATCGTCAAAAAATACTGAATCTTCAGGGATTGTGGTAATTGCTGTTCCATCTTGAACTACTATTGAACTAATAGAAAGAACATTTCTTTCAGGTAGAATAATTTGATAGAATGGTTTAACATTATTTGTATTTACGATTTGTCTAAGTGTTCTTGTTTCACCATTTACAACAACCTCTGTTTTAATTATTTGATATGAAACAACTTTATTGTTTGCATCAAATATTGGTAATTTTAACCTATTTTGAAAACCATTTGAGTTAATCGTTGAAGAAAAATCAATATCAGTTAAAGTTTCAAATACCTGACCACCGCCACTAATTTTAGTCCCTGCTTTAAGGATACCTAAATAATTTACATCTTCTTTATCACCATCAACAGGAACATTTATACTGAATTGACATACAGCAACTGAAGGTCTATTTCCTGGTATTTTTAAACCATAGGTTCTGGCAATATTATAGATTGAATTAGTTTGTTGTGCGAATTGAAGATAAGTTTCTTGGATACTTCTATCAATGTGGAAGTTTAAGTTATCGGCAACAGCTGCGTTGATATCTACTAATACTGAGAATAAACCAGCATCACCAAAGTTGGTAATTAAATCAGGGTAATAAGTTTGAACATAACCAATAAGTTCATTTCTTAAACCTGTGAATTCACGTTCTGCGTATGATATTTTTCTTTCTGCCATTATATTGTAATATTAATTGTATCTTGCTTTCCAAATATTGAGCCATTGTTTATGTATTTAATTTGAAGATTGGCTTTTCTTTCGTTATTTGGGTCTATGTTTATTATTATATCAGTTATTTGTAATTGTGGGAAGTATTTTGTAACCGCAGTTTTTACTTCTTCTTTCATTGCATCATAGGTGGTATTATCATTCGGATTAAAGATAAAGTTTCTAAGATTTGTTCCAAAATCAGGTAAATAATATCTTTCACCTTTATTAGTTAATAATAAATGCGTCAATGATGAACGTATTTCATCATTAGTTGTTGTTGTTTGTTTAACAAATTCAGTATCACTCTCTGTGAATGGAAAAAATATACCAATACTAGCCATATTTAAATAAATATATTACTTTAGAATTTTTGAAAATCATTTATTTATTATATAAATGAATAAATATAGAATTAAAACTAAAATACTTCCTGAGCAAAATCAATACTTAAAAGTAAATCTTGAACAAGATTTTGATGTGCTCGATATTTTAACTTTAAGCGTTTATGGAACGGATGCGTATCCTAACCCTTGTGGGGATTGGGGTGTTATTATGGGTAGAATTGTTGATAGTAATAGTTTCCCAATGGAAAATGTTAAAGTTGGTTATGTGATACCATTAGATGATAATGATAAAAATGATATAACTATTAGTTCCATATATAATGACATTATGGGTAATAAATATCCTTTATTACCGAAATATAAGGTAAATAAAAATCATTATCCTGTTGGTGGATTTCCGAGCGAAGATGAGGTAATGGCTAATTCAGCTTTGGAATATGTTTATAAAAAATATTTTAAATTCGTAACCTCAACCAATCAAAATGGTGATTACACTATTTTAGGTATTCCATTAGGTAAGGGTAGTTTAGTGATGAATTTTGATAGTACCGATGCTGGTTCATTAAGCACAACACCGGTTCAACAATTAGCGACAGGTAATAAAGATAAGAAAAACTTTAAAAAGGATCAAAGATTAAATGGTTCTCCGATAAGTGCTAATAGTGGTGATCCTGTCACAGGTAATACTAGCGGTGCGTCAGTTTCTTTGGGTAATATAACACAAATAGGTGAAGGTGGGACTGTGGTAAATGTTATAACCGGAGCAACCGCAACTGCTGTGGGTGGTGGGACAAACTCGAAAAATCAGGCTGGGGATACTATATCGGTAATACAAAAACAAATTCCTAATGATGGTAGTGGTGTTGATAATACAGCGGGCGTTTTAATATCAAGATCAACAGACATTCAAATTAAATCATTTTTTGGTGATTTTGATATATGTGAAATAGGTATAAATAGGTATGATTATAAATTAGATTATAGATACCAACCTTGTAATTATATTATTGGTTCATTTTATGCTGATTTTGCGGTGTTTAATTCTGCAACGCCGACATATACAATAAATAATATGGCTTTGGCCACATCTAAACAAAATATGGGTGGTAAAGTAGCATTTTTATTGGATGGAACAGATGAAATTGATCCTGATGTTTCGGCTGATGTCGCACCTGATGGAACATTTTATGCTGCGATACCTTGTAAATGGGATAGGTATAATATCGATGAAGAAGGTAATTGGTATAAGACAAATGATGATTTTACTAAGAATCCAACAGGTATTTTTACGAGAACACCTTATTGTTTAATGATATACATTAATAATAATGTTAGTGTAAATTTAAATGATAGTAAAACTTATTCAAGGGCTTCAAGTATAGGTTTTAACTTAAATAATAGTGCTGATTTTGTAGAACAAATAGGTTATGACGGCTCAACTGGTATAACGACAGTTAATAGATTTAATATTAACTATAACGCTCAATACTATCCGGCATCACCATTCCCAAATGGGTTTTATAACCCAATAAATACTAATTATTATCCATATCCAAAAGAAGATGTTGGAACAAAGTATAGAAATGGTGCTGAGTTAAATTGGGATTATACTAATAGGAGAAGTAATATTTATACAATAGCAAGTCAATGGACAAAGTATGGTTATTATTCAGCATTAAATGTTGAAAATAATGGATTAAGTGGAACATATAGTGATATATTAACAAAGGGTAGATATGCTCCAATGCCAAATTGTTATTCAACAAAACCATTATCAGGTAATACACAACTTATCACTACTTTAACGACTAAAGGTTTGGCTTTACCTGGTGAGCAATTACCATTAGATGACACTAATTTAAACAATAGTAATTGGTATCCGTATAATACAGATACAGGTTTATATCCTGATGGAACAATAGGTAATACTAGTAATCCACCACCCCCTGTAACCAACCCACCAACCCCAAGTGACAATTTACCTGATTTTAATTTTACAAATTTTAATCCGGATGTTGGTATTTGGTCAAATGATGGTGGTAACACAAATAGTGTGTTTGAAGTTAAAAGTGCTGGTAATTATAACATAAAAGGTAGTTTTAGGATGATTGGTGATGTACAGGTTAAATATAGGGGTAATGATCCACCCTATACTTATGATGATCTTTGGTATTCTTATGCGATTAAGAAATATTCTAATGGTAATAATATAAATTTATTAGTGGGTAGGCAAAATGCCGCTAATAATTCAGGAATACAATATGGATTATTTAAAGATTTTAGTTTTAATGAAAATTATTACTTACAAGAAGGTGATTTAATATATTTTCAGTTTTACTCTGAACAACTCACGGAACGTAGAAATATGCGTTTAGAAAATGTTAATATTAATTTCTTTAAAAGACCTACTGGTAATATATTCCCTTTAATTATTGGTAATATGTATTTACCAACATTTGAGGCTACTAAATACGATACTGTGTATTATCCAATCGGAGCTGGAAAAGATATTTTTGACACGAATAGTGGTGGATTTAACGCACCTAAATTAACCGAAATGGATTTAATGCTTTATCCAATAACAGATGAAATGTTTAACATTGTTGAACATACACAAATAAATAACCCATATGAAAATGAAACAATAAATTATTATTTCTTTTGTAATCAATATTGGAAATTAAGAGATTTTATATATAACGAAATAAACTAAAATGGAAAATAAGAAAATATTATTACCGAATAAAAAATACATTGGAAGTCCTGATAAAGATATCCAAATTAA